CTCAGAATCGCAAGACTGGTGCCTAAAAAAGCAAGTTGTTTACTGTAAAATAAGACATGATGGGGAAATTTAATACGAAAGACGCCAATTTCTTGTGGTGTCAAATTGGTAGGATTGATGGGGTGATAGAAACTCTGAACCGCACCGGAGGAGAGATGCCGGAGATTATAGCCGGAGTGCTAAAAAGAATAAGAGATGATATAGATAAGTTTGTAGACAATAAAACGAAAGATTATGAGAATATATAGGAATGATATTATAAAGGCGTCAGCGATAAGCACAGGCAACGACAGAGGTTTGTTGTTGTGTTCAATAACAGATTCAGGCTTTACGTCTATAGCGAGCGTGATATCGGCCGTTAAAGACAAGTTACCAAACAAAGATCACAAGAAGATGGTTTTTGAAATTTTGAATGATACGAAAAAAGAGTACGGAAGATATAATAATTGCGGAACAAAAGTATTGTAATAAAGAGCAGAAAACAATATGTTTATGTAATGTTAGTTTTTTCATTTTTATTGAAAGGAGCGCCGGCCTGTGAAGGTATGTGCTCCTTTGTATTTGTATAATACATAAAACAATAATAATATGACAGATAATAACATAGATGTGAATATCGTACCTGTAAGGAATGGTGCGAAACGTGTTGTGGTATCATATTACCATTATTCACGCAAGGACAAAAATCACATGAGTTCCCAAACGGATTACGTGTGGGAAACAAAGAATGAAGAAATGTTTAAATACTTTGAGGCCAGGAGGACAAAAGTATTTTATAGTCAGATTCGTGCCATGTGTAGATTCTATGGTAAGAAAAATGTACGTAAATACAAAAAGCTATGATATTAAAAACGACAACCAACGAATTTTGTTTCATTAACGTAAGTTTCTATGAAACAGTAGCAGACCCGCGTCATTTCTTTTCACAGGAATATGATGAGATGCCGGAATATGAAGAAGAATCAGATTTTGATTTTGATTCTTATTGTAATGCATTCATACCTTATGTACAAGAATGGGCAGACGAGGTTAAAGAACGTCTTTATGAATATGGCGTAAAAGATATAAAGGTAACATCAGTCGGACGGCCAAGAGAGTATAACTATGGTACTGATTGGATGGAGGTAGAGGTGGAGTTCTGTGATGGGTGGCGACATATGATGTTATCCAACATTGGTAAGATAATCGATGATGATAGATGTAGAAAATATGCTGAGGTAAATTATAAATCAATTCAGGGCTACATATTTTTCGGGCCCGAAAATCTAAAGGAGTTTGAGAAAGAAATAATAGAAAAGAATCCAAATTCAGGATATGATCCGGCAGTGCTATTAAATATGTATCTAACTTTGGCTTTTGTGAAAGAATTTGGATTCGTAGCTGAAGATGCGTGGTACGATGTAGTAACGGAAGCCTTCCATTATCTACAATATCATAATTTCGCAACAACAGAAATGTTTATACCGGAAGGTTCGGAGTATTTATTCAATGATGTGCATACAGCAGAAGCCGACGAATTATATCATCATGTTTTGGATAAATACGGATGGGCGTGGCGTGATCCGAAATATAAGTCAAAAACAGAATTATGCGCAATGTTAAAGTGGGCAAAAGAAAAAGGCTTGACCATTGAAGAGTTAAGTATTTAATTGTTAAACATAAGGCAGTATTGGTGCATGAGTATAGGTGCTGCCGTTAAATTATTTTATAATATGAAAAAAGAAGAGATTCAAACTATTTTATACACAATCAAAGAAGGAGACAGTATTAAGATCAAAGTACAAGACAAAAGTGAAGAAATAAGACTGCGGGATCATGTAAGAAGAACGCAGAAATACGGATACAGGTTTTGTTTGTCTCATTTACATGATGGAATTTTCTATCTGGAGAAGTTGGAAGAGGGAGATAAAGATAAATACTATAGAGTAATAAACAGAGGAAATGGAAAGACCGGAGTATAATAAGCTACGTAAAATGGCTAAGACTACTCCAGGTCTGATAGTGGACGAGGCGCAAAACATGATGCGTGTATCGCTATACGATAATGGGGAACTTAAGAAGGTGGTAGTAGTAATGAAATGTGATTCTTTTTTACAGTCAAAAAGTAACATAGAAAAGATAATGTTATTATCATCTTCTATAGAAGATAGAAAAAACAAAGAAAAAAATAAAACAAAATCAGAAAATGAACAGAATAACAAAAATAAGAGAAGAAATAGGAGGAAAACAGGTTGATTTGACCTTTTACGGGCGCTTTTGCAGCCTTATCGAAGGTGATAGGAAGATAATACTAAGGGCAATAAAAAACGGTCGTAAAAAAGGCGTAATCGGGGCCATTCAGCCTGGGAGACATGACAGAATTTGGACCACATGGTCTATTGCTTTTGATGATCTGAGGGTAGGGGATACGGTAGAGTTCAGTACATCTGGAAAATACAATCCCGGATTTCATGCTACGGAAAAGTATGTAGGGTGTGTAGAATGGATAAAAGGGTCGGAATGTGCGATAAAAACCGGTAAGGGAATAGCAGTAGTATTAATTAAACACATAGAAAGGGTGGTAAAATGATGGGGTTGAGAGAATTTGTAGAACTTTTTGACAAGAATGAAGTAAAGAATTTGTTTAATGCATTGTCTTCATGTATAGAATACGTAAGGATAGATTTGCATGTATTTAATATAGGTGCCTATGTTACGTGCCTGTACAGTAATGATCTTGAATCGCTTTCACAGACAGAAGGTTGTAATGTGAATATGATAATAGAGGTACCACACTTATTCGAAGCATTCATGGAATACGCTTCACCGGAAATAAAGTTGTATTACGAAAAACTAACAGAGATAGTATAATATGAAAGAAGAAGTAGAACGGATAAAGAAGTTGGTAGGCGTAGATCATAACAGATGGGAGCAACCTTGTACATGTGATAAATGCAAGAACATGTGTGAGGTTCCTTGTATTGGTACGCCAAAAGACATAGAAGCTATCATAGATGCCGGATACGCTGACAGGCTAAAAGAAACAATGTGGATGGTAGGGTATCTTGCAGTGAAAGAAAAACCAATAGCGATGATCCAGCCGACAGTGAAAGATGGGTGGTGCGCATTCCGCCGGCCGGACGGTCTCTGCGAGCTGCATGACCGTGGACTAAAGCCGACCGAAGGGGTTCTGGCTTCTTGTAAGGTGGTTGAAGAAGACAATGTTCCAACATACGAAACATCCGTATTTAGAGCAGTAGCTCATGAGTGGGTTAAAGTGGAGAACTTTGGAGATGTAATGAGGGTCGTTTTTAAATTTTTGCATGAAAATGAACGTAGAAAATGAATTAGATAAAGTAGTTAAGATCCTAAAAGAAAAAGGATTTGTGGTATATAGAAAGGGAGGAAAGGAACCGGGTGTATTTTACGCCAAAGAAGGTGATAAACGAATAGGATTCGTTTATCCCAACAACGGATATATATACGACAGGATAAAAATGTGGTCTTTTTCAAGGGTGTATAAACCACATAAGAAAACCGGGTCTTCGTGCTTAATGTGTGTCAGCGACGAATTTACTATAGAGAGTGCGATTAAGAGCATAGAGGATAGACTGTGGGTAAATTATATAAAAGACGATAACAGAGAACGACCAGAAGAATATAAAAATATAAGAGAATTTGTTGGTAGCTTCACTAAATTCTACAGCTCTGTAGAATTAGTTGAGGTTAAGTAGTTTTCCATGTAAGTTAGTTGCCGGCACTGGTCTGTGAAGATAGGTGTCGTTTTTTTTTAAGAAAGGAGGATAAAGATGGAGAAAAGAGACAAGGAAATGCCTTACGAGGTAGTCATACAGGAAAGAAAAAGAGTGGATTTATACGGTAATGTAGTATATTATATCTATTGGTTTGATAAATATGGGAACGATATTACAAACGAATGGAAATTCTGGAGCAAGGGTCCGAAAAAGGAATACGATAGAGTTAATCGTTATCTAACGGATAGTTGGTTGAAGGAATACTGTGGGAATAACAATTTAAAGATAAGTAGAATAAAGGAATGAAAACGATAAAAGTAGATAAAGTGATATTATATTACATGGATCGGGTAGACCCTGACGGGAACTTATACCGGTTCTATATATATAAAGGAATGGCATCTGAAATAGAATACTTTTGCACGAAAGAGGCAGGTAATATGACCATACCAATCGGAGAAGGAAAGTATGTCAAGATCGTACCAAAAGAAATAGAGAGAATACCGGTAAGGGGATATAGGAAGCTTACTGGAATATGGAATCGTGAAACATGTAACGGGAAGGGATGGTATAGGCTTTTTAATTATTTCAAATACAAGCCGACCCTATGTTATTTTAAAAAAGCTGGACATGATGAAAATGGGAACACAAGATACGAAATATCATTATTTAATAGCATTATAAATGTGACAAGATATTTTAATCTGTGGAGAATGAAGCCAGGAAAGCATGCTATGATAACAAACGAGTGTGGCGCCTTGGATATTATAAAAGAAAAATTTGACAACATAAATATAGTGGAATATGGATCTGAATGAATTGTACAAAGAAATAGAAAAAGCAGAGATTGATCTGAATGCAAAAAGATTAAAGTACATCAAAGAGGCATTAGTGGAGAACGGTGGAAGTATAAAGCTAAAATTTAAAAAATGGGGAGAAGATAATAATGCGTTTGACTTTGATGATCAGTTTCCGGTGATAATAGAAATTGCTGGGATTCCTATGTTTTTAACGGAGGTGTATGTCAAAAAAAACGGTTTTCGTATGGTTCTGCTGGATTATGATGATATGACTTTAGGTGATTTTGATAATACAGGGGAAAATGAACAGGTTGCTTATTTTATTAACTATTGTTTAAATCAAGACAAAGATGGGAAAGAGTAGAAAGGATTATGAAAAGTATCTTAACTCCATATCTCCAGATAGAGACGATGAGGCATGGATCATTGGAGGAAAGAACAGGTATTGCGGTAGAGAGAATTATGGCACTATGATCAAAAGGTATGATCCTATTGGTTTTAATGTAGGATACAGGGAGTGGGTAGAACAGCCAGAGTAAGGCGGCGCCTGCCCTGCCATGAGGTCGGCCTGGCTGTCTGTGGCCAGGACCGTACATTAGTCAGATAGTGAACGACGAAAACAATACAAATGTTTGTTAATTATGAGAGTAGAAGATTTAACGAAGTTTGAAGGAGAATGTCCTAACATAGTCGTATTTGGTACATATATGGATATTAGGGTTCCATTAACGAAGAAATGGAAGAAAATTATTAACGAGAGAGGAGATAAGCCAAACACGTATCATAACTGTTTGATTAGTTATATCTCAGAGCAGATCGCGTTGTCCGGATTCAACATGAAAAGCATCGGGAACCTGTTAATAAAGGGAATCGTTTTCAATCAAAACGATTACTATAAGTATAACGACGTAGGAGGATTCCCGGCAACTATCAACGATTTGGGATATTGGGATAAAAACAGGGTAGAGCCAAATGAAGATTTTCACACTGTTAGGCTGTTTAATACAGTAAGTGTATATGGATTGATGTTTGGGCCCATAAAACAAAATAATTTCATTACGCTGGAAAACGATATAATGCAGATTAATATTGGCAGCATAACTTACATCTAAAGAGATAAATCATGAAGCTATTATACTTAGTAGAGTCAGGAAAATCGAAGTTTCTTGTCTTCGACGAAATGCCTGATAAAATTAGCACAAAGTACGGAGATGATACCATTATTGGAAGGATAGGAGGTATATTCTATGATTTCCTTGCAAAGAGAAATGAGAGAAGAGAAGCTTTCGGAGGTAGAAAGTTCGATATCGTACTTGACAACGGAGAGATAGAGAAGTGTGAAGGGCAATGGTGGGATGCGGTGACAGACAGAGCAAGAGAAGAATTGGAAAAAGAGGGAAATCCACTTTCCAAAATGGTGTTGATCGGTGTTTCTTCAGTAGATAGATTATCGGATTGCTATGTGTATTATGGGTTATGGGCATCCGAAAGTAAGATTGAAGAAATGATAGCTGACTACAAAGGTCGTATATATGAGTATTACGAATTTAAGGAAGAGGTTATTAATAAGATAAATGAGACCCGTAGAAAATCATATATTCAATCTTGGAAAGAACAGATAATACGATCTGGGATGAGGCAGAAAGGGAAAGACGTGTTTGAATCACCAGATGGACTGTATCTCAAGATAGTATATGAGAACAAAGCGTTTGTGTCATATAGACCTATAAAAGAAACCCAGGATTTACCTATAGATGCAAAGTACATACCGCTTCTTACAAGGATATTTGGAGAGAACATACTTGCGGAGATAGGAGGAGATAAGATATTTATAACTACTGGAAAATATGCTGTGAATTTTTGGTGCTGGAAAAAGTAAGCATAATGTAAAAAGAAGATTAAAATAATAGCTTATGACATTTCAAGAATTTATGCAGGAGAGCGGCTATGACCTGATAACTACCTTTTGGGAAGATTTCAGCATAGCTGACAAGTATGGTATAGCAGGTGTCAAAGATACCTACAAACGTGCATTCAGTGAATGGAAAGATGATTATAAGTTTTTCACGGAATTAACGCTCGTATTGAATCATAAAATCTGGCAACATTATGAAAGCAATCATGAACTGGCTGCATTGTATGACCGGTTGTGGCGAGAAGCTGACGAGTACGCTATGAACAACTTTAAGGGAGAAGAGCTTGATTATTATTACAGAGTAACAGATTAGAAAGTGATTATGAAAAATACGATAGTAACAGGTAGCCTAATTGTATTCAGTGACGGATTTGTTTGGAAAAGATTGTCCAACGAAAAAGCCTACAAGATATGGGTGTCGGCAGAAAATGAAGATTTTGAGTTATACAAGGTGAGGGTAGATGATGAGTCTGAGTCATTAATAGAGAATCTTGAAGACTTGCAGGATGCCTTTAAACAAGGTCATTATGTATGCATAGAAGTAGGTAAGCTACCATATAGCATAGGTTTGAATTACTTACGAAATCTACAAGAGTTATCGGTGGAAGCTGTGGATTATCTATCAGGACTAAAAGAATGTAGCAGAGAAGAGTCATTTAACATCATTCAAGAGTGGGCTAAAGAGTTTACGGAAAAATATGAAAATTATGATTTTAATGGTTCATACTATGATGTAATAGATGCATTTGTTGATGAGAAGTTAAAAACTATTTAAAATATAAAAAACATGGAAGACAGACTTATTACAACAAAAGAAGTAGGGAATTATCGTATAAAAATATACTATGATACTGACAGTATATATCCTTGTGAAAGTTGGGATATGGCAGCATGCTTCTTATGGGAATGTATCGATTTACCTCGACTGCAAGATGTGTGCGATTGGAGAGAAGTGTTTGGTAAATACGGAGATAGTCGACACTCACTTATAGATGCACTACATAAACTTATTAGTGAATATGTTAAATGGAAAGACTTGCTGAATTATTTTAAGAAAGGCAAGATTGACGGTTATCGACTGAGATATGATAACCATGATAAAATGTGGTATTATAAAGAAATTTTTAGCATTTCTCCATCAGATCTTTACACGTATGATTATACGTATGAATTTATAGAAGACTTAGGAAGTGAAGAATTGATTCAGATTCTTTCAGACTTAGGCAAGGATATATTTGTCAAAGAATGGTCCACAACAGGATACAGTCAAGGGGATTATGTTAAAGGTATAGCTTTCTGTACAAAGGAGAGGTACACAAAAATGGTTAGTAATAATACTTCCGATTGGAAAACCCAAATTGACAAATTGATTGATGATGAAGTTAAATCCATAGGTATGTGGATGTGGGGAGATGTAAAGGGGTATGTGCTTGAAAAGAAAGTGAAATTTGTCAAGAAATACAAAGATGAATCCAGGGAGGATGAAGAGGGAGAAGAATGGGAAGAGGTTGATTCCTGTTGGGGTTATTATATGGAAACAGACGAATTGATAGAAGAAATAATGAAAGAACATAATCTGAAAGAATAAGGAGATGGGGAGATCATGAGGGTGTATTATCAGAAAGAACACCAAAGAATTACAAATAATACTGATTCAGGTCAATGGCTGATAGTGACGGACGCCACAGGAGACAGGTGGGAAAGTGCGAAGAGCTCCGGTTCAGGGGAGACGGGGCCTGCTTTGCGTGGCGTAAGGCTACAGTAGATGAAATTGTTGAACATTTTAAAAACAGATAATTATGGGATATATATGTACAAGATGTGGTGGAACAAATGTTGCTTGTGAAGCCATAGTAAATCCGAATACCGGAAAAATAATAGATTATTTTGATGGATATTTTATGCATGCTATTTGCTCGAATTGTGAAAACGAGGTGATAATATCCAACATTGAAGAAGTCAAACATGAAATTGATTTAAGGTTTCATGAATTTGTAGAAAGAACAGGGAAGGAGCCTGAATACGTAGAATGTCAGATTGTACGGAAAGAGACAGGAGATGAACAAAGAAAGACAATGAAACTATCATTGAACATCAACGATGATGACAATGATGATGTTTTTTGTTACTGCAATGGGATAGAATCGTTTAAGCAACTTGCTGAATACGGAATGGGAGAATTTATCGTAACATTTTGTTGGAGTTTCTTTTAAGAAACATATTTAGTTATCATTTTTAATAACATATCTTATGAAAACACAAGAAGAATATGCCCGTGAAATTGACAAAATCGTTCGTCGGGATGTGGAGAGTTGCCAGAGTGACTGGTTTAAAATCGACAAGGAGATATTTATGCAACCGAAAAACAAGAATAAGATATTTATTCTTGGAACCAGAAAGACCGGATGTGATTTAATAATACTGGGTGGCACTAATTGTGATGAAGGTAGTATGGATTGGCTTTTTGGGAGTCTTGGCAATGAAAACTTCTATGTATGTCAACCGTTATCTTTCTACAAATCACAGCGGGAAATCCAGAAAGTAAATCCGCTGTATGCTTTTAAAGTGGCCACTGCTTATTTTAGAGAACAAGGGGTGATTCCGGTATTTGAAGATGCAAATTGCAGACTAATGAAGATATAAAATGAAAGAATTTGATAAATATATAACCATATCATTTAAATATGGTGGGTGTAAACATAATTACAAAATAGATAAAAAAGAGATTGAAATACATGAAGACAATAATGTCTGGTTCTCTTATTTTGATTTCGGAAAATATCATTTTGAGGTATGGGGCGGGTTAGATGAGGATAATAATCCCATCACTGGAGGAGAATCAAAAAATGGTTTCTGTTCGCCTTTTGCAGTTAATGTATATATCATAGAAAACGACGAAGGTGTACAGGTTGCTCAAATTGATGATGTGGATATAATAGAATGCGTATAAACGAAGGTGGTATGATAGAAATAATAAGATACAGGCTTCCGATTTATTGGGCTTGCGCTCTGATAAACGGTGATTATTCAGGACTGTCTGAAGAAGAAATACAGGAAATAGATGCTTTTTTGAAAAAAGCAGAAGGTTATCCGGTAGATGTAGATTTGGAAACACAAGGGTTTTACCGTTGTAATGACGCAGGAACACTTCCCGGAGAGTGTGCAGATTTTATTTTTCATAAGTGTAATGATTAAACTAAAATAATATGGAAACTGCAAACAAACTAACTTATTTAAGTACAAAATTCTTTACAGAAAACAAAGAAGAATACAGAATAACAGTCACAGTATCTTTAGATGATGATTGTCATAGCAATATGTGTGACTGGAGCGTAACAGCCGATGTTAGATGGAAAAATCAACGTGGACAATACAAGGAGTATATGGGAGGCTGCTGTCACGATGAAGTTGCAAAACATTTTCCGGAATTGGCAAAATTCATATCGTTGCATCTTTGTAACCATTATGGTGCTCCTATGTATCCGGTGGAAAATGGCATATATCACGTTAGAAGAAGTGGCATGTCTGTAGCAATGGAGTATTTGCGTATATCAGAACAAGAATGCGCAGAATTATATAAAGCCTCTGAGGATGAGTTGTATTTCAAGTATCAGCTTTTCAATCTTGGGATTGTGGATAGATGGAAAAGAGAATCAGAAGAGCTTATTGCGGAACTTGAAAAATTGTGTGGAAAGAAGTGGGTTAATCCATATAAGCCGGAAGAAGAAAGATTTGTTTTAACACTAACGGACGAGGAACGATCTCTTATTGAAGAGCGTATTAAAGCCGGGCATTATTCCTCAGAAAATATAGAGAAACGCAGAGTGGAAGCCCATAAAGCAAAGATGGCGGCAAAACGTGCTGAAATTTGTGAGCGATACGATAAAAAAATCAGACAAGCAGAAGCAGAAAAGAAGATAATACTCTGTGTGTTTGATTATGGATTGCCAATTAATAATGTTATATATTATCCTCACACGAACACTTTATTTTTCAACTGGAACGATTATGGAGGAAAAATCACACAGGAAGAGTTTGATGATTTTGTGAATAACGTAGACCGCTCTCAGTTGCCGGAAGGCATCAAGTTTGAACTTAAATAATACAGGATATGGAAAAGTTGGATTTTGAAACGTTACTTCGTGTCGTAATATGGGATTACAACCGTTGTTTTAAAGATGAATCGTTGGACAAGGATTTGTTCATAGAAAAATACGGGAAAGTTATTGGAGAACATTATTACAATAAGTTTGTCCATGAGTTTAACGGGAATATCCTGAAGATGATTGGTTACTTCAGAGGTTCCGAAAAAGAGGGGCAAATTTTCTGCGATATGATAACCGAACGTATTGAAAAATACGAAAAAAGAATGTCATATGATAAAGGTAAGTTGAACAATTAAAAAGATATTTATATGAACAATTCAATGGTCGCTCACTTGTGGGCTCATGAACAAAAAGAATCAGCGAATGGTAGTAACTTCTATTTTGAAGGTGAAAGTATTTACTCCTATGGAAGACATTTTGAAATCGGAAGAATCGTACGGAACAAGCGTGGAGAAAAGGCGTATTTGATTAATGATACATACTATTCTTCTACTACAAGCAAGCATCAATATTATGTTCGTGAAGCAATACCAACTGGCTCAAAGGTGTTCTATGTTGAATATAATATATCATATTGTATCGGTAACATGCTCTTTGTTACCAATATGTTGGAATGTATTAAAGATGCTATTGAAAAATACAAGAAAGCCAGAACCGAATTGTCTTATCGGGATGTTTGGGGGAATTTTAAAAATCTGATGGATTATATTGAGTTCTTCGATATGGGGACTTCCCAGCGTCTTCTTAAAAAGAGCGCAGACAAATGGCTTGGAACTAACCATGAATTATCATATAAATCAGATAAGATTAAACGTGAACATGTCCGTGAGTTGAAACGTGTTTTCCAGATATTATTGAATCATCAAGCACTGGAAGTCCTTGGAACCGTTATTGTGATTGTAGATGAAGTTTGTGGTGAAGGAACTTGGTTGAAATATCGGGAAAGAGTTGAAAAATATAGAATAAATATAGAAGCAAAACAGGAAAAAAAGCGAAGGGCAAGGGAAGAAGAATTAGACAAATTTCGTAAGGATTTTTATGAAAAATTAGAAAAATGGAAGTCGGGAGAACTTGATTTCTTGCATTCATATTATTTTATTGATTGTGCTGACGTAAATGCTTGGATGCGCATAAAAGGGGGAATTATTGAAACGAGCAAACAAATAAAAATCGGGATAGAAGAAGCCAGAAGGATGTGGCAGATGGTGTCACTGTTGCACCGGGGAGGCCCGTTCCGGCACGGTCTGATGGAGGACGTCACCGGTCACCAGTGGAGCATAAACCGGTATGAAAACGATATACTGACAGCCGGGTGTCATCGCATTGCATATAGCGAGATGGAAGGCATTGCTAAACAACTGGGATGGGTGTAGGTAACCCATCTTATTTTATAACAACTAAAAACAAGAAAAATATGAAAAATGCAATTATTGTTCCGTTTGATTTAAATACGGCAAGAATGATTAAAAACGGAGAAATAGAAGGTTCGGTATTAATTGGTAATATTGAAATAGAATTTGTATATGAGTCGAAAAACTGTTCAGGTCCTTATAATTTACTTTTTGTAAAAAAAGATGAATCTGGGATAAGTGCTATATATGCCGATACAGAAGGTCGTACTTTTTTCAACAACGATCTGGAATTGGAAGTAGAGGCTGGAGCGTATTTCAAGAAAGGAGATATATTAATAAGCACGCTTGGGAACCCATTTATATATAATGGTATTATTAATAGAGAAGGAGATATGGGGTGCATATATGGTATATCGGCATATGGCGAGATTACATCTGAAGAAGTTCTAATATGGACAAGTGTGCGTAGTGAGGATAAATCCAAGTATGTTAGATTAGCCACAGAGGAAGAGAAAAAATCTTTTGCTGAAAGAATTGCTAATACAGAAAACCTTAAAAAAGCAGGAATAATAAAACAATATCTAAGTGAGTACGAATACTTGCTGACTAAAGAAAAGAAATGCGATTTTAAGCCATTCGATCAAGTATTGGTGAGAGCAAGTAATTTGGGAAATTGGAATCTACACTTATTTGCCAGAGTAAGAGAAGAAGAATACAAATATGAATGCTTGGGAGGTTTGAGATACAAAGAGTGTATTCCATACCAAGGGAACGAACATCTATATAACGAAGAGACATCTCAATTCGAATCCCCTGAACAAGCTCAAGAATATTTGGAATATGTTCAATCTATGCTGTAAAATTTAAAAAGAAATGAAACGAGAAGATATTGAAAAAGCAGCAAAAGATTATACCATAGGTAAAACACATTTTCGGCGAAACGTTCTCAAAGAAGTGGATGCAAACAATTATGTTTTACGCAAGGATAATTGCTGTGAAGACTTCATGGCGGGTGTAGAATGGCGCATCAACAGTGCGTGGCATGATGCAAGCGAAACACCACAACACAGTGGAATGTTGATTGCTATTAAACAAGATGGAACTCCTATTGTCTGTGGGCCAAATAACTCTAATTGGAAAATAGCTGTTAGAATTTTCCATATCGTAAGATGGGCCTACATCGAAGATTTACTGCCTATTACATGTTGAATAATATATTTTCACGAGATCATGACCGATAGAGAGCTTCTTGAAGAAAACAATAAAATGCTAAAGGAAATTCTAAGTTTTGTGAGAAAAGTTGATTCTGCTGAATACAGGGATCATCAAGACTTTATGGAATTTCTTAGAAATGTGGCAGCCGATATATGGGTAGAATATACGGAGCCTGAACAAAGAGGTAGATTGTTTAATTTAATAAATAAAAAGAAATGAAAACAGTTTTTGATTTAAGCAGAGATGAGATTGTGTCATTGACATGCAAAGAGATATATCTGTATATAGACAAAGAGCTTGCTGGTAAAGGTATTCCAATTGAAGCTAAAAATTGGAATATAAAGAACAAAAAAGAAGTCGTGTATCCAAGAATGGGAGTTCCGGTATTCGTATTAAAAGATATCGGCATCGGTTTTAGAACCATAGAAGGTGCAACTGAGGTGGCTAATTTGCTTGTTAAGTATGATGCATTTAAAACAGAATTGAAGTATATGACAGGCTCGTATGAGTCATTTTGGGTTATAAAGGAAAACGTTTGCCCAGCCATTGAAGGAGCAGCAGTATATAGTAAGGAAGAGTTTGATAAGGTAAACAAGGAAAACAAAGATCCAGAATTGGAAAGTATAAATTCTTTCAATGATACTGTGAAAAAAGCCAATGAAATCAAAGATAGGGTGTTGAAATACGTGTACAACATAAAACAAGAGCGTTCATACAACAATGACCTGGTTGGTATCTTTGAAAGGTATAAAGATATAGCAGACGGTGACATGGAAGTAGCTATGAATTTTATTAAGGAGGCTTATCCGTTCAATGAAGAAACAGAGTCGTTTATCAGAAAAAAGTTTGACATGCCTATACCGGGCGAATCAAAAGAGCAGTAATTAAGCTAAATTAGATCATTTTGAATCTTTTTTATTATCAAAAGACATATCTTTGTCCAAAAAACAAACAGAATGGAAGAAAAAGAGATAAAGAATGCTATGATTGAAGCCCTGACGCACTTAGAAGGGTGTAAGTATTTCGTGGCTACGATAGTGAATGAAGAGGAAAGAAGATTTGATATGAGCCAAAGAATGTCACAGTATCAATTGGCGTTAGTTATAAAAAGCATCTTATCTAATAATGAGATGATGATGATGGATGTTTTGCAATGGTGTTCTGAAAGATTTAAAAACAGTATAGAGAAAGGAAAGAAATCAACTAATTAAATATTAATACAATGAATCGCTGGTTTGAAATTACGGTAAAAGCCAAGATTGATAATATCGAGAACGGCAAAAAAAAGAAAGTAACTGAAAAGTATTTGGTAGATGCCTTGTCTTACACAGAGGCAGAATCAAGATCGTTGGAGATCTTTAAGGATTTGTACAATTCTTTCGAGGTTGTAAAAATTAATCCTATTAAAGTGTCGGAAATCTTCTTCAACGGAGAAGCTGAGTACTGGTATAAGTGTAAGGTTAATTACATTACACTGGATGAAAAGAAAGGCAAAGAAAAGAAAACACCATACTATATGTATGTCCAGGCCGGAAATCCGAAAGACGCTGAGGCTGTGTTAACTAAGGGCATGCAAGGTACGTTGGGCGACTGGAATTGCGAGGCTATTGCAGAAACGAAAATCATTGAAGTGTTTAAATACGATCTGCAAAAAGGCGTAGAAAAATTGGGAGAAAAGAAAACTGATGAGTGATGTTGTTTCCCGTGTAGCACTTGCGACGGCAATTGTATTATTGGTAGTAGCAGGTGCTACTTTACTGATAGTGATTAAGACAGAAGAGGTACCAAGATGGTTAATGAACTTACCATATACGTTGTCTTTAACGGCGGTATCCTTTTCAACTATATCACTTGTATCTAAATATATATCGCTTGTATCTAAATATAGAAAGTGGAAAAGAAATTGTACGCCTGTGAACGATGCGGACGAAAAGTGATGATAAGAAGTCATGGCTTATGCCAGGCTTGCAGGAGCAAAGAGTTGACTCTGAAGAAAAAAAACAGAATTACATCCATTAAAAACAGCAGCAAGAAGAAAAAGTTAGAGAACCCGGATTTATCCGGGTTTTTTCGTCTTATGTTGGAGGAGTTGGGTAGCATTCGAATGTCTATGACTGGTAAGGCTATTCATTTTCCTACAGTATGTAACGTCTGTCACATACTTCCGAAAAGGATATATAAGTCGGTTGCTACTTGCAGGGATAATATAGTTTTCCTACATGAATCGGAGCATACGGTATTCGACATGTATCTTGACAGGATGGAATTTGATAAACTTGAAACAGAATTTCCTTTTGTGTGGAAGTATGCGGTAAAGAAGGTACTGGATATGGAAAGCAGGGGAATGATTAAAGAAAGAGGTAGATTAATTATTGAAATAATTAACAGATATGAGAAAACTTTATAAAATAAGAATAGAAGCTGACGATGAAACTATCTTTTATGCTCACATACAAAGAGAGAGTTATGGTAAGGATATAGCTATCGCAGTGAAAGATAGAGATAAAGATGAAGTGGAAACGGTGTTACATTGTATTAAAGAAGAATTAATTAGAGGAAGATCATGAAAGAAAAAATAAAAATATTGACAGATTTAGGGTTTGTGCCTATGGTAGAAGGAGAAGGAAATACGTTGTTTAGAATGAACGATGTTGTGATGTCGGTGTCAGATCCTAATCAAACACCGGAGCAATTGAGAAAGGAAGTTATGTCTTTAATAAAAAACAAAGATATAGCAGAAAGAGGCGGACAGGTTCCAGTAGTTAAAGAGCCGGCGCCTGAGCCAGAGCAGGCCCAGAAGGAGGAGGAACCGGAAGCTCCGGCGGAGGAAGCCGCTCCTAACCCTGGAGAAGAAGATTCGAATCCGTTTACAGAAAATCAAGAAACGTTAGAGCCGTTTTATATCTGCGATGAGTTGAAGAAGATTGAGACTCCCAAATTCGTAAGATTGACATTAGACGATAATCGTTTTTATGTAAGGAAGATGGATGATGGAACGGCCAAGATATATGCTTCAGTAACAACTTTAATCAAAGATGGGTATGTAGATGATAAGACCGCACTTCAGGAATGGAAGCAAGAGATGAAGATGCTTGGTCGCAATCCGGAAGAGGTGGCGCAGTATGAGGCTGACAGGGGAACGATCATGCACTACTTATACGGATTGTACCTAACAGGTAGAGATATGGTCTTAAATCGAAGTTTTGTAGTTAAGACAGTGCAAGAAGGCAAGCTGAAGATATCTAAGAAAAATCTTGATCGGTTTTTTAACAGTATTGATGATCTTGATGATATGATTGTCAGAATTATGAAGTTTGCCAAATTTTGTTCGGAGTATAAGGTTAAGCCGATGATGATTGAAAGAATATTGTCATTAGAAGACTATTTGGTAGCTACGCCGATAGATGCGATGGTTAAAATGACATTCAAATACAAAGAAGAAGGTTATTTTGGAGCCGTGTATCAAAGGGCCACAGGGCAGTTCAAAAAAGGTGATCCGAAGAAGGAGGTAAGAGACGTGGAGAAGGAAGAAGTGGTTATTCTCGACTTTAAATCAGGGGGAATATGGGAATCATACGCATTTCAATTAGAAGCTGAAAGAAGAATGGTTAAAGCATGGTATGGGATTGATGCACGTATTATGAACTTTTCTCCAAAAAGCACGAGCAGCAAAGGATATACGTTGAAAGAATGGACAGAAGACAGTATAGCACTTGAAAAGGCGGACTGCGTGTTCCAACAAGGTATGTTGAATCACCTTAGAAAAGATAAGAAGTTCAAAGTGAGAAAAGGAGTGCTGAATATCAATAAGCCGTACAATGAAGAGGATCATACGGTCGTGTATGATATTGCAGAGGAAATGTCTAAAAGATTCATAATATGAACGATATTGTTATTCCTGAAGGAGATTATATAGAAATCGTAAAACCGATATGCATCAATCCTTTTGGTGATTATTTTATTAACATCAAAAGGGGTTCGAGATTAAGATTATCGAAAGATTTGAAAATAGGAGATAAATATGCAATATGTGTACTTGCATCTCATAAGAAATATGGCAAGACCATCGAAATAATAATGCCTATATTGGTCAGAAATACAAGAAGAGTATGAAGAGAAAAATTAGAAGAACAGGAGAGATAATAGACGTAATCACTTTCAGTAGCTCAACTACAAGAAGCGACCATGACAGAATACAGTTCTATGGTGATAATGGGAATGTGATAAGTGAGAGTTTAAATTTTTATCTCGATACCCTTCCTGTAAATGACGAAAACAAAGATGTAGACTGGGAGCAACGTAGATTCGATCTTATCAAGGCTTATTCTATTGAGTTTGTTAAAGCACAAAATAGAAAAGGTGAAATAGATTGCGGAGTATATGTACCAGATGTGGTGTCATGGTCTATAACTATAGCAGATAGAATCATAGAGGCGATGAGAGGAGTTAAAAATGCTTGATTTTAGAAAATACGAAAACGTACCTCGGTTTCAACTTGACCGCAGGCCGGGCAGGAGCCGACTGAAGCTAACCTGCCCGGCTTGCGGAAAAAGCCGGTGCCTCACTCCTTATATTGATGTGGCAACAGGTCAGGTTGTTGGAAACGAGTTCGGAAGATGTGATCATGAACGGACTTGCGGTTATGACAAACGGCCTACCGGCAAGGATGTGGGCGACAAAGATCTTTGGATTTCTGGGAATAAGTGTATAAGAGCTTATCGCCCTCCTGTAAATCCTGATGTTGTAAATTACATACCTTTTAGCGAGTTTGAGAGGACTGTGGTTCCAGATGATAGAAATACTGTGTTTAGGTTTTTATCGTCTCTATGGGGAAAAGAAAGGGTATCTGACGTGTTTAGAAGATATCATGTCGGAACAATGGACTTATGGGGATGGAAAGGGTGTTGTATATTCTGGCAGATAGATAAGGATTTTGTATGTAGAACTGGCAAAATCATGGACTTTTATATAAAGACCGACAGCCAGGGTAATGAGATTGATGTAAAAAGAGTGAAGGAAAAAGAAGGTGACAATGAACGACCTCATGTTATGTTTTATCACTCGTTGCATGCAAGAGACTTCTTGTTTAGACAATGCCTGTTCGGAGAGCATCTTCTAAGCCAGTATCCGGATAAGGTGGTTAATCTGGTGGAATCAGAAAAGACGGCTATTATATGCGCTGTGAATAAACCAGATGAATTATTTGTGGCCACCGGAGGGTTGCAGAATCTAAGGCCGGAAGTGATAGATGTTTTAAAAGATAGAAAGACTGTAGCTTTTCCGGACAAAGGACAAGCATTTGAGACATGGAGTAAAAAGATAGATGGGATGATGATGAAGTCAAGGATAAAAGTATCAGACTATCTTCAAAATGTTGAAAATGTAGGAGACGGAGATGATGTGGCAGATTTGATAATTAATAACAAGGTAAAAGAGAAATATCATGAGCCTGGATGTTTATATTAAGAACAAGAAGAAAGAAGAGGATCGTGAATGGGTTGCAAACATCACCCACAACATGAACAAGATGGCACAAAGAATATTCGTATCGGAAAATAAAGAAACGCTGTACGATTATGTTTGGAGACCAGAAGAATTGTATAAAGAAATATATACCAATGAGATGAAGAATGTACTTACAAAAGGTATATGTATTATGATCTCTAAGAGAAAAAGTCTTTTGAGATACGAGCCGGAAAACGGATGGGGTCTTATGATTCATTTCTTAAGTTTCTTATCGAATATAAAGAGGCGTGTGAAGATAATCCAGGTTATATAATTGAAGCAAGCAGATAATATGAAAAATTACAAAAACACTTTAAACGAGGTAGTGGTGATCGAATCGTCACCAGAAACGTATTTTGTTTACGCTATTCGTAATGCTATTCGTATCTCTAAATGCGCGTATCCGACAGCCAAGAAAGTAATTTTCAAAAGAGAGGACGTAGAGGTAGAGATCTCAGAAATGGAAACTGAAAGCAGTTTGTATGAAAAGTTTAAAGAAAAACAAAAGAATAGGGTATGGAACTTAATGAGCGCCAACAACGGGTTTTAAGAGGCGAAATTTGTCCTTATTGCGGAAGAGAAACTGAGCTGGTAAATGCCGATAAAATATATAGCAGAAAAGGCTTAGGGATGGTTATGATGTGCAAACCATGCAACGCTTATGTCGGTGTTCATGAATCAGGGCCGAATAAGGGAAAAGCTAAAGGCCGGCTTGCGGGGCCATCACTGAGATCTCTTAAGATAAGAGTCCATGCCGAACTTGACAGACTATGGTCTACGCCGGAGGAACGGAAAAGGATGTATAAAGATTTATCTGAATTTCTCTCTATACCGGAAGAATACACACATATAGGTATGTTCGGCGAGAAGACGATGGGAAAAATCTTTCAGTTCTGTCATGTAAACAAAGAACGATCAGGTTCGAGAATAGAATGGCATAAACCTGGAGATAAGTGCCCTAATAAAAACAATCAAATAGTGTCAGGCAGTAGCGCATGTAGAGGATGTCCTGAGTATCTTCATGATGAGAAAGACGGATATGTCTGGTGTGATCCTGATATGAGCTACGGCAGGTTGAAATAGGGCGCGAATTGCCTATCTTTGTGCTATTATTAATCAAAAAAATATAAGCATATGGGCAGATCAACAGAGTACTACAGGACTCATCCCGAAGCCAGGAAGAAAAAGGCTAAAAAGGACAAGGAGATAAATGCCAGACCGGAACAGAAAGCCAAACGCCGAGAGCTTGGTCGTAAAAACTACGAAACGGACAAGAAGAAGGGTAAGGGCTGGAGAAAAGGAAAGGATTGTTCTCATACCAAGAACGGTCTTAGGTATAAATCAGTAAAAGCTAATAGGGGATCCAAATCGGATACGAAAGGTGACAAAAATGCAAGAGGAGATAGCAAATAGGATAGATATAAGAAGGATATTCAAGACCTCTAAACAGGTTATGGAAGAGGCGTATGAGAATATCTTGAAATACAGGCGGGGAGAGCTTATCCCCGCTAAAACCGGATACGATTATATTGATGAGGCTTTGCTTGGAGGTATTTTCCCTCAGCACGCTATTGCCATAGGAGCCCGGCCATCTGTAGGTAAATCGTATGTGGCCCAAAAGATATTGGAAAATGTGATGAATCCGATGATCAACCCGCAAGCAGAAGATTATTTTCTTGTCAATTGCGAGTTCGAAATGAATCCTCAAGATCTTCTTCTTCGCAGAATGAGCCAGGATATGAAAAAGCGGGCTCCTGAAATATTAAGAAGGCAAGATTCTAATACAGTAGAAGAGATGAGGATGTTTGAAATCCTTCAAGGTGAAATCAGGAATAATATAATATACATCGATGCTCCGTGTACGGTAAAAGAGTTTGAGGCGGCTGTGTATCATATAGCTACCAAGCACAAAGACAAACGTCTTATAATATTTAAAGTCGATCATATTGCTTTGATAAAAAGAATGGGATTAGATCCTAAGTCGGCTATAGATGATTTGGTGGCGGTTATGAACGAAGCTAAATTAGTATATAAAAACATATTTTTCCTCATCATATCCCAATTCAACAGAGAAATAGAAGGAAGGATAAAAAGCCCACAAGAGCAGCCTCCGCGTCTTTCTGATTTTTACCAGTCTGATACGCTGGGTCAGTTATGTACGTTAATGATAGGCTTGCACAATCCTCGTAGGTACGGGCTGGATAAGTATATGATATTTGGGAAAGATTGGTATCAGACTCTTGATAGGTTTAAAACTGAAAACAAAACATCATTCAGGACAGCCGGACTGGTGTTTCATCATATACTGAAGGTAAGGCAAGTTAGTATGGAAGAGCTTACTAATACAATCCACCCAGAGATACTGCCGGGACATGGATGGATGTACGGGGAGGGAGGGACGAAGTTCGTGAACCCCAACCAGCCGCCGACGCCGCCCAAGCTCTATACTGTGGAAGATGTTACGGACAATCAGGAACAAGAACAAGAGACAAGAGAAGAACAGTCATTGTATTAAAAAAAAATAAGAACCATGAGACTAACAGTAGAAGAAAACGAATACCTGATAAGTAAGTTCCTTTTGGTTCTTACTGAGTTTGCAGGAGATGAAAGAGAGATGTTTTTAATCAACTCCATACATGATAAGGCGGTGGCGGATATGAATTATCGTCTTCCGTCTTTAATAAGCAGAGAACGTAAAAGACGAGTCATTGAGCTCCTTAAAGAAGGAACCAGAATAATCAAGGACTTTTCCGGATATGCAGGTGATATGGGTATGATTAACGAATACGATCGTTTAAAGAAAGAAATAGGAACCGTCCAAGACCAGCTTGGTGACGTAGAAGGTCAACTTCGGGCAGCAGGAGAAGTTATTAAAAAAGAACTTGATATGATTGCTGACCGAATCAAAGAAGACCTCCTCGACCGAGAACTGGCTAAAAGTAATGCCGAGGCCGAAAGAAAAGCCAAAGTAGATCCGAGATACGAAGTAGCTTTAGGTGATTACAAGGAGATGCTGGAAGTGATTTTTACAACCAGAAACAAGTATTCTACGGTAGATTCTGTACATGACGATCTTCGACAGTCGGTATCTACCGGTAGAAATTCGATTATTAAAGAAGGGTACAACAGTTAAAAACAAGGAGGGAATATGGAAAAGAAGGAATTTAAAGTAGGAGAAGTATTTACTGCCGGACTTGTAAGATTAAAATGTGTGGAAGGTGATAAATGCGATAGGTGTATATTCGAAGATTACGATTCTTGTTCATGTACAGACATAATTATTGGTCCATGTGGACATGTTGATAGACAAGATAACAAGAATGTTATTTTTATTAAAGCTGATTAAGAATGTACATCAATTTCAGACAACTTGCAGCATCAGACATGACTCCTAATGATCTTGTCAATCTTCTTGCCATAAGACAGAAGGATTCGGTTATGATCGAAGCCATGCCGGAAGAAGATGCTGGGAGGTATATAGAGCTTGGCCTGGTTGAGAAATTAAAATCAGGCGTGATGAGATTGACCAACAAGGGAACGTTTTTTGTGAATTATATAGAGACACCGGAAATGACAGACGAGGTTCTGGAAACGTTGAAGATTATGATAGGAATGTACGAATCATATTCAAAAGACATAGGTGTCAGCAGAAAAGAAGCAGAATCCAGATTGTGTTGGTTTATGGGTAACACCTCATTCAAGAAAGAGGTCATACTTCAGGTAACGGAATCTTATATAGCAGAGTCAGGAGATTATACAATGAGCTTATGTAACTTCATATGGAAACCACCTTCTCAAGCTTTTTCAGTTCATATGAACCTTAAAAATTCAAAGCTCTTTGACTTAATAGCTGAAAAATTTAAGATCGCTACCGAGCCTTATTTGGAGCCTAAGAAGAATAAGGAAATGGATTGGTTGTTTGCCGTATCTAAATTGCCTACGCCGCCGGCTAAAGGCAATCCGGATTATTTATTTACCGGAAGTTCTGAAACAGACAAAGAGAGATTGAAAAACATAAAAACATACTTATTTAACAAAATTAGAAAGCAATGGAAAAAGTAAGAATCAGAAAGATAATAGAGGATATAATTATTACTCAGTTTCTTAATTCGGAAATAGATATAGTTCATGAAGAAGATGTGTCGTTTAAAGAACTTGGATTAGATTCTGTTGATCGGATTGAGCTTGATGTGATGGTGGAACAAAAATTCAATATTGTTATTATTGATTATGATATGGAGACCATCAAAGATATGACTGATCTTGTTTACAAAATAATAACAGAAGGGTATGGGAAGTGATATAATTTTATGCATGGCTTTAATAGCGTCATTTGCTTTTGTTATACAGTTTTTGTTGTCGATATTAGGATCTGATCTGGATACGGATATTGACATTAACAGCGCTTCTGATTTAAGCATGTCTTTGTCGGACATCATATCATTCAAGGGCATAACACATTTTATTCTTGGATATAGCTGGACCACATACTTTTCGGGTTCCCATTTAGTAGGGATCGTAATAGGGTCGTTTTTCTTTATCGTTTTGTTTTATGTATATAAGTTACTTTTTAAGTTAAAGCAAGAAATGGTGTACGAATGTCCGGAAGATTTAAATGGCAGAGAGGTGGAGATAGTGTTTAGATCAGGGAAGAATCATTATATGGTAAATATTTCGAAAAATGGAAGACAAGAGCAAATGAGAGTAAGATGCTTGTCTGGAAAAAATTACAAAAACGGTGACAAGGTGAATATAAAATACGAAGAAGGAGAATTAAGCATCTAATTTTTTTTTATCAACAATTAAATTTTAAAAGTTATGACAACAATCATGTACGTGTCAGCTATTTTAGTTGTAGTGATTATTTTGACAATCATCGGAGTCTTATCAAGGTATCGTAGATGTAAGCCTAACCAAGTCTTGGTCGTTTATGGTAAGACAGGTGGGGGAAAGAAATCGGCGAAATTATATCATGGTGGAGCGGCATTCGTCTTGCCTATTATTCAAAGCTATGATATTTTGTCTATGGAGCCTATGCAAATAGATTGTAGGCTCACCGGTGCTTTGTCGTCTCAAAATATCAGAGTGGATGTACCTACTACTATTACAGTAGCAATCAGCACAAATCCTGAAATTATGCAGAATGCAGCAGAAAGGCTTTTGGGGATGGATACTGAATCTACTGAAAATCTTATTACGGATATTGTTTATGGCCAAATGCGTTTGATCATTGCTGAAATGACGATTGAAAAACTTAATTCTGACAGGGATGAGTTTTTGGATAAGGCAAGAAAAAACATTGATAACGAACTTAATAAGTTAGGCCTTTACCTCCTAAATATCAACATCAGTGACATCAGAGACGAAGCCGGCTATATCATGAATCTTGGCAAAGAAGCTGAAAGTAAGGCCCTGAACGAAGCACAGGCTAATATCGAAGAACAGGAAAAGCTGGGTGCTATTAAGATTGCTGTACAGCAAAAGGAAAAAGAAACGGCTGTAGCTAATACCCAAAAAGAGCAAGAGATTCAAATTGCCTATACTGAAAAAGAAAAGGAAACGGTAGTAGCTGAAACAAAGAAAGAAAAAGAAGTAGCTTTGGCTTTAACCGATAAAGAAAAACAGATCGGTGTAGCTCAAGCCGATAGAGATAGGGCTGCGGTTATTGCAAAGACTTTGGCTGATAAGGAATCAGCGATCGCAAGATCTAAGGCAGAACTTGAGGTAAACAAAGCTGAAGCTGAAAGAATGGAAGAAGTCGGAAAGAATAAGGCTGAGGCTGATAAACAAGCAGCTATAGCAATCCAAGATTCCGAAGCTCAGATCAAGAAAGCTGAAGCTGAGAAAAACGCATCTGTGGGTTATAACAATGCCCAGAAAGAGGTTGCTATATCAGAATCAGAATTACAGGTTATCAAAGCTCAATCAGAAAAGAAGGCTGGAGAAGAGAGGGTTAAGTCGGAAGCGGCTGTAAAAACGGCAAAAGAGCTTGCTGATAAAGAAGTGGAAGAAGCTAAAGCTAAGAAGGTTCAAGCTGCGCTTAAAGCTGAAAAGATTGTGCTGGCTGAAATCCAGAAGCAAGAAGCTATTTTGCAAGCTGATGCTGAAGCAGAAAAGATTAAACGCCGGGCTGCCGCTGAAGCAGCAGCCAATTTGGCAAAAGCAGAAGCCGAAGCAAAGGCTATTAAGATGAAGTTGGAAGCAGAAGCCGAAGGTAAGAAAAAGTCGTTGATGGCAGAAGCCGACGGATTTAAGGCTATGGTGGAAGCGGCAGAATCCAATCCTCAGATAGCCATCCAGTACAAGATGGTTAATCAGTGGAAAGAAATTGCTGGAGAACAGGTTAAGGCATTTGAGCACATTAACCTCGGAAATATCACGGTATTTGACGGCGGTCAGAACAGTACCGGTAATTTCCTTAACAATGTTGTTAAGACCGTCGCTCCGGCATTGGGAGTCATTGATCAGCTTCCGATTGCAGATACTTTAAAGAAGCTAAAAGGAGATGACAAAAAATAAATACAATGGCCCAAGGTTACACTTGGGCCTAATTGAAGAAATAAAAGCAGCATTTATAGATTTCATGCCAGCAGGAATAGTGATTTTTAGTGCTTTATTGATTAATATATTTTTAATATGGATTTTGGACAAGATTTAGAACCAGAAGAACTGACCAAGCATTATGATCAGTGTTATGGAATTGATTTTGAAACAGAAGAAGAGGAGGATGAAGAGTATGACTGATGAGGAATTTGTATTGGATAATAAGAAAAAGGTTATTGTAAGAAAAAGAATATCTTATTTAAACAAAGGTGATAAAGTATGGATCGTGTCTTCCGACGGGTATCTGCTACACACGGACGTAGTTAGAGCCGAACGCGGTAGATCTTATGTGGATATAGACGGGATTCTGTATTGGAAGCGAGGATTAGATGGCAAGCATCGTAATCGTAATAACTACATGCAGTTTGCCATGACACCAGAAGACGGTAAGAAGTATGTCGTATATTACCCGGAAGGATTTAAAGACAATGACTTATGATGGTCCCGGAAACGCATTTGCTATATAAGGAGTTTAATGGTGTGAAACGTCTTGCCATATCTTATTCCCAGATAGATACGTTTCTTACCTGTCCAATGAAATGGTATAAGACTTACGTGGAGGGCAAAAGGTCTACGGAAAAACAAGAAGCTACATCCTATGGTACGGTTATCCATAAGACACTGGAATACTTCTTTAAGAACGGAAGACAGCCTTCTGGTAAAGACCTTGGAGAAGCAATAAGTTACTATGCTTACCAGGAGGACATACCTTGGCAATCACCGGAAAATATGGTGATGGCCATGAAGCAATCTGGGGAACTTCTTGCTTGGATTGTGGATCTGTTCAAAAAAGACGGCAATAGGTTTATGATAGCTGATAGTGATCTTAATCCCTGCGAGAAACTTATCAGACACGGCGCCATAGTTGGAGTCGAAGAAGATTTTGTGCTGCCGTACCGTCTTCCTAAGCCTGTTGATATAAATGGGACCGTTCATACTCATGTGTACATAGTAGGATCGGTAGACCTTCATCTGGCTATAAAAAGCAAGAACGTAGTTCACCATTATGTCATAGATTGGAAATCCGGTAATAAGGTTTTTGACTCTAAGAAGTTGGAAACAAATTTACAGCATCCTATATATTCATTTTACATCTATAGAAGATATGGCGGAGTTCTGCCAGATATGAACATCTATTTCTTTACCAGGACCAGACAGTACCAAAAGGTTAAGGTAGATGAGGAACGTAAAACAAAATCTATAGAGATGCTAAATGACACTTTGTCTAAAATGTATGATTTTGAAGATAATAGTGTAAAAGCATTTCAAGCATACATCCAGGGAGCAGAAGGAACCAGGTATAGCAAGAGGCGTGCCACCCTAAGCCAGCCTGTTTCGCAAAACAAGCTACCCTGCCCGTCAGCACTGTGTTATTATTGTGACTTTGGATTACATAACAAAAACGAATGCCCTTTCTCTTCGGATTGGGATCCGTCTAAAAAGATAAAACGATGAAATACGAGGACGTTCAAAAGTTAAGAACAAAATACCGGCAAGATCCGGAAGTTATAAACGTAGAATACATGAGAGACGTTGCTGTAAGATGTGGGAATTTCAAGAAAGCATTTGAACTTCAGGAGAAGCTGGAGGATATATGGTTTAACTACTTAAAGGGAGTCCAATGAAAGAAGATCTAATATGTGGAGTAGCGATCCTTTTGTATTTAGTTTTATTATACTTGCTCACGACAGCTTTCATAAAAACAGGTAGAGCAGTAGATCGTTATAAGATGAAGAAGAAAACTGACAAAATCAAAGTAGGTCAAAGATACGAACATAAGAACTACTTTGAGGATCCATTTGAAAGAGGCAAGCATGTGATTAAGATATTAGACATAAAAGAAGGGTACGTTCTATATGAGTACGAAGAAAAACCATATATACGTTCTTCTGTGAGTCTTGAAGATATTGTTAAAAAATACATTTTAATTACTGATGTTAAACACAAGTAAGTCATGAAAAAAGAAGTCACAATCAAGGAAGATATGGCTGTGTTTTATAAAAATACAGGAAAAGAACTATGGATTTATAACGGACTTTTCAGAAACAAGGTGTTGTCTATAAAAAAAGATAAAGCCATTATCATGTGTGAAACTGATGCTGAATATGCTGTACTGATAGAAGATAATCAGTTTATTGCCGTAGCAAAAAACATGGATTATGATTACTGCTGCGCATTCACATTAGGTAATGCCGAGGCTTATGGGGATCGTATGGGCATATCGTGCAGTGTATGCCTGCTTGAAGATAACGAAGATAAAGCAAGGGAGATGTTGAAAGAGGCGATAATAGAACTTTCAAAAAACAGTAAAATAGATTGCGATGGGCTTTGAACTTAGACCTTACCAAAAAGAGGCAGTAGATGCCGGGCTTAAGTTCCTTACAGGAAGATCTAAGAAGCCTGGCATAATCGTAGCCCCATGCGGATGTGGAAAGAGCCTTCTGATATCCAAGATAGCACATGAAATAAATAGACCGACATTAGTATTACAGCCCTCAAAAGAGATTCTGGAGCAGAATTATGCGAAGGCCGTATCATTCGGTTCTGAACCTACTATATATTCTGCTTCATGTGGTATAAAGGAGCTGTCGGCTATGACTTATGCAACATTAAAGAGCATAAAGAAAGATGTAGCGAGGTTGAAGGATATAGGGATAGATACCTTATTGATAGACGAATGTCATTCAGGATATTCTCCTGAAGAAGGTTCTGAATTTATGGAGTTTATGAACGGGTTTCCAGAGGCGAAGGTGCTGGGCTTCACCGCCACTCCCTGCCGCCTCCGAACCTACAGTTCCATGCTGGAAGGAAACTACAGCAAGCTCAATATGCTGACGAAAGACGAGCATAACTTCTTCAAGAAAATAGTTCATGTGACTCAAATACAAGAACTAACTTCTCAAGGGTTTTGGTGTCCACTTAAGTACGAACGATGGTCGTTTGATGAATCGGCTCTGATGTTAAACAGTACCGGAGCCGAATACACCAACGAATCTATTAAAGAAAGTATTGTACGAAACGGCTTAAACAACTCTATCTACAAGCGCCTTCTTCAACTTATGAACGAGCGTAAAGCCATTTTGATTTGCATGGATTCTATCGAATCATGTAATAGAATATCAGAGTTCATGAATGCCAGGATGGGAGCCATAACCGGTGTCGTAACATCGCTAACAACCAAAAAGAAAAGAGAGCAAATTATATCAGATTTCAAAGAAGGTAAGTTGAAAGTGGTTTTTAATTATTCAACGCTTGCTACCGGATTTGATTTTCCTGAACTTGATTGTGTGATGTTTGGGCGACCAACTTTCTCATATTCAACTTATTACCAAATATTAGGCCGCGCCGTCCGCATCCATCCTGACAAGAAAGAGGCGCTGATAGTTGATTGCTGCGACAACATGAGGCGTTTCGGTCGGATAGAAGACTTGACAATTGAGCAATTCCCTTCTAAGGGCTGGTGTATGTTTGCCGGCGATCAACTTCTGTCTAATATAAGGATGGGTGATATTATTACCAAAGACGAGATCCTTCGTCGGGCAGCCTCGCTTAAATCTGTGAATGGAGATGGTAGGAGAGAAGACGATCTTGACAGTATAATAATGTGGTTTGGAAAATATGAAGGAATTAGATTCAAGGACATACCGGTGTCGTATTTTAGGTTCTTGGCTGAGAATATGGCAGTAAAACCAGGAGACAGGAAAGAAAAGATTATCGAATATTATAATAAGATAAAGGCATGAACAACAAGAGAAGAAAAAAAATATCGGATGTTATTAACAACGTAAATAAGTATAAAACAGATTTTGAATACATCAAATCAAAGTTGTCGGAGTTGAAGCACAACATAAATTCAGCCAAAGATGATGTTGATATGATTTTAGATGAAGAGACTGAGGCGAGAGATAATATACCGGAATCGTTACAAGACTCAGAAAGATATTGGGAATCAGATCAGGCTGTAACTGATATGGAGGAGGTGGTTGATGACATGGAAAGTATTATAAATGATATAGATGATGTGATTTCAACCATAGATGGGAGCATTAAAACCATAAATGGTTCTATTAAAGTAAATTTGGAAGGAGTAATATAAATGAAAACAAATGAATTAAGGGAAATACTTAAATTGTATGGTCTTCAACATGATGTTGTTATCAACAAAAGTTCAAGAAGGTATTCTATTATCTTAGATAATAACATAATAGGAACCAATCACGACAAAGAGAGGGTGGTTGTGTTCCGTCCTATACCGGAAGGGAAAAACACATTCTGCATGGAGCGAGATAGGTTCTACACGGAGTTTGAAGAAGCTTTTGATGATGATAAAGCCATAGAAGCCGTAAGACAATATTTTGAAAACAATAAAACAGAAAGTCATGAACGAAAACGAAATATTTAGATTAAAGGGCAGAATAGCCATATCCAACCTATCACGTGAGGACAAGGATATGATAAATAGCATCCTTGATGGTATCAATAAAAAGGATGAAGAAGAAAAAGGATATCTCTATACCGTGAGAGTAAAACTAAACAACGGAAGGGTTGTGCATGCTACTTTATTTTTTAAAGACAAGAAAGGCCCTACATTTGAAGATTTAAAGAAGGAGCTTGATGACATGGGAGTTAAAAATGATAGTTATAGCAATAACGGCATAATTATCATTAACCGCATTGTCATGAGCGGAGAAGAATTTGACCGCTTTGCAAAAGAAAAATGATGGACTATATTATTATATCAAATAATTAAAACAACGATAAAACAATGGAAAAGATGGACAATAATACTAAAAACATCCTTTATCCAAAAGGATCTATTTTTCGCATGTTGGAAAGTGATGTAATCAGTTCCGAATTAGAAATAGCCAGAGGAGCTATAGTGGAGGCAGTATCAGACATAGAGGTAGATGATGAATATGCTGAGGTTTGTTGCAATGGAGAGACGTTTATCGTAGGAACGGACATTATGGGTATTATTCCTGTCAAAGTATCCAGAGAAAACAAATCGGTGAAAAATGACATCATTGACGATAAACTACGATGGGATTTACTTCCAATGGAAGAGATTGAGGACATTGTAAAAGTCTATCATGCTGGTGCAAAGAAATACGGACCCAATAAATGGCAGAACCTTGACAACGGGTTTGAACGGTATCGTGCTGCGGCTGCCAGACACCTAATGGAATACATGAAAGGGGAAAGAATAGACTCAGATACAGGATGTTTTCATCTTGCACAATGTGCATGGAACTGTATAGCTATGCTGTGGTATGACAAGCATGGAAAAGGGTTGATACCATTAAACAAGGAGGAAAAGAAATGACAATAGAACAACTAAATTATTTATTAAGAAACGAGCTTTATGCTATAAAAAATCATAAAGACAATATTGATAGAATCAAAAAAGAATACTTTGATTCCAATTATGGGTTAAAAGAAGGAGATAAGATCCGTATTTTACACGAAGCAGGAGATGAAATGATAGGCTTCTTGAAAAAAGTTGAAGTATGTGAAGACGGAGATCTGTACTTGACAATCCAAAAACAAAACGAAAAAGGTGACAGAGGCAGAGGAGCATGGAATATGTATCTATCATCAAAATCAATTAAAATTGAAAAATGTGTATAATGCCATGAGAGTGTTAAGTTTATTTGACGGAATGTCATGTGGTCAAATAGCGTTAAAAGAAATAGGGATCACACCTGAAGTATATTATGTATCAGAAATAGATAAGTTTGCTATTAAACAAACGCAATTAAATTTCCCTAATACTATACAAGTAGGAGATGTAAGGGATTTGAATGTAGAAGATCTTGGACACATAGATCTTATTTTAGCCGGCAGCCCATGTAAGGATATGTCCTTTTCTGGAAAAAGAAAAGGGTTGTCTACCGTAGAAAGAATAGAAATCAAATCACTTAATGAGTATCTTGAATTAAAAAAACAAGGATTTGAATTTGCCGGTCAGTCTTACTTATTCTGGGAGTTTATTCGTATTTTGAATGATGTAAGAAAAACTAATCCTGATGTATTGTTTCTTCTTGAGAACGTTAAGATGGGAAAGAAATGGGAGCCGGTATTTGATGATGCTATAGGGTGTAAAGGCAATCATATTAATTCAGCACTTGTTTCCGCTCAAACCAGGAAACGTATTTATTGGACTAATATTCAAGGCGGCATTATCCCTCAACCTAAAGACGAAGGTTTGACCATAAGTGATATAGCGGAATATGAAGTAGATGAAAAATATTACTTATCTGAAAAAGTTTTAAACAATTTAGCTTTTCACTTGAAAAGAAATCACGACAAGGGAAATTGTTATGGAGCTAATATTAAAACAAAAGATGAGGAATCCAATACTGTTACCGTAAAGGGTAAATACATGTACGATCTTATTTGTGTAGCAATGAGAGGTAGGAATCCAGAAAAACCTACATGTAGAGAATCTGGTCTTAAAACAGTTCAGATGATTGAATTTAAAAACGATGGAAAATCCAATTGTCTCACAACAGTTCAGAAAGATAATCTTATTTTCCAAATACCAAGAGGATTTAACAAAGGTGGATTTCATGAAGATAAGGCTCCAACATTATCTTGTAATTCATATGATAGAAACAATTTTATCATACAGAGAGCATTACATGGCGATTTCAGAATAAGAAGATTAACCCCTACAGAGTGCTCCAGGTTACAGACTGTACCAGATTGGTATAAATGGGAATGCAGCGAAACCCAACAGTACAAGATGTTGGGGAACGGGTGGACTATTAAAGTGATTGAACATATACTTAAAAGAATAAAAGAATAATGATTAGAGCAAGATTTTACATTAAAAAATCCGACTGCGGTAACGACTACCGTCCAGTCAAATGGCCTATAAAATATCCATATTGGTGTAGTGCAGAATCCAGTAATTCATTTGTATTGGTGGCGTATGCTGAAGATGAAGACAACATAAAAGAACTGTGGCCGGAGGCGTATGATATTAATGTCTTAGAGAAAGATACCGAAATTAGATTCACATTAAGATTTCCTAAGCCGGAATGGTATGAATTATATGAAGAAATGTATGATACATTTGTGTGGATTACAGACACATGTCTGCAAGATGGTAAGATAAGAAAAGTAAAAGCTAAAATAGAAGATTATGATGGTACTTTATTAGCCGACACTCCTGGTCGGTTCACTCCTTATACAATAGGGTATCAAGCTTTTAAAAGTAAAGAAGAAGCTTTGAAATATGCAGAGGAACAGAGAACGGATTTAATTAAGTCTCTTAAGTTACAAATACATGAACTTGAAAATCTAAAATTTGAATACGATGATTAACTATGCAGCAAAAGCCAGAAAAGCTTATTTGATAAACAATTTCGATAAGATCCTTAACAGTCTCAACACGCTTCATTCAACGGTTGAGACCATGACGTTGTTCGTAAACGACCAGGCTTATAATTACATTCTTAAGCTAAAGGAAGTAATTAAAACCAGTCCTATGTATAAGCACAATATCAAGCGTCTTTTAAATAATATGGACAAAGAGATAAAGAGGTACAATGCTTCTATCTACTACATAAATAAAGAGCGTAGTGAGGTTATAGCTGATATAACACAAGCGATGGAAGATTGTCTCATGCCATACATAGACAATCTGGCCGGCGCTATAAGGGCAGCCGTGTGGTCGAAGGGTGTGTCCGAGGAGCGGACGGAAGCGGCGGTACTGTCCCTAATCGTATCCTCCTTGGCCACGACATCAGGCAGACTTATCTCAGGTGGATATCAGATCATGAAAGAAATGGGTGGGGGTCAAGGTGGTAATCCATTTACGTTTATGAGCATTGATAAGATAAGACACTTATCTACATCATTATCTGATGCTATTACCGGTGGGGAAATAGCTCTTGAGGAAAAAGAAGCCAATGACATAACTAAGGCAATGGATATTTTTATTGAGAAAATGTCTGATTCGGATATTGTTGATAAGGTGATCAGCATACTTGAAGAGGCTGAATCTAAAAATAAGGAGGAGCGATCGTGAATTATTTGGATGGGTATGTAGAAGAAGTTCTTTCTGAGCCGTACTATGATGATTATGGCTCTGGGGTTTTTAGGTGGTGGGTGAAAGTGTCTTACGTTTGTGAAGGCATAGGAGCTGTCACTACCTTAATGTTTGATACGAGAGAAGAAGCAGAGGCAGTAAAAATAGGTTATAAATTTTTATGTTGAAAATAATATGAGGTATTTTGTTTTATTGATGGCACTTGTGTTATCATCATGTTCGCATGATGATAGTCAGGTTAATAACGGATGGGTTATATATGATTTACGTCCTTTACAGGGTGGACGTGTGATGTATTATGCTGAAGACGAAAGAATTTCAATATTTAAACATAATAGAATCATAAAATTCGTTAGATACCAAGGGGGATACAATATCGGAGATTCTATTAAGATCGTGAAAGTAAAATAATATGGAAAATAATTTAAAACTCGTATGCCCAAAATGTGGCACCCCTCACCAGCCTCATTCTCCGCACACGATGGATGCAGATGGATTTGAAAGGTGTGAGATAAGAACTGTCATGGAAGACAGGGGATGGTGCTACGAATGCTCTTTTTGGCAAAACTTGTACGACAAGCACAAAGACGATCCTGGATGGGTTAGGATAGACGGTGTAAGCTGGGTGCTTAAGCCTATGGTGGAAAACGTACCGAGCGGATGGAACAGCCTTGGATGTGGTGGAAGAAAAATGTATATCAATATCGAAGGGAAAGGCATTGTTACATCAAATAACTGCTGGTGTCAAGGTGATGTTTCGGACGCATTCAAGGATCTTATGCCTGATAATGCTACTTGGGCTACGAAGGAGGAATTTGACAAAGCTCCTGTAGTAGGACATATCATAGAAGGTATTGGTTTAGTTTTCACAGATAGGGGAGGTCATGAAGTTAATGCTTAGAAACTTATTTCATGTTCTGCTTATACAAGAAAAGATGGTAACTACAACAATCCCCAACCATACAATAGGCGTACGGTTGGGGATTGTTGTCATATCGTAAAATTAAGTGTTTTTTTTAATATCAGATATTCAGTATGAACTTTACTTCCGCCATCATTTATCAAGTCCAAATTAATATAAGCTGTATATGATACATGATGATCACCAGGAGCAAGACGTTTCATATCTGATAAGAACATAGAATTTAAACCTTGGCCAGACCATGATTCTGGATATGGCAAAGGTTTAAAGTCGGCGTCTGTACATCTTACAACCCAAGTAAGATTAGGATCTGCCCTAACTATTCTATCATGAGGTCCATCAATTACAAGATCTGGCATCTCATATTGGTAACTATCATAATTAAGGACAATAGGATCACCAAAGTTTACACCGTATATAGCAGCAGGTGGAGTAAAGCTTGTTATTAAAAAGGTTCTATTAATCCTATTGGTTGTTCTTAGCGTAAACTCATCAGGTGCTATCACACTTACTCTAAATCCATAATAAGGAGAGGTTGTTAAAGCAATAGCAAGAACCACCGAATCCTGTTCAAGCAATTCCTCTGTCGTATCAACCTGACTATCGATCTCTTGCCTATCTTCCATTGGAACACCGCCTTGGACACTTATGGAATCCAGCCGTTCTTTTTTAGACAGAAAGATAAATTGCCCGCCCTGTGGAATGGTGCCTACTTTCTTTCCTTCTACGATTACCCCCCCCCCTATACAATCGCTAACTATCTTATACTCATATAGTTTAGCATTATTTTCAAATCTTCTTCTCATAATTTCATAAAATTAATTCAGTAAAAGGGCGGACATAATGTGAACTACCCCTTGAACCTGTATCCAAATGATCTCCTTGGATGTTTATATCATAATACCACGAATAGGAAAATTTTGTATTTCGAGTGGATGTCCACATTCTATTACTCATTATCGTACCTCCTACCATTAAAAGGCATTCGTTTATTTCATTCGCATACAATGATATCAAAAAAAACTCTCCGGCGCCACCTACATATCCATTTTGACCATTTTTAAATAAATAGCTATTAGCTTTATTAAAAGCGTAATCTGTATTACTGGTATCATATTCAAGATACGCATTCTGATTTTCACGCCCCCAATAATCCTTTTTAATAGTTCCCATATTAGAACTATCTTGTGCAAATATATTGTCTATTTCTCCATCCTTACCCCAACGAAATGTGCCAATATATTCGGTGGCTATAACAAAACACACTTTATCTACAAGAGCTATTCCATTGCATAGATCATTGGAATATCCTTTATTAGACCAATTTTCTTTCGTATATAATCCTCCGTCTACATGTTGGATATATAAGCCTTTATTGATTATAAGCGAAGGATTTACCCCCCCCCCTATTTGAAATCTTCTTCTCATTTTTTTTGCAAGATACTATTTTTTTTCATAACAAAAGAAACCGGTTCCCTATCATCTCTGACTGAGAACCGGTAAGAAAACAATTTCAGAAAAAATTTAACCTACATAATCTTTCAAGTAAGAACAAAAAACGTACAATCTACTCTTTGACGATGCTAATATAACATATTGGAATCATACAAAAACAATGCAAGTCCGATATTCTTCGTCTACTTGTAGCTAACATCATCGTCCCCTTCCGAATCAGGAGTAGCGCCGATGAAGAACATCATTGACTTGTTGTTCGTCTGCTGCCACCAATTATAGGCGCGCGCTACGTCTTCCGGCGTCTTGATATTATACCATTGTTTGATAAACGTCTGTTTGGCGAGTTGCCTAAATAACTTAGACTCTCCCTTGTATGTACCGGATGTTACTTTATCAAGTGAATAATTCCTAAGATCGGTAAGATCCTTCAGTTTTCGCCCCATAACAAACGGATCGTTAATGATATCTACCACGTTAAGCTCCATAATAAACGGCATCTGTGAAGCTATTTCGTTTATGGTTCTGAATCCGACATAGGATCCAAATTGAGTAAGCCAACTTTCTTCGTTTTCATCATCATCACGCCATCCGGCAAGAAGCATAGATACGGCTTGCATGATAAGAAACGTGCCGGCATAGACACTGAGGCGTTTGAGATTAGTTTTTTCTACCTCATTCATATTGTCTTTATTTTCGTTCCAGGCATCTATGATGTTTTTCATACCAGACTCGGAAGCCAGGCTAAATGTTTTGGATATCATATTCTTTAACGTAATTGACAACCCTTCCTCTTCTTGCATTGTCTGGAAATTGAAGCCACGTCTTTTCCACAGACGTTGAGCTGCCAGCACCAGCCAGCCTCGGTGGGCGGTCATGAACCTGGCTATCCAGTTGCGCGATGCGGCAGTTCGGTTTTCTTCATTCAAAGATCCGTTACATATCTGCGACAAGCTACGGACTTGATTCCTGGTTATAGCCATCTGGGTTTCAACTTCCTCAACAGTAACACCTGATCCGGGCTTTACAACCACCTTCCCATCCACGACATCTACCATACTCCATAAAGTACGATCTTTTAATGCATTCCATTCTCTTTTTATGGTACTCTGTTCTTTATTGCGTTCTTTTTCCATCTTGAAATCTTGGAACGTGTAGAACCGGCCTTTGTAATAACGAACATTGTCCATAGTAGCAATCATAACCTGCGGATCAAGAGGGTAGTTCAGGATTTCCATAAAAGCATACATAGGTGAACGCATTAAGGTCCTGGCCACTCTATTGTATCCGGCACCATACATACGATTTCGGATATTGAATATCCCCATTCTCTCACCTATGACATATAATTTGCTTTTCCTATCTATGTCTCCGGTTTCTGCTATACAAGATGGCGCAAGACGGGAAAACTCAGCCGATGCGTATTTAAGGGAATCTTTGCTTATATACTGTCCTACGGCTGATTCCATGATGAGGTTGATATGGCCGGTAAGGGCGCCGGTAGCTGCCACAAACGGGGACAGTGCCAAGTTCATGACCGACATAAATCTTTCAACGGCCATCATTATCCTGGTAAGGTCTACTGTGTATCCACCGATGTTTACCGTCAGTTTTTTGGTGTTCATCCTAATGCCATAATAATGGTCATTGAAGAAGTCCCTGAACATCTGATATGCTTGGGTTGCTTCAGCTTTCTTCCCGCCTTCAAATTGCTTATTCAGCAACATCTGTTCCAGTCCTTGGGCAAGCTCTATAGACTTCTGCTTTTCATTGTATAACGATGACTGCATCATAAGCATCGAATAAGAGTAGCCAAAATCGTGAGATACATCATCTTGGTTCTCCAATTCATATATGTAGTATTTAGGTATAGACCTAAGTCTGTCTTCCGGATCATATACTTCCCCTTGTCTGGTTTTACCGTATAAAGAATCGTCTACTCTGTCCAGGCACAGATCTGATACAAAATTACGAACCGTATTTTTGAAGTTAATACCCAATCCTTCTATACGTTCTATATCTTGTTTTGATATCTGTGGAATAGCATACAGGTTCGGGCTCTGCTCTTTGTATAGATCAAGTGATTGTCTTTTTATTTCCTTGAGTTTTTGAATCATATTCCACTGATCTACGTTTTTAGTAGCAACTTCATTACCGTCAGCATCATACTTGATACCAAAGTCATTGAAATACGATTCGTCACGATACAGGCTTTTCTTAGGCATGCGATGACCATACCCATGATCTTTTACATAATCAGGATTACGGCCGCTATTTTCGGCTTCAGATTCAGCCACCCATGCCCTTGCAGGGTCGAAAGAAAGGTACGATATGTCCATGCCATAATCTTGGGTGGATGTACCGTTTTGTACGTCCTTAACCATCTGCGCCACATCTATCTCACCTCGACCGATTTTGTCGATCATGGCCGCATATCCGGTAGGCGCCATGCGTTTATAGTACGAAAAAACCTGGCTCCTGGCAAATTCATTAACAATAGCATTAGCTTCTTCTATGCCCGCTTTTATGTCAGCTTCTATACCCTCTTCTCTTGTATTATTTAAAAATAAGCTGGCCATCTTAGCATTAACAGCATTCCTGAAATCTCTACCGTCTAATTCTTTGCTTATACCAAGCTTTTCTGACAGGTAGTTGGTTTCAGATACGGTAAACAGATATCGGTTATCAGCAGCCTTAAACAGCTTATCCCTTAAAGCCTGAATCCTTTTTGCTTTCTTCGCCGTAGTATGACGTTGTACGAACTTCCATTCCACTTCCTTGGAGTCAGCAAGAGCATTTAAATAAGACTGATTTACTTCGTTTTCAGCCTTACTGCTTTTAGTAAGGTACTTATCAATATCTTCAAGACCCACCATCTTAGCATAATCTATCAAAATAGCGTAATCGGTTTCAATAGCTTCGGATGCGGCCCTAAAAGCATCTCTTTCAGATGAGGTAAATGTCGCTTCGTTAATTTCTCCGATATCAGCCACATCGCGATTGTTTCCGATTATTTCCTTGATAATGGCCTTATTTTTTTCTATATCTTTTACAATCGAGTCCACGTCAGTCGCATCTCTATCACTTGTCGTAGAACTAATGATATCATGCGCCATTTTAAGATACGAAGCCTTGTTATTTGATTCGGTACGTGCCGACTGTTCCGATTCTACATCATTCCAAAACCGATCATTAAATGACAGGTGACCTCCCAACATAAGTGCCTTCAACGCAGCTTCTCCTCCTGACTCGTTCTGAATCGTTCTTAATTTTTGCAAAAACGATTCTGATACGGAATTAGTGGCATTATTTGATTCTTTTCTCCAAACTTCATTTATGGCTTGTATTTCTTTGGCCATCTTAAGTTGGTCGCCGGTTTTTTCAACACGTCTGGTCCCTACATATATGTATTCCGAAGCTGCTTCCTTACGTTGTTTACGAAGCAGTCCTTCTTCTTCGTAGTTACTACTCTTATAGTAGGCAACCTCATCAAAATTACCACCGCTATCAATAAAAGGCTGCCTCAATATCCGTTTTTGCCGGGATAAGGCATTAAGGTATTCTTTGGTTGTTTGAGAAACCGGATGTCCTAATTCTTCTTCAGCCTTTTTGTATATGGATTCCATTCTTGTGGCGTAACTTTCACTAAATTCCAATTCTGAATTTTCAGCATCCCACTTTTCCATCTGCTCCGTATAGATCTTTTCCTGCTCGATGGTAAAAATATCGGTATTAACCCTGTCAGATGAGGGCTTAAATTTAGCGTTTTCAGTAACCGTATTTCCGTCCTTGTCAACTACTTCTCTTTTAAATACGTAATTACGATTATTGTCAACCACATCATTGATTTCTTCTTCTGATATTTCTATGTTCATGGCAGCCGCAAACGCACGCATCTGTGCCAGTTTCTTATTACGATCGTATTTAGCCATATCAAGAGCACTGCGAAGGTAATTAGAAGTTTTGCCATCTACTTTCTGAAGCAGTTTTTCAAATTCAGATTTGTTAAAACCATGCTTTTTAGCATATGCCAGGAAGTCGGATATGGCGGGCTGAGCATTCACCATCGCATTGTAATTGTCTTTGGCAATCATAGCTCCAAGAGCGTTATTGAACGGACTGGAAGAATGCTCTAATATACCGAACCACCTACTTATCCAAGAGACATCATGTTGAACTTTGTCAAAAAATTCTTTTACTCTCTTTACCTTATCTGCCGGCACATGAAGTTCGTTCATTAACTTATCAAGCAACGTGCTTTCATCAAGGTCTTGTACTGATTTAATATCAGACTGAATACCATTAATGTCGGCAATGACGGTATTGATCCTATTTGTATAATCCTGCTTTTCACGTTCATCAAATTCGGCACTTCTGTTACGGATATATCCTCGAAGATCGTTCATGATCGGAAGAACCTGATTGTTGATAATATCTACGTTCTTTCGATCATTGGTATTGAAGTGAAGCTTACCATCTTTGGTATCACCATGAAGGATGGTGTTCACCACATTGCTTAAGTATCTGACCTGAGCTTCGGCTGTAGAGATCATGCTATTCATGGCAGCCGCCATCTCATTCTTGTCTATTTCGGTCTCTACCTTATTTATCTTATCTTCTATAGTCTTAAGCTGAGCAAGGGTCATAGACGTAGTTACAGCCCTATCAGAGCTTATCTGACGCAAGTCTCTTAAGGTTTTTCTCAATGCCCGGATCTTAGACTCAAGAAACTTGTTCTTGTTCATAGAAGAAAGGGAGTATAATGTAAAGTCATTATCCTTTAACAGAGAGGTGTCAAATCCTTTATCTATGTCAGTAATGGCAAGATCACGAATGCTTTTAATAACGTTATTCAAATCTTGTCTTTGGGTTGATAAAGCTGATTTAAGCCAGCTTACGATTCCAGAGAGAAGCTGCCGGACGCGCCCCAGGAAGGAGGTGGGCTCTACCGGCGCCTGTGCTGTGCCGGTCTGCATCTCCCTGGCGAGGATCTTTCCAAGAATTTCTCTCCTAACGGCATTATCAAGCTCAGATCCTTCATATACCTTACCGTATGTATTATAATACTGACCTGCATACTGGTTCCACTCTTCCGTACCTTCTACATCTTGCAGAACAGCCTCAACAGCATTCTGATCTCTGTATGCCTCTACAAGGAAGTGGGATGTTTCTTCTACTAAATCAGATAAAGTAGCATCTTCACCAACTGCTATTACGTTATTGGCAATATCCGCCAATGCCTTAGCAGAAGGTTCATGCCCGTATTTGGTTTGGTACTTCTCTATATAATCGGTCATACCTATGACACTAACGCCAAGCGTTTTCAGTATCTCGACAATAGAATTTCGTTGGTCACGTTCCTGCCTGCTATAATCCGATACGATCTTAGCTTTAGTATCAGCATAAAGATCGTTGTCTTCTAATATGAATGAAACTACAAGCGCATCAAAATGATCGTACTTAGCATCCAATTCATTGTATCTTCCTGACTTAAGATCGTTCTTTATCTGCTCTTTGCTAACCCTTTCCGTTCCTCCGGTGGCGAGCCTCATAGTTACCTTACTATTATCCAACGAGCTTATGGTTATCATACCTTGGTCGTTCATGGAAACATCGGAACCAAAATGATTACGGAGCTCGGTGTAGGATAAGGATGAATTGAAAAGTCTAATTTGTCCTGTATGTCCTTCTCCTGTAAGATAATAGCTTCTTGTTTCAGGATCTAATATCTTAGATCCGGACAAAAGACCTTTCTTTATAAGGTAGTTAATTATACCACCTTTTGTTGATAAAGAAGTAGAAGCAGACGCGGTCATGACCGGTATAAAAGACTTGGGATTATTAAGAACATACTTTCCAGCCTTGTATGTAATGTCTGCCACGCCATCCACGGTAGATTCTTGAACGGTGCCGGATAAGAATCCTATTCTAATATCATTCCCACCAGAACGAAGAGCTTCTCCGTAATCTTCAAATAATTGACTACGATCGTTCATAAAAAACAAACGAGGCTCTCCGGTCTGATACGTTACACCCACAGGATTAGGATCTGCCTCCGGTAGCTCTTCTGGGCTAAATATCTTAAGACCGTCTTTTATAACCATATAATTAGCATCCTTATCCTGTACCATAGATACGGGAGTGAAGTCCGAAGATATAGCATCTTGTAGATACTGACCGGCGTCTATTCCAGGTCCTTCCAGCACGGAAATGCTTGACGGAACCATAGCATCCACCAACATAATATTATCACCCAGATCTTGGCTGTAGAATCCAAAGCCCGATTCTTGGATTTCATAAGGTGCATCTGATTTTGACACAAGAACAGGGTTACTCATCTTAGACGCCTTATCCAGCACCCTTTCTCTATAGGATTCCGGAATAAGGCCGATGTTGGATTTTACCTTATTATAAGCCTGTTTATTAACAGGTACATTCCTTCTCCAGTCACCAAAAGCCTTTAAGAACTTATTAGAAAATACGGTTTTAAAAACAGTAGTAGCCCGTTCCCTATTCTCCATAAGAGGAATAGATGCTATTTTATCAAACAACATAGACCTGTCCCCTGATCTGGTAGAGACAGAAACAACTTTCTTTTTATTATCTCTTTTAATAATACACGTTGATGTCATAGTAAAACATTTTTGTTATAAGACAAAGGTAGTTAAAAATCAAGCATATCATAAAAAATTAAGCCATCTAACTTCTCAGTCTGATGGCTTAAAAACGATATGAAAAAAAATTATAATCTGACGTAAATCGTCAAGTTACGCTTATGCATTATATTTGTACCCATTTCTATGAATAAACCTTCCAGATTCGAACCTTTCCACATCATCCGGTCCAATAGGTCCGCAGTCTTCCCTCCTTGCCTCATACCACAGCCCCAGCTTACGGAGCCGGCAGGTTATGACGTATTTAAAGCAGTTGTGAGTAAAATGGAATACGGATCCTACTGGGAAATACCTGGTAGTTTGAAACACTATTCTTTTTCGTTTAGTATCAAACGTGATATCTCCTACTACCTTAGTCACGTAATAGCTTATGCCATTTAACGTTTCATCTGTCTGCGGTATCCAATAATAACCTCGTGCCATGCCACAAATATATGAAAAAGTCGGATAACTTACGTACCCGACTTTATTATTTGTTTAAATAGTCCAATTTCATCTATTTTTACATGACCGCTTTGCATACTACCATTATTAGAATTGTAAAGAAAATTGAAACCACTTTCTTTTTCCTGTCTTTCAAAAGAACTGATATCCTTTCCTCTACGAGCTCTTCCAAAAGCTTTCTTGAACAACTTTCCTCTGAAGGTCTTGATGAGGATCTTGGTAGCGTTATTGCCAGCTCTTACCATCGCTTTCCTTGCCTGGTCCTCCGAGACAAAACTACTTTGGAAAATATACGATGCTGCTGCTTGTATGTCCTGCTTGGTAATCATATTATAAACATTTCTTTCAAAATACTATTTTGTATACTATATATCAATTTCATCCCATCTCTATCATATACGTCAAAAAAGGATTCACTTAAGTTCTTTGGATTTACATTCAGTTGAATTATGCAATTACCGGTATAAACCTTAATCCCGTAATTATCAGAGTATATATCCTGCATAGTATCAAATGTCTCAATTAAATTTTCAACAAGGGCTCTGTTAAATGAAAAAGATTCTTTACCATTACCTTTAAATGTGATATGATCTAAATTAATGTTGTCAAATACATACTCTAACTGATTGCCGTCCATCATATTATAAGTGATTGACTTTTTGATTACAAATCCCATATTATTCTGTTTTTTTAGTTGTTAATATAAATCTTCTGAATACAATTGTTCCCTAATGGCACTCCTATCTACTACCATTTCCTGATTATTATTTTTAACAAGTTCAGACGCATCCTCTCTTGTTAAAAACCGGTTCTTGCTTGTCAAAAATCCTTGAACACTGCGGTTTTTATGAGCAATACCATAAGCTGCAAACTGAGAAATGATAGAACAATGTCTCAATCCACAGAACACGGCGCCGGATGGTATATTGGTGGGCTGATGGGGACGCTTCTTGCCGTCCTGCACCCAGATGGCCGCGCATATCACGATTTCCTTATCACACATAAATCAATAATTTAAAATACCGTTTTTACCAATATGCTTCTTTTCTTCTTCAGTAGGCCATTCTTTCTTGAACTTACCGTGCCACGTTCCAGGAACCACCACCAGTTGGTCTTCCTTATCATATTCAATAGCAGCACATTCAGAACAAAGAGGCTTACCTTCATATCCCTTTAGCGACTTATCGTAAATACGATTCTTACAAGGTCTTGTAAGAGCCCAGTAACACGATGTGGCTGTATTATCTATACAGCCACATCGTGAACAAACAAACAAACAAACTCATTTCACAACCTCCCAGTCATTCGACGATATATCTTCTATACTTGGATTCCACGATGTCAGCCTCCGTGTTTCTTCATTTATAATTATGATCAATGACTTTTCCACATGAATTGAGCTAACACCACTTTTTCTAAAAGCATCAAGATGTTCATTTTTCCACCCATGCCTTTTGATATTATTACCATTTTTCAAAAATTTAAAAGCTTCTTCAAATGTTAAACCCGATTTCTTTCGAAAAAGATACTGTTCAAGTCTGTCTGCGGCTTCATTTGGTGTATGGCCATCATATTCGAAAGCGGTTTCTCTTTCTGGAACATCAAACAAATCCCAGTATTTGCTTTCATAGTGATTAGACACCTGACCAGTGGGTAACATTGCCATCACAATAAACCAGTCATCAGAACCGAAGCATCTTTCTCCGTCGCTGTGTCTCCTTGATTTGCAAACTTCAACCTGTCCGTTTCTGGCTAATAAATTAAAGAAGGCGGCATTATACAACATACGGTACCGATACAATTCATTGAAAGTATGGTATCCGTCAGAAACTTCTCCCATGTCTCCTGGTTCTGCTTCAGGTTTAGAATGATTAGGATAGTAGTAGTCCACTGATGCTTTTAACACGGACTCGATGTGTTCCAATATCCTCGTAGCATCATCATGTTTAAAAAAATACTTGAATCTTTCAACGAATTTAATATCTTCATTGATTGTTGATTCGAACTCTTCTTTTGTCATCATTCTAATTACATCTTTAAAATCTTTTAATTCCATTATTTGTAATATTTTAATTGTTCATAAATCCTATATTTACTTATATCATCGCACAGGTTACACCCTTCCGTACATCCACAAACCGAACAATACGAGTCTCTTTCTTCCTTCGGTCTGGATTGAAAATCTCTTACAGCCTTAATCCATATAGGAGAAATAATCTTACCGGAAAATACAGGTACATTTAAAAGTAGTGTTTTCATGATTTTGGCAAAACATTCATATAACACGGCACATCTACCACATCTCTTCTATGAAGTCTCTTTTCAAAATAGGAAACCATGTAAGTGTTTTTACCTTCGTGATCAGGTCTGGGATCAAAGCATTCAAAAACGAATCTTGTTCTACCTTCAAGATGACCAAACATGAAAACAAATTCGCCACCGTATCTTTTACTGGCTAATTCTTCTACGGTCATAACCTATCTCCTCCCAATCCTGAATTGATACTCACATACTTAACACGGACACCATTTCCACGTCCAAGCTGACCCCAGCCGGGCGATGGGGTTCCCTTAGCCGGAGCAGGGACAGCCCTAAGCCGAGGCCAGTCCTGCTTTTGCCTCATGGCTTCTGCCTCTTTGTAATACCGGTTACACAGCTCTTGATCTTCGTAACCAACGTAATCTTCCTTATTTTCCATATAGAATACTTTTTCAACAAAAGTACGACATTCATGAATTAATTAGATTTAAAATAAAACAATATGAATTAAAATAAAAACCCGATACGTTAAAATCGCATCGGGCCTGGTATTGAAAAAAAATAGGTTCAGATCTTGGGTAAAGATTCGAGCCAATTTTTAACATCTTTATATTTAGGGTCTTTGTATATTCTATCTTTCAGTTCATGCAATGCTGAGTCCATAACCGTATTCGGTACGCCAATCAACTCTCCTATTAAATACAATGGGGTTTTATTCGATTTAGATTCGTGTGCTATATTCATATCCAAAAAAAAGTTATGTGAAACAAACCGGCCACGGGTATTCTATTGCCCGCCGACCGGTATAATATTTTTATTCCTTTTTTTTCCAAACGGGAAAAACGGGAATGCGGGAATCATATTTTTTACTATGGCTCCCGCACCACCGTTAGCCCCGGCTCCATCTAAAAGGACGATTTTATCACCACCCATAATTTTATAGTATTTAATTGTTAAACATATGTGCATGAAGCACGTAACAAAGATCATGATTGTAAGGTGGAATATTGGTGTTTTTATTTCCTATAGAAGAGAAGTATTTTCAGAAAATACAGAAGAATAATACACAATGAGTGATTTTCCTATTTTGAATAAACGCTATAAAACAAACCAGGACCCGCATCACTGCGAGCCCTGATCTACACTAATCTAAACTAATACCATGAAAAACTTAAATCTAAAAACTAAAGAACACACAAATGTATGAAAATGTATGCTTTTCACAAAGAATCTGTATCCTGTTCTTTTGTGTGATTCAAGACATGGGATATAGTTCTGATACTTAATCCGGTTTGATTTTGTATCAGATTATAAATATAGGATTTTGAAACTACAGTTCTTAATTGACCTAAATCATTCATAATGTTTTTATACATAAGATGAATGCTGTTGTTACGTTTGATGGTACTGATTCTCATTTCCTACTGTTATTAGTTACGTTCGGTTCTTACTTTTTCCTTATTTCCATAATCTCTTCCTGAAACTAATATTGCAAACTCAACAAAAATAATTCATAAACAATGAAAATCTAACTCTTCTTGTATGTTGTTGATATACGTGCATATATAAGAAAAGTTAGACTTTCACAAGCCTCACTTCCCAAATTATAACTATGAAAAAACTATATATATATACAAAAATTACCTGCATTCCAATTTGTTAAGATCATCCAATTCAGACTTGCTTACGGTCATGTCTTGCGTCAAGCCAGATCTGTTTTGGTATGGAGCGTAATCGGTTTCTACCGTCTTAGCCTTCTGAGTAGAATCGTATTTCACCTCTGATTCGGTTCCTGTCAGATTTTGGTAGATAGATCCGGAACTACTTTCGCCGACTTTAGTGAACACCGTGTTCCCTATTCTGATAAAATTATCATACAAACCTTCTACGATAACATTACCATCCTGCTTAGTTATGTTATGATCCCGAACCTCATTTAAGAGATTAGGATGTTTCGTAAAAAGATCGTGATAGAAATCAGAACCGGCATATAACATATCATAATAATCCAAATAGAACAGATCTGTAAAAGAAGGATCGGTACTGCTCATGCTATACTCAAATAACTGCTCACGATCATTACCTGCCAAAGATAGTTCAATTTGTTTTAACGTATCCGGATCTGAAATGGTAAGACCCAGTAAATGATCTGGTTTAAAGTCAAGATACTTGTATGCTCCTTCGTACACTTCTGTATTATGAAGCTTATTTTCAAGATAAGATTGGTATAAATCGAATAAGAGTAAAGGATTCTCTTTGTCCTGCTTTCTGTTTATGTATCGGCTAAACTCCCGTTCTTCATTAACATACGGGCTTCCAGGAATAACAAGATGACCGAACGCCAATCTGGTAGCATTCATCTCTTCCGTATTCTGAGAATCGGTATAAGACAGGACGTATTTTTTAATAGAATCAGCAAGGGCCTTACTATCTACGTTTTTCACGCGGAGCTTATCTAAAACACCATCTTTAAAACAATATTCAGGATAGATACCAGGCGGGAAATAAGTTAGGCTCTGCTTGGCAAGCTCGGCAGCCATATCGTACAAATCACCTAAATTATCTCTTTCTACCTTATGATATAGGTTTCCACCAAGATAAAGCAGGGAATGATTTTCAAATGCCGATACCGGATCTATGTCAGATTCCATATAAACGATATTCATATTATCCATATACTCTGGAAGAAACATGACACGGCGATCCTGGCTATCTCCAAGAACGTCATCAATAGCAGAAGCTAAGGTAGGAGCATAAGTGTCATCGTTGTGCCTTGCTACATAAATATCGAGATCCAACATCAAGCTATCAATTTTATTCAGCGATTCTTCTGTTCCGTCGTATGCTTTAGACGCCCCTACGATATCTATACCAAGACCTACACAAGCCTCTTCTACGTCCCACATCATACTTCTAAGGTCTTCTTCTGTATCAGCATTAACCCTGTTTAGAAAGGCTGATATACGAGCTCGTAATGACTCAGATCCAATAGGGCTGTAATAAGCATAATCTTGCAACTTTGATAATGACCGTCTCTTCCTTTCTACGATATTATTGTCTTCTAAAGTTACAACCGGAACGATGTTCATATTCGAAAATTCGTTGAACAGCGACAAGGCAAAACTCTTATCCGACTGATATCTTTCAACTAACTCCGGATATGAATCAGATAAAGACTCGAAAGCAGCATCAAACTCTGAAGCAACACTAATACCTCCTACTGTGTTTTTTATAGCCTCATAAACTTCAGCCGGATTATATGATGCTCTCTTTCCTAATTTATTGAAGACGCCATTTTTATACACAACAGGACCGTATGGTTTTTCTACGGTTGTGAAGTAAGACTCTTTCCCAAGATCGTGTTCGTTATTGGAATAGTCTAATAATAGCCTCATAAAAGAGCTGACCTCATTAAGTACAGAAGGATTATCTAATATCCTACTTATCTCTGTCTCATTGTACAAGCCGGATCTCCTTAGATTTTCTTCATTTAGGATAAGATTACCATCCACATAAAAAGAGCTTCTAACTCTATTAATAAGAGATCGTATGCTATATATGGAATTGGATATCATAACATCTCTTACATCCTTAACATCCTGAGCCGTTAAGGGATCGGAAAAATAAGCCTGACGCTTCATATACGACAGCACATCTTCTAAAAGAGGTTCGCCATTAGGATCGGTATTAAACATCTCCCCTGGAGCCGGGTTATTCCAATGACCATAATACGACAAAAAATCAGAGGTGTAAGCCTTAGCCCATACCTGAAGAGCTCGTTCGCTATTTCCTAATAATTTTAAGGCACTTTCGTAAAGAACGGAAGGCTCACCGTTAGGAGCCTCAACCCGTTCTATTTTATTTTCCTTCTTTTCTATCTGACATTTGACACCCATAGTGATTAACTTTTTTGCAAAGTTAATTATAAAACTGACTTATACAATGACGGATCCCAAACTCCCTCTATATAAATCTCCGGAAAACTCAAACTGCCATCACGAAGAGTGGAGACTTGCAAGCTGGGAATGTTGAAAACAGTACTGGTACTACCAAACTCACCATTCAACTTGATAGCATTTCCGCTGTTATTAGCCTCATAATAAAAATAACAATAATTTTCATTAAGACTCGGATCATATTCGTACCAATATGTTAGATCTTGTATATGGTCTTCTATATTACCAATTTTATTTTCACCTAATATAAAAATACCATTATTGCTATGATGATAAACCATAGATTCATAACCACCCTGATTCTAATAACTATTAAACATTATGTAACTAAAATCGGAATCATGATCTTTTAATACAGGTCCTATATGTATATGAATTTTATTAAACTGACATACATAAGGTCTTTTTCCTCCAAGCCTTTTTATATCTTCATTAGATAACTTATTATAACATCCTCCCACAAAATTATCCGCAGCATTAAAAAATCTTCTTCTCATACTCAACACTCCTTATTTAACTCATTTATCGAATCCGAATTATCAGAACCTTCTACAAGATTCTTATTCCTATCTATCTCTTCCTGGCTCATATTACTCATCATATTTTGTATTTTCCTACCAGATTGAGATAAAGAACGGATGAATGCGCTGGAACTTATCTTAACTCCAAGATCCGGTTTTGCCCTAAACGCTTCTCCGGTACTGATATTATATAAATCATACACACCTAAGTTCATGTAGAATTTGTATATCCAGTTTCCACCAGCTTTTTTGTATCCTAATTTGGTTAGCTCAGTTACACTCATACCAAATTTAATGCCATTACGAGCCATTATCTTCTCTGGTATAGGTTCTACCTTAGCCGGAACAGATGTATATGCTTCATCACCGCCGTACAGGAAATAAGGGGTTGTCACCCTTGATATGTGAGTAAGCGGTTCTTCGGATATACGAGGCTCGTCTTTCGCAGCCTTAGATCCTTTCCTTAGATTGGATATTCTAATAAAAGGATCGTATGTCAAAAAGGTTAAGCCGTATTCTACTTTATAACCTGATACGCCGTTAAGGTCCCTTATAGCCTTAGTCGTATGCGAGTGATTGATGGTGTCTATACCATACCTTGATTCCATATCGGTCATAATACTATTAACCTCATCTCCCTCTACATAAACCTCTTCTCCTTCCGGGATAGAGGTTATGCCGGCAGCCCTTCTAAGTAACCATAAAGTAACTTCAGCAATGTCAGAGAACTTATCTCCGTTCTTCCTATAGTTATCTACTCTTCCTTCTTCAGATCCAGGTAATTCGACATTTCTTTCAACTTCGACATTTGTTCCGGGTTGTCCTTTGCCTTCTCCATCTCCCTTTTTATCGCCATCTTCCTCAGTGCGTACTGCACCGCCTTCTGCACTTCCTTCTTTTCCATCATTTAAAATATTATATGATTCTGACTCTATAGACTCCACAACAGCATCATACTCTGGTATGCCGCTAAGGAAATCTGCTACGTTATTCAAAAACTCTATTTTTTCCTCGTTTGTCATATCAAGGCTTTCCACGGGCTCCCATATGGCAGGCAAGTTGTTTGATTCTATTGCAGTAGAAACATCTTCTATAGTTTGGTTATCCACCGTAGGAAAAACTTTAGAAACCAAACTATTGATATCAGATTCCATTTTTTCTACTTCCTCTTTTGTGCCATATTCTTTTAGGGTGTCCATGCCATTGACTCTAAGAGAATAATTCAAAGCCTTACTCGGAACAAAATTAATATATTTCAAAAAGTTTTTCAACTCTGATATAATTTGTTCGTCAGATCTTGGCCCAACATAATCAACCACCACCTGATCCGTTTGAGAACGAAGCCAAGAAACGTATTCATCTAAAGTCTTACCACCTTTACCGGAAGGAGTGGATATTTTATCACCTACTGTTCCTTTAGGTTCTAATCCCATTTCCTCCTTAAGACTTTTAGGATTACCTCTCTCACGAAGAAACCTCAAGTCACCTCCTACAATCTTCCTTGCTATAAAATCAAAAATATTAGCATAAGGCGGCAATCCCTCTTTTTCTATATGAGATTCTATTTCGTTTAACATAAGAGAGAAGTTTTTCCTGGAGGTACGCTTCTTGCCAGGTAAAGACTGCGCAGCTTGTGCCGCAGGAGCCGGCTGAGCTAATGGCGCCGGCTGAGTCTCCCGGACAGCCCCTTCCTCTGGCATTTCCTCTTCGTAAACTTCCACGTATTCTTTAGAAGTAACGGTCTTACCCTCATCAGAGAAAGGAAGATCATCCTCTATAAGCGACTTAGGTCTGGAAGATGATTTACCAAACTGGATCCTGATCTTAGGAGCAACAAACATCTCACCTTCGAAATCTATTCCAGATTCTACTTCAGACGTCACAATGTCTTTCACGCTCCTACTTCCATCTTCTACCCACTTAACAACATCAGGAACCGTAGATAATTTCTCTATAGCCTCACGAGCTTTTCTAAGCCCTGAAATAGGATTCAAATACGATACTTGATACGAAGCCGGATCAAGGCCTAACTTGGTTAGATACGCATTAAGATCTTGTATATCATCTTGACCCATCTGTAGCAATTCAGAATCACCAGATTCAAGCAGCATATCTATAAAAGACATCCATTTCTGCCCTTCCTCTGATTCTACAGAACGTAGGCTAACTGGGAAAAGATAATTAAGACCGTTTTTACCTTTGATGACAACTACCGGAACTCTTACATTTTTGTAATTATTCCCCTTGTCATTTAATATAGAATAAGCAAATGGGAAGCCTGTGTATTTAGATCCGTTCTTAAGCACGACTTTGCCATTTAATACATATCCTACATCAGATATTTTTTCAGCACCTTTTTCGGTAATGGGGAGATTTTCTACCTGGCCATATCCTTGACCGTTCACCTTCATGTTAAACACCGGTCTTCCGGGAAGGGTCTGGGCAACAACATGCGTGCCGACGCCGATGGTAGCCGACCGGCCGGCGTCCTTCTTCCACTTGTTAAAAGCCGTTCTTCTTATTTTACTTATACCATCTATGCCTCCTGTATCAGCTTTTACGACAGAAACGAATCGGTTCCCACTCATGACCTTGATAACCATATTGGACACCAGTTTATTCTCAGCAGATTCTATTCTTTTTTTATCGCCAGACTGAACAGCGTCATTGTATTCGGCAAAAAGAGACTGATTATAGGTATCATTTACATCTATTTCGAGATTAACCTTATCTCCTTTTTTCAAAGAAGATAATGCTTCCTGATCTATTTTATCTACTTCATTCTCTCCGAATCCGACACCCGTTCTGTACGGAACCAACTCATCTGAATCAAGACGCTTATAAACCAAAGAATATGAATTACCCACGTCCTGAATAGACACGTCTGTGTAGCGATTAAGAACACGAGCCGATTCTTTGTCTATAGACCATCTCGCATGATAAGGCAGTTCAATTATAGTAGCCGTTTCCCCACCTATGTTAAGAGAATACCTTTTAGTGCCATTAGCGTTCGTTTCAGAGCTTATTTGAATAGGAACCAATGATTTTATAGAAGATATAAATTTATCGGCTCTAAGACCCGCAATTTCATACCTTTCATTGCCATCATTAGAGATTCTTCTTACCATCAACGTCTCTGGATTCTGGGCGCTATCTATATTGGCTCCAGGCGTATTATCAGATTCGTCTAATTCATTTACAAGAGAATCTATATTAGCATCATCCTCCCCGAAATTACTTAACGTAGATTCAGAAATACGACCTTTATCAATAATCCTGTTCTGTTCAATATAAGGAAGGAGATCTGTGATATTTCCAACCTGGCCAAGATCTTCTATGGTAAATACCGAATCTGCAAGTTTATCTTCGTCAACTTTCTCTCCTTTGTCCCGCCTGTTCATTATATCAACATACGAAGAAATAGCATCATCAAGCTCCTTTCTTTGATCTGGCTCCAAATTAGACTTAGCCATATCAATAATAGCTTTATTTTCCTCATATACTGATCTCGGACTTGTAAGCCTGTCAGCCTTTTCAGATAATGATTTTATAAGATTAACAGGACTATCACCTAAAGACGATACATAATCATCAAAATCTTGTTTGTATTTATCATACACATCTTTTTCCCTTGCAGTAAGAAGATCGGTATTTCCTGTATATAATTTATCAATTATAGACTGCCTTACGACCGGGACCGTAATAGGATTATCCATAGCAGCTTCATAATCTTCATCCGATACAGATTCCGTAAGTGGAGACTCTTTTATATTATCTTCCGCTTCCTTCATCCTATCTTCTCTTACTCTATCAAGAGCATGCATAAAAGCCTTGATAGTCCAAGCTTCGTCTTCCGAAATCTTACCTTCTGACACAGCTTGATCTACTACCTCATCAGTGTCATATTCACCAACTTTATTAGGCTCTGCAAAATCAGGAACCTTGTCATCCCCCTTATAAGGAGTAGACCATAGAGAAGACAGCGCTTTTGAAAATCCCCTGTTTTCCTCAGCTAAGAATCTTTTATCAAGCATCTTAGATAAGAAGTTATTCATATTTCTATAGTCCATCAAACTCCTGCGGTATTCATTTACCAAGGATCTCATGGCTTTGTCTTTGGCTGTAAACTTCTTTTCCTGTCTTGATTTCACATTGAAATAATCATCAAAAGCTACAAGCGTATCATAGGCCTCTATTACATCTTGTGAACTTATGGGAGAAAGAGGAGATGATAAAACAGATTCGGTTTTACTTACCAACTCTTCTATCGAAAACTCTTTTCCTATTAACGTTGATAACTCAGATAACGAATTATTGTAATTGGTTCTAAGATCTTCCAATTCTTTGGTTTTTCGTTGTATGGATTCAGCTTGTGGGTCTTTTCCATCTACGTTACGAGGACGAGTAGCAAGATCTTCTATTTCGGATTCAAGCTCTTCTATCCTTGACCGTATGCCACGAATAGCCATAGCCCGCTCCCTCGCCCTGCCCGACAGCCGGGAAAACGTACTTAGCGCATCCGCCACGCGAGGCTGCCCCGAAAGCGTTTCTATGACAGAAGCTATGTCTTTCATTCTTGATTCCGATTGAAGACCAAGAAAAGCATTACGAGCCACGTATTTTCTAAATTCGATCTTAGAGTCATCACCTATAAGATCTTCGGCAAAACCTTGAGCAGATCTGAAATCAGAAAGACGATTATTATAATTATCAATAATAGAATCCTTGTATTTCCTTGCCTCTTCCAAAGACATTCCATTAGCTTCGGCTATTTCCGAAATAGGCATCATATCAACCATCTGCCTGAAATTTTCAGCCGAATCCTCTAAGGTTCCCATTTGGTTGTCAATCGACATCTTTTCAAACATTGCATCATCAAGCTCCTTGCCGGTCATAGACTGAGCATCGGAACGAACTTGAGGCCCTAAACTCATTGACTTTTTCAACGTATTCAAAGCCGCCGTATTAAGATTAGAAGATGCTTTGTTATATTCATCTACTTGTCTTTCCAGCAAGATCTGACTATTGCTATACTCTTTCACCCCAAAGAAACCTTCCCTCATACCGAACAAAGAACCGATAATAGCACCGATTCCTATTTCAGTCCATCCTTCTTTAGACGTATATTGTTTTTTAAACCCTTCAGAAATAGCATCAAGAACATCAACGGCCCCGTTCATAGCAACATTGTCATATCTTGACTTAACATATTCCTCAGCCGTATTCTGGACAGCACCTTGAGACCCTTCTTCCCATAAGCCTTCAGATACCGGTCTTTTCATGATATTGAAAACATTGCCTGCTATCTTCTGTCCTATATTGGGATTGGTTATTTTAATAGCCATCTCTCCTGGTTTCGCAACTTCCGTTCCTAATCCAAATAAATGCTTGTTGAGCTTCTTTTCCAACCCAGGTATAGCCTTGCCTCCTAACCCTATATACTTACCAAAAAGAAGCCAGTTGGATAATCCTACGATACCCATATTGGCGGCAAATATAGCACTACCTACATCAGCATTAGAATTACGAAAAACAGCCATTTCCTCTGCATTGGGATCACGACCATAAATCTTACGATAATAATCCTTGAAATCGGACTCGGATTGTTTCATGAAGGAATTTGCTTCAACCGATGACTCGAATCCGGCACTGGTAGCCAGCAACGTCATGGTCTTAGCCGCCTCCCCTACATTCCTTCCGGCAGCAACCCCTTTTCTTACATAGTCGTTAAACACGCTTTTAAGGCTTCCTATGCCCCTATTGGCAGCTTGCCTTGCTGCCAACTTAGCTCCGATTCTTCCACCTAATTTAGCACCTATATTGCCCAATGATCCAACTCCAAGTCCTCCGGTCATGTACGCTGATATCATGGCTCCTACGGTAAAAGACATACCGTTACCAAGGACATCATTCCATAAGAAATTACCAGTATCCTTAAAAAGCTTCTGACCGAAATTATAATCTTCTACCTCTTTCTTGTAATAATGGGGAAGAAGCATGTCTATTTGCTGGTCAAGATCACCTACAAACTTATCCATGTTAGTGTTTAACGCAGCTTTGTAACTTCCCTCAGATGCCATATTGATAAGTTTGTCAGGCAATGACACAACTCCTTGTGCACCGTACAATGCAGACTTTAAAGCGAATTTACCTACACCATTCCAAAACTTACTCCATCCGCTCTGTCTTCTGGCATAATAATCCTCATTATTTATACCCGGAATATAGTTGGGGTATTTTGTACGCCATACCCCATCATTACCCATCTGATGACTTTCACGGATACTTACCTTCGGTCCATAGGGATTAAGAGGCGGCGGGGCAGGTGTAGCCCCCCTGTAGCTGTTACGGGCCAGTGCCTCCGAGTAACTGTTGCTTATCTCCTTGGCTATATACGGCTCTTCGTATTCGGCAGCAGCTATCCTTGATGCGTAATCTGGAAATTCAGGTTGGGCATACACACCTTCATCAGGCATATAATTAGGAACCAGAGGCGTTGTCGTCTCTGGTAATGTAGCCGGAGTGTAATTTTCTTCTTCGGCTAATTTCCTTTGCCTTGCCACATCTTCGTAAGTGGTTTTAGCAGCAGGATTATATCTATCTATGTTATTATCAGCCATAAATTTTCTGCAAAAAATCGTTCAACTTACTAAACTTGTCATTCATATTGGGCGTGATATTTATTCCTCTCATATACGGATCCCTCATCTGATCAAGACGTTCTTGAACAGCCTCCTTCACGTATTTTACAAAGAAGTACTGAGGACACTTCTGGTGAATGCTATTCCAGTAATCCGCATACTCATCATTACCTGGATCCAAAGGAACAAAATCCGAGAACAACAATGCAGGATTTTTAGAATTTTTAGTCCTTTTGTCATAGAAATTGACCGCTACCTCTCTTGAACCCCTGTCATCCATTCCCTCCAACTGAACTGATATGTTATCAGACATGTCAATAAAATTATCGACAAGGGTTTTAACAACATTCATTTCATCAGGCTTAAGGTAAGAGCCATGCACCTTTACTATATCATAAAGATCATTCTTGACATCAGCCTTAGAAGCCAAACGTGGAAGACCATTACGTATGAGATACTTATCATAAGAATAGCCTTCCTTCTTTCCGGTATCTACAAAATCACAAGTTCCAAAACTTGATTTGTAACCATCTACTGGATAATTGCGCTCCTCAACCGAAGGATCTATACCCGCCTTAAGAAGCTCGTCATTCGTAATCTCAACCCTTTCTGTAACATAAGAATTTTTACCGGAACCTACTTGAGCAGTCAAGAATCTTCTAACAGTGCCATTATCTATCTCGGCATCCATATTAATGGCATTAATAGCAGTAGGATCCAGATTATTTACCTTTCCTGCCATGTAACCAGACAATCTTCTAAACTGAGCCTTCTGCAAAGACTTTTCCGGTGAATCGGCATTCCAATTGTATCTTTTGTAAGAATCAAGGTAATGATACTGAGATAACTTATCAGAAATCTGATCAGGAGATACAGACATTTTTATCTCATCCTGCATCTGACCTGCTATCATATCAGACACTCTACTGTTTTTCTCAGCATATCTTAGCTGGGTAATAGTTAATGGTTCACCTTCCTGATAATCTTTTAAATCTATATCACCATCCTTATCTATGGTCATATAATCTGATATATTAAAATCAGGATCGCCGTTGAGTTTCTTCATTCCATTAATAAGAGCCAATGTACCAGTAGAAGAACCATTATTCTCGCTTGTAATAGCATCAGATATGTTTTTCCCCAACTTGCCGGCACTCGCCTTAGCTCCTAATGACGGAGATATAGCACTAAGAATATCTATTCCTCTTGAAGGGTCCATCATGTATTCTCTGAACCCTACGGCATCAGATACACCAGTTGTTATGGCTGTGGCGAGCAGGAAGGCTCCAGCCTTATCATCTGTATCGGTAAGATTTATAAAAGAATTTCCTTTCATAAACTTAGCATTACGAACTTTACTGATAATATCCTTATTTTTTTTAGTAACTATATTATCTATTTGATAATCAGTTATGTTATTTATAGCCTTTGTAGCTCCATTTGCCTTAGAATCAGAAAGAAGTAAAGCATCATAAGCTTCAGACAGTCTGTTATTTCCTTGTCCAAAATATCCGTTTTTCTGACCTCCATTATTTTTTAAATAAGAATATATCCGTTCTTCAGGAGTCATATTAGCATACAATCCTGGGTCAGTTTTTTCTTCTTCGTATGATGCTGCAACGATATTACTTCTATCTGTAGGAGATAATGAATTATATAATTTCAATAAATTTGCTCTACGCTCTGTGGAAGGAGATGTGAGTTGTTCATAAGGGATATTAGCCAAATTAACAGATCCTATCTTACCCGTTCCAGAATTGATAGCCGTAGGCCCGTCCATAGGAGCCATCGGCACTCCTACACCGCCTGCTCCTCTTGTGCCTCCGGATGAGCTTTTAGTGCCCATCTTGGAACCGTAAGTACGCATGTATTCGGTTTCAATCTTAGCCTGTGCAAGTTGCTCTTTTGCCAACGATATTTCAACCATAGACTTAGCATTATCAGTCAAAAACTTTTGCTGAGCCCTATCCTCTGCCAACCTTGCAAAATAAAGATCATCTTTCTTCCTTTCAAAACTTGTATTGTCGTATCTCCATGCATCAGTCATCTTATCGAAAAGATTATTGGTAACAACAAAATTAGCAGCCGCTACCGGATCTGATGAAGCTATTATCATATCTGCCTCCCTCTTGGCTTCTGCTTTCTGATTTTTAGCTTCCTGTATCTGACTGTCAATACGATCAATAATATCCTTATTATCCCCTACTGATTTCTTTTTTGCTTCCAATGCTCCTATGTGCCTATCGTATCTTTCGACATAAGACCCAATGTATTGACTAACCAAATCCGGATTACTGAACACCGGATTGGTAGCTGCCATGTATGATGCTTCTATTCTCATCTGATTCCTCATGTTTTCAGATAAGTTAGCAGACACAAAATTCCTTATCTGGGAATCAGTAAGCTCATCTACGTTGACTTCTATGATTCCACCAGTAGGATTACCTTTAACATCATATTCTGTTGTCTGAATCTTCTTGCCTTCGTTGTTTTTCCTAAAATCACTGACCAGCTTATTTATCTCCTTAGTATAATCGACATAAGGAGAATAATGAAGACCTCCCAACCTTGATCCTGCTTTACCATCTGACCTCCATTTGTAATAAGGGTCCAAAGCATGCCATTCATTAATAGGAGAATAAAGTTCAGGATGATTCTGTTTTATAGATTCTATTTCCTTCATAACCCTCTTGCCTTCTTTTGTGCCGGCAATCGCGTTAATGACCGTATCATCTAACACCGAACTTATCTCTCCTTGTATGGCTCTCGTAACACCATCAGAAGAAAGATCCACGCCTTTGAATTTTTGATTGATGTTAGCAATCACACCTGACATCTTATCTTCCATATAAGCGCGGGCTTCAGGCTTATCTATCTCTTGACCCATAAGATAATCTACCTGGGTATAGATCTTTTCACGAGCAGCATCAACCTTCTGCTGTTTGTACATCATGACGTCCTTAACAAGATCTATGTTGTAAGGACTAACATACGGGGCATATTGCCTTAAAATACTATACTGTGAAGCCACTATTTGGTCCTCCTTCTTCTTTTAATTTCATCATCTTCTTCATTTAAACTTCTCAAGTAAGGTGTGGAATAATCACCCATATTCATCACATCCTGATTACCTTGAACGTAAATAATTTGACCACTTGGAAGCATTCTCATATTCGGAGCTATGGATGCTATGGTATTTAATGAAGTTCGAACATTAAACTTATTCTGTATCTCGCTGTTTATACTGTCATAATAACGAGCAAGATTTTCATCCCTTATAGCCATAGCTTTCAACAACCCAGATTCATAACGTTGCCTTTCTGCTATGTTCTTATCATCTGTCTGAACATAAGCCATTTCATTGAATCTATCAGCTTCGTTTATTTGCCTTGCGTTATTGAAATTTACTTCATTAACGTACTTGGCTATATTGCTTCCAGCTATGGCGTTCATATTAGCCAGAATAGCAGCCCGCTGGGAGTCGGGCACATCACCTACTGCGTCTAACTGAGCCGATGTCGCGCGGTTGAGCTCGTTGATATACTGATCAGCAGATTGAAGAACCGGATCTATTCTCGGAGCCTGATGTCTTTCCAGACCTTCTATCTCCAAGCCTGTATCGAGCGTTCTCAGCATCTCCGGGAAGATAGGACCGAACGCCGCCGGTCTGCCCTGTCCTTTAGGTCCGTTGTCTTCAACCACCTCCTCTGTATCGGTGTCGGTTGCAGTCGTAGGCGTACTTGCTTTCGGTTTTACCTCTATCCTTCCAGGAGATCCAATCTTAGGCGGTGTAAGGCCTGGCGCTATGGGACCGGCCTCAATAGGCTTCATTTCTGGTTTAACAGACTCAAGAACGAAGTCTATTTCCGGCATTAACCCACTATCTCTTAAAGCAACAAACTTATTATAATCGGAGCCCAGAATCTTCTTAGCGGCATCAGATTTATCACCAAATAAGTCAACATAGTTCTTTATCCCTTTTTCGTTTAACAATCTTTTTTGCTCTGCCGAAACAACGTCCAATCCATAATAAGAACGGGTGGCTGTTGTCTGACCAAACTTATCATCTACGGCAAATGAATTATAAGCCTGATTACCTCCGTAGCTTCCGGCATCCTGGCCCCAGAATCCGTACTCATCTCTGAATTTCTTGGCTGCATCAGCATTCGTGATAGCACCTACATCAGCTAACGCCCACAATGCATTTAATTGCCTGTTATATCCTTTCTGGAAACCTTCTGTATCAAAATCACCATCCGTATTGTACTTGTTAGCCCATCGGTTTACGTCGAGCAAATTAGATACCGCCTTATTATTTACCCTGCCGTATCCTAAATTACTTCTATGTTGTAGATTCTGATTGGCATTTACACTGGAATCAGGATTAAGAATCTGCTCACGACCGCTAACATCAGATACAGTCATATTAAGAGTTCGTCCAAATAACTGATTGATAAGCTTATTGTAGCCGATAGCATTCTTTCTAAGTTCCTCCAGCTCCTTCTGAGTAGGTCCACCTTCAGCCATTTTTCTGGTTTGCTTAACATACTCGTCATATATCCAGTTCTTGGCATCTGATTCTGCAATATTAAAAGCCTTGGCTTGTTTCTTTACCTGATTCAGATCAACAACCCCGCCATCCCTGAAGAAAGCATCCATCTTCTCGTTACGCTTAGATTCTTCTTGTTTGCCATAAACGATTTCAGCGAAAGAACGAAATTGTGCTTCAAGCTCGTCTATCTCTTTCTGGTTTTCATTGACGTACTTGGAAAGAATAGAAGCATTAAGATTAGATGTATTTTTATCTTTTACATCTTCATTTTTCTCTAATCTCTTATATACACGCTCCTGATCTTCGTACTTATCAGACAAACCGATCTTCTTCTTATATCGATCAAGGAGTGTAGCATACGTATCTTTAGACGTTGCCTTAATACCGTAGTTTTCTCTAACGTAAGAGGCGAACTCATCATCTATCTTACGATAATCGGAAACAATATAAGCTTCCGGTAAATCAACTGGCGTGCCTCCATTCTCATGCCTGTTTCCTTTAGCTTCCATAGGCCCCACTGAATCAGGCGTCAGCACATACTCGCCTTTCTCTATCTCTACGTTAGCATTATCCTCCATAGATTTAGGAAGAGGATAAATATATTCGCCGGTCATATCAGACGTATCCATCTTCTGACCGTTACCTAAATTCACGCCACCACCTTCACGTTCCCACTTGATGAATTGCTGACGACGCTCCTTGGCAAGTTTTTCCCTTGCAGCCTGCTCGTCCCTGCTGGCTGCATACGCAGCAGATGAAGCCCCCATGATATTACGGGTAAGACCTAATCCTAAACTAACACCAGACAAGGCGGCTTGAGCCACGTTAGCACCTACCTTATTACCGGCTCTTATCCGACCAAGACTCGTACCAAACATTTGAGCTCTGCCGGTTAGATCGGGTGAATAATATGGGGTAGTCATAGGATCCAGAGGATTACCATCTTGGGAACGTTTTTCTTTAGAGGAATCAGCATCCGCATCACCTACATTCATTGCATTATTAACGACTGATTTCTCTACGTTTTTAACCATGCTCCTATTATCAGCGAGATATCCTGCATATCCTGCATCATTATTTTCAAAAAACGGATCGGATGTAGGCATACTGCTAAATGGATTTATCTCACCCTCCTCTGTTTCTAAAGTCACATCAGAAGGCATATATATATTCTGAATATCAGATTCACCCCATTTATTAACAGGCGTTCCATAATCAAGAATAGGCTGAGTAGAGGATACATTAATATCCTGTTTCTTATCCTGAACACTACCGCCAGGAGCGAATATCGGACGATTTTTTATGATTCGTAATTTCATACTATCTTTTTTCACAAAGATAAGAGAAACGAACGAGAAAATCCAACGTTATGGGATACGTTTAAAAATCAGGGACGTATGACAGACAAACCGCCCGAATCAGGGTCGTACTTAAAACCGCATGCCCGGCGATAGTTCTTAAGCGCTCTCTTGTACAAAAACAGCACCGTCTTGGAAACTATTTTCTTCATAGATTTGGTTAAAACCTCTTCTGTTGAAACAGACATCAGACAGCTATTCAAGAACGACCTGACATTAGAACCGAACAAGGTCTTCACCATTTTTCTAAACGTTCTAAAAAGATATGATGCAGAAAGAGACTTTAACCCATTGCGAGCCAGTCTCTTATTAAGATAATTAATGGCTTTTTCAGATAGACAAAGCCTGTTCTTTCCTTGACTGTCCACCTCTGACGAGAACCACGAATACAAGGTGGTAGGATGTTTCTTGAGATGATTGATGAAGGAAGTCATTATCCCTTCTTTCAAAGTCCTTTTGTGGGCTACACATGCAGCAATCTTCTCTTCTCTTTTTAAAGAGCTGTCAAGGCACCTAAACACCGTCCTATCGTCTCCAATAAAATACTGAGGACGTTCTTCTTTAAACTTAGCCCGATAAGCGGCATATCCTTCCTTACGGAGCATATCTATCTGAGACCGGATATAGAACCTTACACACTTTTCTTCGGCTTCTTGCACGCTTTTAAGATAAGGAACTGACTTTCTCCCATATCGAAGATAGTCATAAACCATAGCCTCTATAAAATCATTATATGGAAAGAATCTTCCAAAACCAAAGTTCCAAACTATGAAACATCGCACTCTATCTTTCCAGTAATCAGATATAAGAAAGTTGCTACAATATCTCAACTTCCTGTCTTTCTGATAGAAATGATGAGTATGTTTGTCATAAAATAGATTAAAATATCTCAAATTGCCTAAACACTGACCGGCTGGACGGCGTACTACATTATACCCTAAGTTGCTGAAGCTATTGTATATAACTTCTATCGGAGAGACCTGCTCTTTTTTAAAGAGCTTGTCGTGTAACTTGTGAGGATCTATTATTTCATTTAATTTTGTCTCCATGATTGCTTTTTTTTAGTGCAAAGATATGGTTTTTCATCATACGCTCAAAGAAGAAAATGCACGGCCTTGTATCCGGTTTGAGAGAAATAGGATACAAGGTTTTTTGTTTTATGACGGTTTGGATAAGAGACGGGAAAACGACTCTGAACGTAACCGTCTGACCTTCAGGAGCGGGACAACAAATCTTGAATTAAAACTACGCCTATAAATAGTCTTCGTTTTCCTTAATATTAAGACCATTTTCAATGATCTTACTCATTATATTATTTATATTATTTTATATACTTTACCATTTATTCATATAATTGTTTACAGTGAATGAACTTAACGACCGAAGGGAGTTAAGTGAGTGAACGGATTGACAAATTACTTTTTCCGTCATTGTATTGTTTGCCTAATTGTGTTAAAAGATTGAGTATCGTGACCGAAGGGAACGATGCGAAAGAACATATAACATTTAAAAAAACGACTGAACCTATCGACTGAAAGGAGATAGGTGATGGAGTGACGTTAATAGTTATATTAGGTAGCCAGTGGAGAATTAGGCAGGCTGGTAGGCGAGACGGGCGTCCATGCCCGTCAGGACAGTAGAGGTACGTAGGTCTGTTCTGTTAAACCAAGGCGATGATAGTTCCATCCTTCACGAAATCGCACAAAAAAGCCGGATTATCTTGATATCGTTCTTCAACCTTCGGTATCCGCATAACGAGTCTCAAATCCGGCTTCGCTTCATGAGAAATAAAATAATTGTTCTAATTGTCAGTGACGCCTTTAATGCGAAGTTGTATATTGGGAAGCACGGCATTAATCAAAGCCATTTTCTTATCCTCTTCGCTTTCTTTTTCATGCTGTTTATACATCATGCTGTAATCACTGTCATCACCATCCTTTTTCCCGTCTAACGTCAGTAAATGATTTACGATGTCCTTACCATACGTTTCAGTCCATGTACGGAATCTCTCTTCCTCGGACTGTCTCTCCGGGGACGGAGCTTCCGGGTTAGGGAGGGCGGCTGCCACTTCTACCTCTGGAAGTGTTACCGATGCTGCTATTTTTCCATCATCTCCGAATCCCATTTGACCATACGAAGATACGGAATTTTCTTCAATATCCAAACCAAGATTTTTAGCAACTTCCATAGCATAGTTATAACGGTCATCATTTCTTATAACACTCTTATGAGGACGTCCTGCTCCTTGGTTCCAAGCTACTACAGCATCTTTAAGGTTATCGGCGTTCATAAAATCCTGCCGGCTGTAGTTGTAATATCCTGGTCCTTCTTTTCCTTTTCTTGTGTATAAGAAATTAGAATATCCGGTTTTCCCTTCGTATTCGTCAGCCAAAAACTCAAGTTGGTCTTTGAATGTGGGTGTAGAATGACCTTTCTTTTTGGCGTGCTTGAATAACTTATCCATGCGCTCATTATGCCATTGTTGTATGCCGTATGATGTTCTGTTGTCTCCATATATGTCATCTTTAAGACCGGATTCAGCCATGAGATTACCTATGATGGCAAGCGCCTGTATTTTAGACATGCCTCGCTTTCCAGTAAAGTATTCATATGCTTCACGCTGTTTGCCAATTACGCCACCTTCTTTTTTAATATTAGTATTGTACCTCTTTCCATTCCACGTAAATTCCTTAAGACCTCTTTTCCTGGCTTCTTTAAAGGCTTCGCCTCTTGTAGTGGAAATCGGGTCTTGTAATTCAAGATCGTTTTTTATACCAAGAATGGCATTAATAATATTATCATCCTTTTTATCATCATCATCTAATTTATCAACATTATTCGAAACGTAAGATTGGCTTATCAAGTTTGATACGCTCTTTCTGTTTTTATAAGTTCCTTCTTTATCTGATGGAGCTTCAAAAGCATATACAAGTGGATACGAATAATCCGTATCTGGATCTTCTGACATAAATTCGTTTACTGCATGAATAGCTTTTTTGTATTTAGTATCTTTTATACTATACTTCCCAGCATCTTGAACATGATCATAAAATCTGTCTATCATGTAGTTGATATATCCACGCTTATCGCTCTTAAATCTTTCTTTATCTCTTTCAAACTCTTTTGGCGGATATCTTTTATAATATTCTTGAAAAAGTCCCCTAAATTTTCCATCCTCAGATACAGCGTAGGGGTTTCCACCAGATTCTTCAATAATATTTCCAAGTACGGCTTCTATCTGGCGTTGATTAAAACCTTTATCATATAAAGCATCATAGATCATATTCATCCCTTCTACGTCCATAGTACGATGCTTACCCTTACCCACACGCTTCATATTTTCATATTTGGATTTGAATAAATCCCAATCTATTTCCGGCTTAGAAGAATCCCCTCCTTGTTTTTTGGATCTTATCTCCATCCTTTTATCCAAATCATTCTTTGAATCAATAATGGATCTAAACAGGATCTTGTTTGGATCATTCTCTTCGTATGGGATTTTATCTTCTACATAATCCCTTATTTCAAAAGGATATCCTATTGCATCAAGAGTCTTAGTAACAATCCCTACTTTAATAGGTTGATCATTCCTATAAAAATCATACTTATCCTTTACGACCATCCTGCCTTTATCATCACGGTACATGGTAAAACTTGATAAGCCTGACAAATCATTTAAATCGCCGTAAGCATCCGGTATAAAATTGTATTCGTTAAATACCTGATGTTCCCCGGTTCTGGCTTTTTTTAAGAGATCTATACCCTCTTCTACCATTCCAAGTTTCCTGCTCGTTACATCCCTTAACTCCTCCAAATCAGATACGTCCTTGCCTGCAACTTTTCCATCAATTATCTTATTATCTAAGGAATCAAGCTCCTTCCCATATTTTTTAGCCATTTTCTCCCACCCACCATTTATCCTGTCAGATATAATGGATTTGATATTATCTGGTATTCTAACAATCCCGTTTTCCTCTTTCAGGTTATTTGGTTGGTTTAAGAATCTAAACCAAAGATTCTGACTAAAATCATCTACATTGGCTTTCGGAACATCTTGACCAAAAAATTCCATTATTTTAGTTTTTAATCCTCTTTCGTTAGCATACACATCAGGTGTTATATTAGATGCCAGATATTCTCTAAGTTTTACAAACGGACCAATTTTATTCCATAATGTTTTTGGTTGTTTGTCCTTTACATAATTTTTAGTTTTCTTTGCCATCTTTTTCTTCCTCTAAGAATCCAAACATTTCATCTGCGCAATTACCAACAAATCCGGCTATGTAAGCTGCGTGTTCATCTTCTCCCACTTTAAAACCAAGAGACATATTACAATGTTGGCATACCGACATAGCTGCATGAAATGATTCATGACATATGTTTTGTATAGTCATATCATTCTCACTTTGAAAATTCCATAATAACTTAAAAGCTCTATCATCTCTCTTATCACGAACAAGATTCATAAAAGATACTTCTGAATCTAAATCGCCTTCATCTCCCCATTCTCCTTCATGATCCAATTCTGCATTCTCGAAACGATCACACAATGTTTTGTAATCTAACCCTACGGTGATAATCAACTTTAGTGGATATATCACAAAATCAAATTCTTTTTCTTTCATTCTTTTTTTTTCAACAAATGTAAATAAATAGCCGAAGAATGCCACCATTCATTCTCCGGCTTGTTATGATAAATCTCTTCTTATGAAAACAGTACGAATGTAAGATTTAAATCTTAATCTTCCTAATTTCCTCAACCATATTCTTATATCCGCAGAACTTGCTGTTAATAACATCGAAGATAGATTCTGACCAACCAGCTATGTTCAAGATATTAGATCCTTTGTAAAACATCTCACTTCCATATCCTTGAATAGAAATAGAAACGATCTTGCAATTTGGATTCACTTTCTTGAACCCTTTCAAAAGTTCGGCGAATTTGCCATATCCATAACTGGAACTTTTCTCCCATACAACAGATTCACCGTCTCCTATCTGCATATCTGAAATAACGTACAAGTTATCTACTTTGATCTTATCTTTAACGCACTTATCTAAAAACACAAAAAGACCGTTTTCTGTAGCACCACCGCATTCTCCTCCGTCAGTAAAAGATTTTTTGTTATTCCATAAAACACCTTTACTTCTATCATATTCGTAATTGATAAGTTTGTCACCAAACATACCAATAAATACGTCAGGAAGCACAGAAGCAATCATACAGCCAAATAAGTTACCAATGACAGCCGTACTTGTTTTGCTAAAGGCAGACACCTCAGAAGATCCTCCCATATCTCCACGTACAGAGCCAGAGTGGTCAATCAGGATAGCCGACCGCCCCTCCAATACCGGCAGGTTCTTGCAGGAGATGGTTATGGCTTTCTCCAACGCATCTAAAATCTTATATTTATTACGAGCTGTTAATTTAGCACGTTTTTTATCCGACTCAAATACAATATCATTTTCGGAATCATCAGTGCCTATATTTTCAACCTCTTTGAAAGCTGAAGCAAAACGGAAAGGAAGCATCTTCGAATTAAGCACCTTCTCTTCTATTGTAAGCTGCCTACAAACTTCATCTATTTGATCAGGCGCGTATTTGATTATGTTTACAAGGTTACGAACCATATTAAAAATAGGCATACCTTTTACATTAGAAACCACGTCCCGAATAGCGTCACCTAAAGCTTCTTTCTTTTCCTTATTGTCTTTCTTGTCCTGTCCGGCTTTAGACATTTCTTTTTCAAGAATCTTGCTTTCGTATAATCCAGACAAAGACCGACCTTCTATAAGATACTGGAAAGCTGTTTTGTTAACCTGATTGCCTTTGGGGTGAAATAAGTTTACGAGGTCAACCATAGTAATGACTCTACTGTCCATCTTGTACTTATCAATCCGATACGGATCAAGGCCTTCCAGGGCCGTCTTAAACCCTTTCTTAATAGCACTGGATATACCCCTTAACTTCTTTGGATTTTTATCGTTAAGAGCCGCATAACAGCCAAGGATTTCGCTCATATCATCAGGACGCATAACGATCTTGTTATAAAATCTTGAAGCCCATTCTTTACCCGATACCTTGCCGGCCAATACAGAAGCCATGAGATGCGTAACAGACCGCAGCTTCCCTTCTTTTCTGACATACAATGCCGTCTGCGCTGCGAAATACGGATCAACCTGATCCATGAGGTTCTTAATTCGATTTACCTTATCTTCTTCCTTCTCGTAATAGGAATCAGATAACATGGTTGTCATCACCGTAGATACCAACTCTTCTTCTACACCAGGCTTATACGCAGCCTCTCCCATGTGGTTGGTAATTGTAGGTTTAATACCTTCATTTTTCTTGTTAAACTTTCCCATTGATGTTTTCTTTTAGATGTTATACAAAAAAAAGCAGCGATATTACTACCGCTGCCTGAAAAAATCTATCAAGATGATTACTCAATGAGGGAAAAGCTGAAGTTAGTGTAAACAATGAATAATGGATTTGAACCATTGACACATATCTTAAAAGGATATTGCTCTACCATCTGAGCTAAATTCGAAGTAACTAACCCCATCACCACTCATTAGTTTCTTATGTCTTTCAAACAGAGGAAAAGCGGAGCCGGATCTGAAATGACAATATCGGATTCATTTTCGAAGTAACCGAACTCCTCACCATCTGTATATCTTATTAAAACAGGGATAACTTGGAAGGTGTTTTAAAGGAGGTTTTGATCTACCACTGATCTAATCTTTCTTGCATGAAAAATACAGGACTCGAACCTGTGACACAAACCGAAGTATCACCTTCCATCACCACTGTTTTTATATTATAATCTCTCTTGATTACGATGCAAATATAGACATTCAAATATGATTTAAAATAGATTAATTTGAATAAATTAACACACAGACAATATAATAGGAAGTATTGTATTGTATATTTGCGTATAACATAAAAAAAATAAATACATGGATAGATATATTGTTGATTTACTATTAAATGAAGACGACTCTCCGTTTAATAGTAAAAATTTTAAAATAATAGAATTTGAAGAAAATGACAATGAAAAAGTATATAACCTATTCAATAAAGTGTACGGAGAAAATGTAAGTATTATTTTCATTGATAGTGGATTTGGAGTATTAACGTTTATAAATGATAACATGATGAGACAAGTTGATTTGTATATCATGCTGCAATCTTTATCCGTTATATACGAAGATGCTATAGATGTAATATCCATATTGTTCGGTAAAAACGCATCACTCCTTACAGTATGTAACAAACCAGCCCCAGTCACGCATGATAAAAATTCCAGTGGTGATATTAATACCTATATAATTAAAGATAGTTCGAGTGGTTTATTTAAAATAGGGAAAAGCCGTAACCCTATTGAAAGACTTAAAACGCTATCTATCGGGAATCCTAATTTATCTATAATAGGAGTATGCAATAAAAATGTAGAATTATTAATACATAAAGAATATGATTCGGTAAGAGTAGGTGGAGAATGGTTCAGAATGGATAATAATGATATTTGTCATATAATAAAAAAATACGGATTTATATGTGTAGAATAAAAAATTACCCTCTACTTATTGAAAAGTAGAGGGTAATACGATATTATCTATTCTTAATCTTATCTTCAGAAATCAACCACTGGAATATAATTTTCCGGTTGCTAATTAGTTTCTTTATCCTCATCAGCATCCAGCTACCACGCAACCTATCCAGCCATGACCGTCTGAAATTAAGAGAATCAGGATTAACTGACTTATTTATATCGTTATCGTCCTTGATCCAGATAGGTGTTTCAGATCGGTCATCGTCAACCCTATTAAAGAAGTCATTTAACTTATGTCTTCTATATACCTCAGTATCCAGGACCTCAGTATGGTCGCCTACGATCTTCGGATACGATATACGTTGCGCTAAATTATTCTTTTCTTCTGGAACAAGATGAATTTCACCTGAGTTGTTTGTGTCGTTGTAGATAGTTATCGTATCCAAACCTACTTTCCTGTCAAGAGTGTAATTCACATCATCGACGTATTTCCTTGCATCAAGCTCGTATTCTACAGAAGCCAGCGTAGAGCCATTATATTTCTCTTTTATCGGCACTTCTAATATAAATGGATATGTTGCTCCGTAGAATGTCTGGAAGCTCTTATTCGTCAGCAAATGACTCCATAAGCCGCCTTCTTCGTCTGATGTCGGGAAGTTTATTCCTGTCTGAAAATATTGTTGCTGTTCTATATAATAGTCAGGACAGAACGAATAATAAGAAATCCATTCTTGCTTCAGACACGAATATCCGATAGTGAACGACACGTCTTTAAAATACTGTTCGTCTTTTAAAGATATTTCCTTATCGTTTGATAACACCTCTGTTTCATTGTACAAGAACCTTCCACCATCATATTTGTAATATGCCGGGTTCTTAACAGGTATATAATCTTTTTTCGTGATAAGTACTCTCTTATACCTGTTATCCCATCCAAGAGACAGACCAAGACCGATAAATTTATTGTCTGTATCTTCTTCTGTCATCTCTGTACCGGTTAAGATATTAGTTATTCCGTATCTAAGAATCTTAAACGGAAGATGACGCTTAAGCCAATGTCTGATACCTACACTAAGTTCCTTAAGATTACGTCCATTAGGATCGGTCATAAACACCTGTGCTCTTTTAGTATCTACCCAGAAGTGACCAAATTCTGAACTAATTATTTCAGTGCTCTGGGTTCCAGAATAACCGAGGTCGGTCGTGTTGTACTCCAGAGGCCGGGACGCGAACAGACCGCCGGTGCCCATCTCGGCCTGCCCTGGGGAGGTACGCTCCTTGATTACGTCTATGGCGTTATGGAGTGAAACCTGATCCTCGAATCTGACAAGAATCTGATCGGATTCAATACGCTTCATGTGAATAAGCTTCCCGTTGCTGGTTGGGAACTCATGATAGTCCATAGGCTTGTACGTCAGCCACGGATCTGTTTGGCTGTTTTCAGATACATCAGCCCTACTCCATATAACACCATTAGGACGTTGGTAAGCACAATCATAAAAACGACGTTCGTATGTCGCCGGCAATACATTAGGTGTCAATGTCATTCTTGATGAGTAGATAGGACTTATCTTATAATCATTATCCCTATGGATAGATACGTTCTTTTCTTGTGTCCACCAAGCAAAATCACCATGAGCCGGATAAAACCATTCATGAGGCTCTACTCCTTCTAATCGGAAATTGCAGTTTATTTCCGATTCCACAAGGAATTGAGGGATACCATAAGACCACAAGTAGAATCTACCATCCACGTATTTCTTAGCCTCGTTCTCACCATTTAAATTATACAAACTTTTTCTATTTGGATAAAAAGAATACGTTCCTTTGCTTGATGATGTCCAGCTATTAAAACGTTCGTTGTCAGTATGCTCAAGCATATCTTCTCCAGTATCGTAATTAACGAAATACTTAGGGAATCCAACATTCCGGTAATCATTGTAAGCAAATGGTATCATATCTCCTATACCAAAAGCAGTATTATAAAAAAATGGGAATTTCCGCTTCATGGAAAACCTCGATATGTAGGTGTCACCGCCAAACAGCGGTTGCTTCCCTCCTTGGAAGAATCCACATCCTCCTACTGATATCCATTTTATGTCTTCTATAGCTCCATACTGATCGGGCCTGTACCGCATAAGCTTCATATACGGAGAACAGATATAAGACAACATCTTCGTCCTTTCAAAAGACTCTTTAGATCCAGCATCAGAAGCTATAATAACAGGATCATGGATACGACTTGTATCATATACCTGGGCTTGCATAGGATACGATACAAGATACTTTGAATTTAAGATACTCGTATCAGGATCCTTTTCTCCTGGATCTCCAAAAGACAAGAACATGGAAGATTCTCTATCTATGTTATTTACAAACAAGAAATCTTTTGAAGCGTTTTGGTTATCATCACCCACGTCTTCTCCAGTAACCCAAGATGATGTAGTAGACGGATCGGATATGGGGTACATACCTGATTTAAGACTCTTGGTGTTAGCCAATCCTCTTAATCTGTTTTGCTCATATGGAGCCGTATCATCGAAGCCCATCATGCTATTATAGTAACCTACAGACGTATAATAAAAAGCATGATTCCTTCTTGGGCCATTGTTTATGAATGTCGTGAGCCAATCATATCTGTACTTACCATACAATACTGGCCTTTTGGCAAGCGTATCAGATATGGTGGCAATCATTGAAGCAAAGATCATCGCCATGTTGATATTGCCTATAACACCTATATACGCAGACGTAGAACGGTTCATAAGCTCTTCTGCTATCTGAGAAGCTATAGTAGCCGTGGATTCGATGTTGGCTAACGTGGCCGCCATCTTATATGATTGTTTTCCTAATATCGTCCATTTGGGATGATCTTCAACCTCATCAAAGTTCCCTACAGACATTCCTCTTATAAAACCTTCTATAGCTACCTCCGTAGGAGTCTCAGGCTTATTGAAATAAATATCAGGAGAACTAAATGCATACCATACGTTTCCTCTTCTGAAAAATGGATGGGTTATAAACGATACCCTTTTTTCAGTTGCGTAATTAAAAGAGTCATCCGATAAATCATTATACGGATAATTAGGATACAGATTAAGATTCGAGTTTTGACCTGAATATTTGTACATGTCGTAAGCTATTCCGGTAGCTATAACAGAACGATTAAGACGTCTGTCACCTCTATATATTTCATAGCCTGTAACCATATCTCGTTGCTCTTTGGTTATCAATCCTGAATCTACAGCAAAATCAAGGAAGACGTTAATCATATCCTCGTCTACTAATATTCCTATAGGATAAATATCAGAAGGGACATCACAAGATCTCACATCCCGGTTCATAAAAAGCATATGATCGTTGTCTGGGAACTTGTAGTGCCGGATAGGTTGTTGGCAAAAGACGGTACTGGTATCTACTGTACCATATTTATGACCTTTAAAAGACATCATTCCCTTATCATCCGTAGAAGGGGAACCGTAGTATTCAGTAAGCTTAGATACGATATTGTCGTAGGCTTTCTTGAAATTGCCTTCATATCCATGATCACTTATCTTAACCTTACTACTGTCATACAGTTCAAAATTAGCAGGATACTTCTCAGACGATTCCCAGTAAGCGAAATCACCGTACTTATATTTCCTTGGAGCACAGTTTATGGGGCGATCCCCGCATATCGTACACTGGCTGGCGTATTCTACAGTAGCCCTTAACGATATTTCTTTGGCTCGTACATTTATCCGGTCTATTTCCTTTTCTCTGATACCAAAAATATATGGGTATATAGTTTTACCAAGGACGTAAGATGTGCCTACCAAACCTCTTGACGGATTCTTGCTATGTTCTTCTTCTCCATCGTCTTTAACCTTACAGAAATCAATTTGTCGGACGGTAAAAATCCAAGGGCATGATACGATAGGGCAGTCTATGGCTACATACAATCCATCAGGGTACTTATCGAAGAAAGATTCGCCTATGTGCCCAAAGTAAGGACGGGATGCTCCAACAATAACATAATTATCGCCTTCATCCATGACCTTCTCCCAATCAAAGTTGAGATCATCCTTATCTATCTTCCTATTGCTTCCTTTGTATCTTGGATCTAATGATTTCCAAAAAGAAAGACGGACATATTGTGTGGACACAGCATCCATAAAACCATCTATCTTCCCCAAAGATTCCAGATAAAGAACTTTGTCCTTGGCCGGGAAATCAGGATCATCCCATTCTTCAGGTCTTGTAATATGAAGGAAACGGGCGTTACGAAGCACGCATTTCGTAAACCTCCATACCAATAACTCTGATGTAAACATCGTAGAACCTTTAACATCTTCAGGAATAAGAGCACCTACGTTATTGTCAGCCAAATTAGCATAAGAATCCCATGTCCATCCATCTCCGTAATCTCCTTCTGGTACGTAACCGGTATCAAGGAAATTATATGAATAATCATCTATCTTTTTCTCTATCTCAGGCCAGGTGTCCCTTATCAGGGCTCCAGGCGCTATCCTTGACCTGTAGGCGTCGTTGTGGATAGTACTCGAAGAACGTCCGGCCCTCCAGTCCGGAAGACAGTGGTTGCTATCTGGGAAACAAACCTTACTTTCTCCTTTATCATCATTCCACACATCATTCATAAGAAGGTATGCTCCAAGAAGTGTAGAAGATGACTGGAATGAGTTATAATCGCTTCTGGCAACAGTAGGATTAAGACAAGGCTCTTCTATAAAACATCCGCAAGTACACGGCATAGAATCCAGAACATAAATAGCTTCGGCTATAGACTGTAATATAACAGACGGTTGTAACAGAGAATCGTACACAGCGCACGCCTTGGTCCCGTCATCACCCGACCAGTATCCAGCCCAATGACCGCCATCTTCGTCATCGGCAAAGAAATACTTATCCATGAACTCTATCATCTGTTCCTGTAGTTCCCAGTTAAATAGCACAGAATACTTGTCTTGCTTTTCACCGCCGGTAGTATATAGGTAGTCGGTGGATACGTGCTCCATATCCTCAAGATCCTTATACGTATATTCTTCACGGAAACCTACAATACGATCTACCGGAGCTGTAATAAGCGAATACTGGCGGTGCGCATCAGTACACTCGGCTCCAAACTCAGGAGCCTCGATACCATCTATAGCTTCTTTTTGTTCCTCTGTATTAGGATCATCAGGATCTCCGTAGCTGTTGAATATATCGCATATTTCGTTGGCAGCAGCATTATTAGGTTCTTCTGTAGCGGTATTACATGCGATGTCTTTTATATTAGATGAAAAATAATTAATCACCTCATCTATTATAATCTGACTTCTGAATGTAAAACTAACGTTCGTATAAGTCTTAAAATCATTTTGCAATGTTATGGTTTGACCGATAGTAGCCGGATTCTTACATTCTTCTTGTCCGGTTTCTTCATCATCAAAATCCTTCGGATCTCCTGCCGTATTATAATACTGCCACTTGAATTTACGCTCTTGCCCTGAGCAAGGAGGAGCATATTGGTTTATGGACTTATATACTCTATCAGTATCCTTGTTTTCTATTTCTGCCGCAGCATCTTTGTAAGGGGGAGGTATTAACACAAATGCCGGAGTTTTGTAACCGTTGGAGCATTTAAAAGAAATAGCAAACGGATACACTTCATTTCTCATATACCCTACATACAGCGAACAGGCATTACCATCCTTATACAGATCTTCGTGAGCTACCGATGCCTGCCATTGAAGGAAATGGCCCATGAGGGAAACTACAGGTTGCAAATTCCATTCTTTTTCCGCCGTAAGACCATATTGAAGAAGACGATTCCCGACAGCTACAATCCCCCTTGATGTATTATACACAGGTTTTTTTAAGGATATGTGTTCGAATGTAGTTCGTTTATTATTTAGGTCCGAATAATATAAGATCGTTTTTTCAGACACCGGGTGAATACCTTCTACAAAATAGTCAACAACCGGTTGGGTTTCTCCGTTGTATCCTACTGTGTTTTGAATGATAACAACCTTAAAATATTCAACTTGACGATCTATGTTAGATACGACAAACCTAATACCTAAATTAGTACGTTCTCCCCATTTGCCATCTTTTTGAGTAATATACTGTTCATCGAATATAGGGACAGGATTAGTGGGATTAGAATAACTTCCAAGCTCGTTTCCAAACTCGTCACAAGGAGCCACAGTAGCCTGGTAGACACCTGAGCGCAGACTGCCCCCATACTCTATCTGAGCCGGCTCTATGCACATGGGTTTGAGTAGAGGGAACACCCTAAGTTTCTCACATGCCAGAAAACAACCATTTTCCTGCATGAATTTGTCTCTATCATATTCTTTATCGCATATCTTATACCCATGATAATGATACCAAATATCTCCTTCATCATCCGCCGTCAGAGCCTTGTCTACAATAACATACCTGGGAGGATTATAATCGTCAGTCCAGTAAATACATTTCCCACATTTCTCTGTCTTTATTTCTATGGTTTTTATAGGATGATAGATAGAGAACTTAAGGCACGGATCTTGCTCGTTGTCTTCCAGCAAGGTCTTCATGCCAGAACACAACGACTCCGATCCTTCTACCATAGACTCTATATCGGAATCGGATAAGATACTTGTATCGGATTCAGGCTTGAAATAAGTTATCTTAGATACGCCTGTTTCAGGATTTGTTATAAAAAAATAGATATTGCCCGAAGTAAGATCATTCTTGTAACCAATAACCTTAAACCCATCGAAATCAATGCATTTAAGATTACTGTGCTCGTTAGATCTCATCCCAACATTACCATCCTCGGATTCGATGTTGGCATTCAAGGCAAACGTATAATGCTGATCCGTAAGACTCGACGGATGCAGATCTCGGTTCATACCTGTTTGAGGAACCGCTATGTTTCTGTTATCTTCTGCTGCCATTTTATAACTGTTTGTCACAAAGATAGCAAAAGAGATTTAATCATGGATTTCTAAAGTAGGTGAAGAAAAGAAATACATTTTCAGTCTCCTACTTTATCGACCACACCTACATAAAAATCGGGAATAGGATTATCATTGAAATTTCTTATTTGAATATCAATATAATTATAGAAATAATTATCAACTGGATCCATTATCGTCACATTACTTTCTAAAACCCCGTCTTTGTATGAATACAGTTCCTCATGTTCGGAATCAATGTAAAAAATATATCTTGGTAAATCCTGGGTATTAACTGTTAGATGATTATTAAACAAACTGCATTTAGAATGATCAGCAGACAGAAGTAACAATAGAAACGTATATGCAGACTTATCTCTTATTATAATATCACGATTAGATGATACATTAGACAAAACTTTGGATAAATCAAATTCTCCAAAACTTATCTTGAATTTCTTTCTTCTTATTGGAGTTATATATACTGGACTATTAACTACAATATTATTCCATTGAAATTGACTCCCTTCCATTACAGGAGAGAAACAATTACCCATAGCCATATTAACATTTTCAAATCTTCGTCTCATAACATCTACTTACGATTTATATCTTCTACCCCTAATTAACACAGTACCATCACCGCCGGCTCCGGCATAAACCATAGAGTATCTGACGCCGCCTCCTCCGCCGCCATAACCTCCTCCTCCTTTACCAGATCCGTTTGTTGATCCCCCTGTGCCAGATCCTTCACTGTAATCAGATATTCCTCCTTGGAATACTACCCCAGTTTTAGTTTCTCCACTTCCGCCACCGGCATTTCTTTTACCGCCGGATTCTCCAAAATCTCTGGTAGTATGACCTTGACCTTTGATTACTCCAAACTCTTCTCCATTGGTGTCTCCACCATCCGAAGCACCATCTTGCGTATATGACGAACTGCCGGCACTACCACCATCTCCTCCCCTCGACTTATTAGCTCCCTTTCCTCCATTTGCTCTATAAGACGAACTCATGAATTGAGAATAACCACCATTCTTACCAGGAGAATTATGTTCGGCTTGATAAACCTTTGCTCCTCCTTTTCCTACTGTTATAGAAATAGATTGACCAGGTTTTACAGCAATAGCTTCTCCGTCTTTCCAGCCTTTGTTATCAGATTTGAAGGTCTTGGTATAACCACCTCCACCGCCGGCAGCGCTGCCACTACCACCTCCACCAACTAAAAAGACGTCTACGGAAAAACAGCCTTCAGGAACTATCCATGTGTAATTGCCAGCCGGATAAAACCTTATAAGAAAGTCTTCAAGCTCCCTGTCTTTATATTCGAATCTCCTCCTCATAATTTACACAAATATATAAAAAGAATCATTGTGATATATACTACTCTCTGTTGCAGAAGTAACACAATCAACATCTTCATCTGCATTATTAATAAGATCTCTCATTCCATCGTATCTATTAGAAAACATAAAAACGTACCTCTGATCATTTATCTGAAACTTGTATATAATACCCTGTTGTTCACTTGGAGCAGGATAATGGTCAAATCTAATCCATATTGCCATTGGTTCGTAACCGGTAGAGGTGCTTGAAAACAAAAAAGAAACTGGACTCTGAGTATGAATATTAAAGGCTGTTCCTTCTCTAAGCTGATTCAGTACACTATTTATCTTATCCTGGCTAATTGTATCGGATTTGATTTTATTCATTAAATTAAATAATCTGATTCTATCTCCAGGCTCGATTTCTGTTTCCACACAATGATAAATAGCTCCATTACCAGATCTCTGTTCCTCAAAATATCTTCTCCTACTCATAATGATACTCCTTCCTATAATAACCGATGAAACTAAACCCTTCCGACTCCTTCCTCAAAACATCATGCTTATTCCAATACTTTTCTAAGTCGAAAGCCTCTCTTTCGAATACGATATTATGATATGCCTTATCATGATCGCGATATATGCACAACCTAATCAGGTACTCAATTAAATACCATGTATAGTATAAAAATATTGGAATAAGGGACAGCCATAACATCCACCATCCTGCATTACCGAATAAGAGACACAATCCTATTGTAAGCAATGATATAAACATACCAAAATAAAATAACGTATGATACTGATTACAATGCGCCTCCTCATGATATTCGGTTCTCAATGATATACTATCACGTTCGGTAAATACGGCTCCAAATAACATAATTGTTTTGTAGCCGTCAATGAACGTAAATAACTTAGCTATCTTAGAATTGTAATAGATTTTCATTTTCCGAATTTAATTTTGTACCAGTTACACAATATCAAAAACTCAATAGGTGAATTAACACCATCCCATTCCCATTTATCTAAAAAGGCCCTGAGTTTATCTCCTTCAACGCATTCGGCTTCTTGCAAGAAGACAAGATGAGGCATAAATAACTCCGATCCTTCCAAAGACTTATTAAAGAACTTAACCAGCCTCTTATTAAATCCAGGACCGTACCATGATTTTTCATTTGTGGATCCAAGACAATAGTAAGAATTATTTTTGACTTTAATGCCAAACCATTTACATACATATGGATGATATACTCTATCTGCTAAAAATATAAATGGTTTATACCATAGGCAATGCCAGAATGTACTGCACTCGCCTCCGAACTTCTTAAAAGCCCATCTGAACCCTCCAGAAAAATACCAGTTATTAGCTCCTCTCTTAACCTTAACTTTGTATTTAAGATTCTTGTTACGATTACTAACCCTATCCCACGGCTTAACCTTATCGGTGTCCATATCAGGAAGAAATGTCCAATGATGAAGCAAGGCGCTGTAATAAGGATTGTATATCTTGTGTCTGTTTCTAATAACGTACTCAAAAATATCGTATCCTGCTTGCCCGGCTTCTTCAAATCCTTTTTCTGATAAGAAAGCTAATATCGGAGCCAGATTCCAGATCTGATCTTGTGAAGTAAATGGGGAGAAACATGGATCTTCGTCTTTTAACTCTATACCATTAGTATATTCAGAACTTATCTTAGTAAGACCGAACTTATCGGCATCTTCGCTATGGATATCGTCTCTTAAGAAAAATCCTTTTTCGAATTTGAAATAAATACCTTTGTTACTATTAAAAAATAGATCATAAGTAGTATCGGCAAGGCGAGTAAGTACCAGTATGGCATTACGAACATCATCTTCTGTCTTATTGCCAAGAATTATTTCCGTGTATAGGAACTGGAGATACTGAGCCAGGTTAATGGTTCCGTCGCCGACCCAGCCTACCCCGTCCTTCACCGACGACAGTGGGATGCACGAGGCCTGCTCTGTGTAACTGGAATCGTAAACGAAATCTCGGTAAAACACCTCCTTGATCTTATTGTATTTATTCCAAAGGCTTTCCATGTCTTAACCTATAACAATAACACAATCACGCTTTTCCTTATTATAAACCATCGTACCCATCTTAGTGTACAAACCTTTTATATTTTGGTAATTGGTTTCACCATGAGCCGAAACGTTGGTAGTGATGCTGTCAGAGTAAACCTCCTCACCACCTTCGTTAATGAAGTTAAATCCTTGTTTAACCATCTCTCCTCCAAGGTAGGCTGTAAAAGACACAACGACATTTCCTCGCCCTCTATTCCCATACCAATTACCATAGATATCAGCATTGATATTAGGTTCTGACTCGTCCATGCCCGGCGCTGATAGCAAGGTCTTCATCTTAATAAGTGCCCCTTCAAGACCGGACTGCATGTTATCACCACCATAAACAAGGTAATCACCTACCTGTTGTTGGGTGGTGGCCCACTGCTTACTCCATCCAACGTACTTGTTATCCACATTTGATATGCCTGTGTTAGTAAAACCGGTTGCAGTATCAAAATCGGAACCGTCTTCCGATTCCCATCCGTATCTAAGAACAAGATAATCGAACTCAGGAATTACAACAACCTGCTCGCCGGCAGCTTGTGTGATTGTAACATTCTTACTCTCTCCACCAGCCGTTACCTTAGCTACACCACGGCGATCTTCGGCTACCGGATTCGGTCCGGCTGTGAAAAGGATGTTTGCCGGCCCCACGCCTCTCATTTTGTCGGCGGTTACTATTTCGCTTGCACTAACTTCTAACATTTTATCTCATTTTAAATATTTCGAATACGTATATCCAACTCAACAAAAATACTATCGGGCAGTACATTGTCTCTACCAAACTCGCATCTCCTTTAAATTGCCTGATTGACCAAACAATCATAGACGCAATAACACCAAGCAAGTATATGAATATAACGACTTCTGTCATACCAATTTAAGTATATTATCGATTACAGGATACGCCTTAGTATATATCTCAAACTCAGCACGGCGCCGTCTAAGAGGTTCGTACATGCCTTTCAATGTCATACCCATCATCTTAAGTTCGGTCTTAGCATTTTTCAGCTTAACCAAATCTTGCTGTGCATACAACTTGAACAAATCGGCTGCTCCTTGTGCTTCTCCATTATACATCAGTTCCTCAAAGAATCTCATCTTCACAAAATTATCGACATAATCCAGGACCAGACCCTGCGGCGTGTCTGGTATGATTATGTTAGATTCTCCGTCAAAAGGAAGAGACCGGTACTGCATGTAAATAGGACCATCGAAATTAGCATACAGGAATCCGTTTACGATATTTATCTCATACGGACTATCCTTTACTACCTTATTCCGGCATTTACTTAAACAAGAATCACGAAGCATAGGCTTAGCAAGACCTAACATCACAGGCCGGTCATAATAGCAACGAACTTCATGATCGCGATCGTGGGTGTTGATATAAAATTTTTCAACTATCACCTTCTCGCATTCGTCTTTACAACATTCATTGCAAGAACACCACCTATAACTTCTTTCGGTACGTTCTTTCCACGCTATTGTATTTTGAAGCTCTGGTATCACCTTATCACCTTCCGGTACCTCATATCCCTTGAAATCGCATTTAAATGCCAGAATAAGATCAAAGTAATCTCCCGGCATACGAGCCTGTCCTCGCTTGACGTCCACTACCGCATCTTTGCGCATAGTAATATCGCCTCCAAACTTCTTCAGGGCAATTTCTACCCATTTGTAGATGGATACCTCATCTATCAGATCACGCTTGTCAAATGATCTTAAAGATGATTTTAATTCTATGATATATTCCTCAACAGTCATCGTAAAAAAAAATATGGAGGACAGGAAACGAACCTGACCTCCACAAAGATATTAATAATCTGATTAATGCCCTATTTTGCTGTTTTAAAATTTAGGATCTTCAAACTTACCGTACTTTAGAAACGTGCTTCTACATTTCCCTTTTATACCATTGAGCGTAACTTCATATCCGGCACCAGTCATGTATATTGTTTGCTGATTAACTCTTTCCCCGGAGTACTTATCCACAAAGTAAGATCGATAAACACCAAACTTATTTTTAACGATATCACTGTATAGTTCCCATTTACCCTGCCCGTTCCTGAACATGAATTTCATTTCTTCAAGAAACATACGGAGATTCTTTTCGGCAATAATGATCCCATTTTGTTCAAGCTTCTTCGCAATATCTCTAATCAACCACATATTTTCATGGTCAACTTTCTTAAATGATTCTGCAAACTCCACATCAGGACGCTGCTCTTCTATGGTCTTAATCGCCTGTTGTCTCTCCGCCTCTGCTTGCGCCCTCTCGGCTATGGCTCTATTTTTGGCATCAATCTCGTCAGCTAATGCTCTTAATGCAGATGGATAGTCTTTCGGTGTTATAGAATAGGAGCCGGTTTTTCTTATAGAGGGAAGAACTTCAGATGTTACCCATTTCTTGAATTTTTTAGCAAAATCCATCTTTGATCCAAAAATTAGGCTATACAATCCAGACTCATTGATTATCAGTATTTTAGTGTTTGGAGTGTAGGGACGGAACGTTTCGTTCCACCCTTGAGTATCAGGTACTTTCATTATTAGTCTATCATCTTCATCAACGTGATCCCTTATCGCTTTTCTCGGATTAGTGTACCCTAAAAATGAAGCTATAGGAGATCCTATAAAATACGGTTCTTCGTCAATAATAATAATTTTTAGCTCTCCAAAATCTGAATTTTTGAAAGATGATACGGTTTTAACCTCTTTGCTAAATTCCATTTCGTTGGATTCCGACGTCAAAATAATGTTACTGTTCTTCGCATTGTTTTGAAAATTGCTTACATTTGTTCCCATAATAGGAATTTTACTTTTTATATCCGCCAGCCTGAGAAGGTAGACGGATATGCAAATATAGCGATTAACCTATATCAATAAAGGGTAATCGCTATATTTTTTTTACATGTTCCTATGATTGAGTTCTCGATCTTCGAAAACTCTCTTAATCTGGAAATCTTTAAACACCCTTCTTTTGGCAAGTATTTCATTGTACATAAATCGGTATCTTCGTCCTTTATTCATTTTAACCCTTAACTTCTTTTTCAAGCTATCTTGTATTACAAAATGGTAATATCTTTTAGAGTCTGCGAAATCCATAGCCAGGTGGTTGTAGAGGTAGCCGTTGGTTCCGAGCCTGCTCACGATGTCCAGGTCCCGTCTGACGGCAAAGCGCTGCCCCGGTATAAGTACATGGCATAAGTATCCTACGTTATCTACATAAACACCGGCATCAGCCTCTATATAATGTTCTGATACGGTTTTCCATATAATAGACAACAACCTTAAAACCTCTCCCCTGTCTCTTATCATGCCTTTCTTAAAACCATTCTTTCTTTTCATAAGACGATGGTAGTAGGCTACAAAATACGGTGATTGTATTGATGTTCTTTTCATGTCACTAAGTTTATATAAAAATGGGCCTTGGTTTCACAACTAAGACCCAAATAAAGATAAATAATATTTTGTTATTGAACAATTTGACTTTTCTGATTGGAATCAAGATTCGGATTTTCATCGACAGTAATCTGTAGCCTGAACGCTACTTCCTTTATCGTCTCTGCTACCACGTACTCAATTAGCTTGATAGGACAGATAAATTCGTATTCCCATTCAGATTCACACCCTTTAGGTGTAGGATCGCAGGCCATTAACTCCAGAGCCTTCTTTCTTCTTGTTGTAAAGAACTCTACGTTAATAAGCTCTATATGAAAATCCGGTATATAAATATAGTCGTTTTCTACATAATAAAAAGGACGCCGTTCCTTAACGTATTTAGCATACGGTCTTTTTTGTTCATTACGATACGACTTTATTTCAGCGAACTTAAAAAATATGGTATTATCTACGTTAGTTACCTTGGTAATAGCCGGTCTAAGGGCAGAATAAAGAAGTCCTGGAAGTTTATGCTTTGACCGCATCAAAGTATTACATAACGCAAATTCGGCATCGCAGCAAACTATTTTATCAACTTCAATCATCTCCAGGCAAGTAACGTAAGTTAGGAGCCGGTGGTCGCCAAGTAACGTCCCGTCATCCCACCTCTGGGCTGTATAAGATTCGGCTTTAGTTCTACCGATATTCAATATCCATCTCCGACTAACATGCGAATCTTTGTCAAGGGCATGAATACCGTTTACGACTCTTGATACAAATTCACCATTTGTAATCATGCTCCCCTCCTTTCTTTTGCTCTGGATTCTCTTGATTTGGCATTCAATATCCTCATATAAATCTCTCTTTCACTCATGCCGGATATGGTTTTTATAGCATCATCCAACATAACTTTCGTATATAAAGGTTTAGGGAATCCCTTTATCTTAACCGGATCAGGAACTAACTTCGCCTTCCGATATTCATAAAATCTTTTAGAAGTTACATTAAGATAAGAAACAGCCTCTTCTCCGGTATAGTACTTAGCCGGATTAGCAAGCTGCGTCCATGTCTCAAGATCGTTGGCTGTAAGATGATCACATTCCCCGCTTAAAAACATCTCCTTTATCTTATCGCATACCGCCGCACCGCTTTTACGCAGCGTCTCTGTCAGAATTTCTTTCATTTTCAAAACACCCTGTTCTAAATCTAAAAACAATAGAGGCAATGATTATCAACAGAGTAACAGCCATAACAGACCACACTACGATATTGTGCTCAATAGGCATCTCAATATTAACCGTAACCCATTCTACACAGATATTAAAAATCATGCTATAGATCAATAACCTATGCCATATACAAAACCTGAACATTCTTGAAAAAGCCAAGAGAAATAGGTCCCATGATAGAGAATGACCTAATATCGGATACAGCCAATTAGTGATACTAAAAGGATAAAACTCATCAAAAATGCTGGCTAACATAATAACCTGCATCAACACAGGATAATACTTCACAAACGTCACACAGACATTCCCTTGCCCCTTACTGATAAAATTGTTGCTCATAGTATGTTGTTGTTATGTTACTAAAATGGGGAAGGCGATCAGTACCTTCCCCTGGTTTTCAATCACTTTTTAGCGCCCGCCTTCTTTCTTTTCATCTTGCCTCCAACGCTACCGCCTTGGCGCATTTTAGGTTTGTCTTTCTTGTCGACTTCACCACCCTGACGAGCTTTCTTTTTACAAGCCATGATACTAAAATTTTAAAATTGAATGATGTGCAATATTAATCATTTTTATTCTAATAACCAAAATGAAATACAGCATTAGGGGCAATTAAATTAATTACCCCTAATGTGCTTATTACAACCTAACAGATGCAGTTGGTTTACCCCAGAAACTATAAACGCATCCGTTTTCGTCACCTTCCATAACCATACCCGTAAATGGATTAAGGCTGCATCTTACCCAGCATCCACAACTTTTAGTATTGCAAGTATCAGATGATCCACCACAAGCAGAAGGAGTAGAAACAGGTTCTCCGTTTATATAAACAGGTCTATATTTCAATGCGAAATATCCATTCTCGACACTCGTACAATAAATACCGGTAACAACAGATCCGGCAGGGACATTAAGACGTTCTCCGTTTTTAGTACTTGTTGTTAGTGTTTGAGTCTCTACTCCGTAAGTCACATTTACACCACTTTGACCTCCTTCAGGTATCAATGGCGCATACCAGAATTGGAATTTTCCGTTTTCATCCCCTCCCATGTACATAGCCATTATCACATTTCCGCTTGGACAACTGTAATTACATCCCTTCTTATTCATAGTGGCAGATTGCTGTTGACGAGAACTGTCACCTATTAAAGAAATAGTAACAAGAGGCTTTTCTGCCGCAGCTTGCTCTATGATGACAGTAAGCGTCTTTCCAGTAACGTTTTGACTGAAAACAACTTTTCCTTGACGAGAAGAAGATGTGCTTGTGTTAGCTGTCATAGTTATCTTAGCTACCGCTCCTTTATCTGTTGGAGAATCGTAATTAACAGAACACCATTCAGGCTTGGATTTTACACTATATGGAGCATAAGACGAACCTATGGTACTAAGTATAGTATATTTAATGGTTTGAGAGGCGGCTGTTCCAGACCATACCTTATCTGATACTGTTCCATCATTAAAGGTGAAAACAGATACAATCTCTTGAGTTATATTCAAAGTTATTTCTTTTCCTGATTCATTTTGAACAAAAACAATTGATCCAGATCTTTGAGTCGTTTCAACATTAAATGTTATAGAAACTACAGCTTTCATACTTTCAGATGTCTGGTCTCTGTAATCAACAGAACACCAATCGGGTTTCGATTTAACAGAAAAACCTATATATGAATCGCCTTTCTTGCTTATAATAACCTCTTCAATATTATTCGAATTTCCAGTTACAGACCTCGACTTGCTCGTTCTTCCATCATGGAACTGAAATTCATATGGAGCGTATCCACATTTTCCAACTTCATATTCGTATTTGTAGTCGGCATTGCCACAATCATCATAACGAACGTATTTCACTTGATCATTCTTACATCCATTTTCTTGCCAGGAACCGTAAGATCCGCAATTACAGCAATTCTTACATCTTACATAATATTGACGATCTATGCTACCAGAGCAGCTATCGCGATAAGCATTATACTGAGTATGACCTACACAATCCCCTGTTCCGTAGTAAGTCCAGTCTGTACAAATTTCTCCACCTCCATTAACCCATCTTGTATCGTTATAAGAAGAAGAGCATGGATTGGTGTCACGTTGTTGCTTCTGAGACGTACAACCGTCGCAACGGGTACTTCCGGTATCCGACCAAGAAGGAGTTGTGCTATCAGCTACGCAATCACCGTTTTTGTTAGCTACTGCCTGACCTTGGGAATTTACAGCACCTTGAGCCTTCTTATTAGCATCAGCTTGACTGATATTGGACGTAAATGGACCACCTACCTGATCTTGTGTTACGGTAACAGAAGAACCATGCTGGCAGGTTCCGCAATTATTTCTGATGAAAACCTTACTTGCTTTACCAGTCCATGTACAAGTTCCCTGCTCGTTAGCAAGAGCCTGGCCTTGTGCTTCAACGGCAGCCTGAGCCTTGCTATTTGCGTCTTTCTGACTTACGGTAGACGTGAAAGGACCGCCGGTTACATCATCTTGATCTATGGTAACCTTAGATCCGACACCGTGGTCAGCACACTGTTTTGTAAATTCCTTGCTATATGTTCCGGTCCAGGTACATACCTTATCTCCACCTTCTACCCAACGTTCATTTTCTCCACCATAGCATTCGTTGGTATTAACCTGTTTTTTATAGGATTTACCACCTTCACATTTGGTTTCAAGCGGCTCGGAATCCACCCATACAGGATCAGTGCTATCCATTTCGCATGTACCGTTCTTATTAACATAAGCCTGACCTTGGGCTTCTACGGCTTCCTGAGCCAGCCTATTTGCTTCTTCCTGGCTTTCATTAGAATAGAACGGTCCACCTACCATGTCTTGTGTTACGCTCATCGGAATACCATGCTGACATGATCCGCAATTATCTTTCGTAAATTCCTTGCTATATACGCCTACGAACCTACATTTACCTTTCTGGTTGGCAATATCCTGTCCTTGGGCTTTAACAGCCTCCTTAGCCTTATTATCAGCATCTTCTTGACTTACGAAAGAAGTAAAAGGATTACCTTCAACATCAGCTTCACTTACCTCTACTTCTGTTCCTGAATCCGGTATCTCACAGTCGTTCTTCTGGAACGTTTCTGAATAATGACCAGTCCAGCTACAAACCTTATTTCCACCGTCTACCCAACGTTCCTGATTATGGGTTTCAGAACATTCATTGGTATCACGTTGCTTTTTCTGAGACTTACCTTCGCTACATCTAAGTTCTTCCGGTTCTACGTCTTCCCATACAGGATCGGTGCTTAATGGCGTACAGTTGCCGTTTTTATTAGCATAAGCCTGACCGCCTTCTTCTACGATCCTGCGAGCCTCTGTATCTGCTGCATCTTGACTTTCTGTTGACGTAACAGGACTACCGTTAACCATTTCAGCCGTAACTTCCATCTCTACACCTTTATGACAAGCCTCGCATTCAGGAACAAATTTCTTACTGTAATGACCGGTATAGACCGTCATATCTTCGCAATTACCTTTATTATTGGCAATAGCCTGACCTTGTTCTTTGACAGCAGCCTGGGCCTTATTATTAGCATCATCCTGGCTTACGGTAGATGTGAAAGGACCTCCAACAACATCTTGTTCGGTTATAGTGATCTTAGAACCTACCTGATCTTCTTCGCAATCGTTTTTAGTAAATTCTTCACTGTATTTACCAGTCCACGTACAATGGCCGTCCCGGTTGGCTATGGCCTGGCCCTGTTGCTCGACGGCAGCCTGAGCGAGAGCGTTAGCCGCATCCTGGCTTTCGTATGAAGTAAAAGGACCACCGGTTACATCATCTTGGTCTACTGTCACTTCCGAACCTACTCCTTCCCCTTCGCAGTTATCTTTTGTGAACACCTTGCTATATACACCAACAAACTGATCTTTATCTATGCAAGTACCCTTCTTATTAGCAAGATCCTGCTTCTGTTCTTCCATAGCAGCTTCAGCCAGCGCATTGGCAGCCTCCTGGCTTTCCCTTGACACAAAAGCATCTGGGTACCCGGCAAGATCCTTTTCAGTCAAATCAACGAAGCTTCCGGTCTGAGATTCGGCATCGCAATCATTTTTCTGAACACGAGCCGAAGCCTTTCCTATAAAATAATTAGGATCCTCAACGCATTCACCACTAAGGTTAGCTTGTTCTTGACCGTTTTTCTCTATATCATCAAGAGCTTTCTTATCAGCATCTTCTTGACTTACGTCTGATGTGTATTTACCGGCTTCTACTGTGTAAGTATAAGGTGCTCCGACAAACCCATCTTCGCAGTCATTTTTATAAAATACTTTTGACTTCTCTACGTTATACCATAAATTTGTTTCACAGGTGCCATGCTCATTAGCATAACCTGGACCTTCAGCTTCCAAGGCATCCAAAGCCTTCTGATTAGCATCCTCCTTAGAAACAGAAGAAGAGAAGCGGCCGGCTTCTACAACATACTCTACCATAGATCCAACTTCAGTTACCTCACAATCTGTCTTTTGGAACATTTTGGATTTCCTGTCGTTGTACCATTTTATGGTATTGCAAGTACCATGAGAATTAGCATAGTCTTGACCTTTGGCGTTCAACTCAGCTTCAGCCTTACGGTCAGCATCTTCTTGGCTTATGGTAGAAGAAAATTGCCCGGCTTCGATTGTCATCGTAACCAAACTTCCTTCTTCGGTATCAGGATCGCAATCGTTCTTTCTAAACGACTTTGATTTCTTGACATTGTACCATAATATGGTTATACAACGACCATGCTCATTAACCCAATTCTGACCATTTTGTTCAATGTCTTTCATAGCCTTGTCATCAGCATCAGACTGAGATATGATAGATGTGTATTTTCCGGCCTCAACAACGTACTCAAGCTCTTCCCCTTTCTCTGTCTCAGAATTACATCCTTCTTTTGTGAAAAGAGCTGACTGTCTTTTATTTCTATAAACTACCTGTTCTTTTTTTTTATGAACTAACGTACATCCTTCAGATACGCTACCGTCCCTGGAAGACACCCTTATCTTGACACTTCTGTTGACACCAGTATCATTTTCATCAAAGTAAATCTTAACCTTACTGTTAAGACTGCCTTCTTTCTTATCTATGTTCGCCCAACAATTATCTACTTTCATTCGCTAATCCTCCATCTTAAATTTTTGGGAGTTGTACTTACGTTGATCACCTCAGAAGATCCATCGGAATCAAGATTAACAACATCCTTGTCCAGGTAGATTTCCTTCTTATCCACAGACTCGCATTCAACTATTTCAATAACATAATCTTTTATATTACTTTCTATACTTAACTGCGTGCTTGTTTCATCACCCTCAACCTGTTCAAATTCCTTATCCAATTTAATGTAAGGAACGACCTTTCCAGGCTGATAAATAGGAATCAGTACACCATTTATAGTTATGTTCTCATTAACTTCATTCCCATCCTCATTGCCAGGCATGGAAACAATCATCGAAACCTGGAACGTGTCTTCAAGACCCGGATCGCCAGGGAAACCATAATCAAGCCTAATATCATTGACGTCAATATTAAGACCGGAAGCGGTAGTAAATGCTTTTATGACACCCTTTATATCTTTCTCACCTGTAATAAGGGCATTGATAGAAGCGGCGTTGGTAGTAATAAGGATCTGCTTGTCTCCACCAGATATAGGGAACTCCAGCCTACTAACCGAGACTTCTGTGATCTTAATACCTTTTTGCCTGAAAGTAATAGCTTTCATACTTTCAGTATCGGATTTCTTCACAATTCGGATAGTGATCCTGTCTTCCCTTCCTTTCCAAGATGGAGCATCGAAATTCATTTTATCACGACCGACACCTTCCTTCTTGTCCGAGGTAAGCCAAGAACCATCATCCATCTTATATATTCTTTCTTTGCTCATAATAACCCTCCTTCATTAAAGTGTCAGTTCCCATTCAACGCCATCATCTACCACAACCTGTACCGTAGCCGTACCACCTGTGGCTTCAAATGTTATGTCAGTAGGAATAACATCAAATATCTCTTGTACCCCTACACATCCTAAGCCGCATATAATGTCCTTAAACCATTCCTCTTTAGCATATTTTTTAAGAACCTCTTTAAAGAACTCGCGAAGCCAATCCGAATCAATGGATTCCTTAAGTATGGTTTCTATTATTTCCTTAAGCCAAGATTCGTGCATTTCCTCTTTTAAAATCTCTTTAATAAGCTCGACAATAGTTTCTTTATCTAACTTATCAGAAGGCACAGAGCCATCAACGAGATTACCCCCGCATATAAATCCTTTGCATTTTTCTGCCATTTCTTATCCTCCTAAATTAACAATGGAACCCATAAGAACTATTTGCCTCTTCTCGGTACACAACCCTCACTTCAGCAAATTCGTCTTGTTGACACATATCCCGGCAGAACCTAACAGTACGGCCCTGGACTTTATACATATCAGAAGGTACAACACCTCCGCAATAAGACACAAGCAAAATCTCTGCCGGATCTTTCTTTAGAACCACATGAGAAGTACCGTCAAACACTTCTGTATTAACAGATCCACTTACGTTAATAGCCCTTGAAACGTATTTAGCTAAATTAGCTAAAGCTCCGTCTAAAGGCATACCATGATACAAACCAGCTTCTTCTATAGTTTCTCCATCATAGAATATGTTAGAAGAAGGAATATTGCAATGATGCGGGCGTTCGCACCCACCATGACTGCCAAAACAACCGTTACCTGTTATTGCCATTGTTACTCAAAATATTTATTTTTTGTTTTAAAAATTCTATTTCCCTATCCTGGTATTCCATACGGCATATCATTGCATTGATTAAAGCCGTAAGATCAGATTTCTGAGCCAGACTGAAGTAGCCAGCGTTGATGCCGTCAGCGCAGTACACGCAGTTCGTGCAGGTGTATCCGTCCGGGCATGGCACCGGCGTTTCGTCCACATGTGGAACATATACGTGTTTGCCACTTAAGCCCTCACCAATTTGTGCACTCTTTTCCATTTTGTAACTGTTTTTCAAGTTGTTCAACCCTTTGTTTTAAAAGCGTATTTTCTTCAACCATCCTATCCAAAAACCTATCTATGTTTTCAAAAACCAGTTCTATATTATGCATAACCTCATTATAAGGCATACCTGGAGTTAATTTGGATATGAATGTCTTGCATCCTGTATAATGAATGCAATGATCGCTTAAATGACCATACGGGCAATCGCATTCTTTTGGAAGAATCTCGCAATTGTCCGTACAGTCATTACATGGATCAGACCCGATACAAATATTAGATCTCAGAATATCAGGTCTGTCATCTTTACAAGTGTTACATGAGTTCATGACTTTCTTTTTTTTGGTGCAAGATAGTGATTTTCATCCACACCATCACAAAAATAAGTCAATCAATGTATTCCAAGCGGTTAGTGCTGCCTTTAAAAACGTATCCGCATCTGTTTTCTATCTCTACATCGGTAATAGGGAGAATAGCATCTTTGCCATAAGTAAGTTCGCATTTTGAAATAAAATTTACTATACCTTGATAATTACCATGAAATTCCCTTGCGAGTTTCCTGCCAGTAGGAATCCCTTCTTTATTGGTTTCAGGAATACCTATCAAGCACTTTATCCAGTTTGGTTCATTCTTGTTATTGCTTCATATTTCGTAGTTCACGATATCAAATACAATACCTTCAAGGTTCTTGACATCGATGCTGTCCGCATCCATTTTCTTATCAATACGAATCGTGCTTGTTAAATCTCGTAATTTCATGATATTTTCTATTTTTGACATTAATGAATAACTGTCACAGTGTTTTAAAAGACCGAAGTAAGAAGACCAGCTTTCATTTGTAATACACTTCTTCGCGTCTTTGGCTACCCTCTTCCTTATTGTCACATAACCTTTATTGTGTTCAGATACGCCTTTGTTATTACGGTGGAAAACATACCCGCAAAAATCAAGAGGTCTATCCATGTCTGTTATAATACAAGTATGCCTTTTAGATCTTATCTTAAGCTCATACCACCAATAATTCTTAATCCTCCATTTGGCAGTATTAGCATCCTCCTTAGTATAGAAAGCAAGGAAATTATCGTCGGCATATCTCAATGAAAAAGGAGCTATTCTCTTTGCAAGATCATCAAAATCTTTCATAAGGAGATGATGAATGAAAGGGCTTGTAGGGGTTCCTATAGGTAGCTCTCCAGATACGAAACTTACGTCTATTACAAAATCTATAAACTTTTTGTTTGAAATAAAGTTCTTAAGCACTTTTCTAAATACTTTGTCTTTTACATGGTTATAACATTTACGTTGATCTATAACCAGGCAATACCTCAAATCAAGTCTATCATAATAAACATGCTTCATCTTTTTAATAAGAGACCTTGATTTAGACGATGCTGTTATGCCAAATCCCGGCTTACAATTAAGACCATTCATATTATCCTTCTCATAATACAAAGGACCTAACTTTACTAAAACAAGATGCTGATAGATTCTGGTGGTAAGATCCGGGCTGTTTATTTCACGAACCTTACCATTCTTGTTTTCTTTTACAAGTTTGCGATATTTGATTTTGCTAACATAAGTACCATCTAAATACCATTCATACAATTTTAACGAATTACCATCAAAATCAGAATTAAAATTAACAACATCATTCTTTTTAGAATGGTTTTTAAATGCTGCTTCGCATGCTTCTCTAATATCATCCAAACTTACATCTATATAGTTTGAAACTGATTTCAGTTGTGGGCTAATGACGGGCTTACGACCGTCGCGCATCTCTATCATATTTTTATCATATAACCTCATACGCTTGTCTTTTATTGATTCTCCACTCCTGGGAAAGATTAAAAAGAATATACCCAATTTTTTAGCCCACACAGGGCAAGGCCGCAATTGTTGCGATTCGTATTAGAAGCGGCGTTATTCGCATTCAGATTACGAGGCGAGCAATTGCCATTGTTCGCATTACCGCCGAAACGAGCAGCCAATTCTTTTTAACCTTTTTCTCAACCGTTATTTGCTATTTCAGAGGTCAGATCCCAATGTAAGACTTATTAGCAGACTAACGGATTTCATTGAATAGATTTTTATTGTTTATAATGTTAACTATCTCTGTTGTCTAATGACATTGCAAATGTATGTATAATATTTTATAGCTACAAAACAATTTGTATTAAATATTTTAAATTTTTGTTTTGTAGCTATAAAATATTATATTAACAAGATACGGCTGCGCCGTGATATAGTATATAAGGCTGCGCCTTAGCGCTGCGCTTATGATGGCTGCGCCATCAATGGGTTGCACCCATCAAACCTGCGGTTGACTGACGTCTAATAACAACTGGGCAAGGCCGCAAGCGGAGCAAGTCGCAATAGAAGCGGCGTTAGCCGCATACAGAGTACGAGGCGAGCAAAGGCCATAGAGCGCAGAACCGCCGAAACGAGCAGCCACTCTGGCCTTGGAACCGATAGCTGAAGCCCAGTAGCAGCTGTCCCATGTATAAAGATTTTCTCCTGTTCCGATACTTCCCCCTTTTTTATCCTTCCATCCGGTATAAGGGATACGGTGTAAAGCATAACTATTTCCTAAATTTTGAGTAGTTGCTATCTTTTTATATTTAGATTCAAAATTAAAAATCTCACCATTATTTATAGTAGACCTTTTCTCATATGTCCATTTCTTTTGATCTGGCTCTATATAAATATCAATAGTATTACCTATTCGAGTGACATTAGGATCATTTAAACAAGTCCCTACTTGTTCGTACCCCCCTCCACAATATCTAAAGACGTCTCCAGACAAATTCATACCATCGAATAAAGACATCCTTAAAATAACTTCCAAATCAAATTCTGCTGGTTCGTCATTTTCATCTAAGGCTGATATGGTACCAGTCATTTCCTTAAACACAACAACATTCATATGACCTTCAGCCATACTCTTGGCTCCCTGGACGTTCTTATACCAGTATTTTCCTCCATAAAAATCAAACTCTAATCCTTCCTCTACTCCTGTCTCAAATGCAAAAGAAGCCGCCATCTGACTTTCCATGCATTGTTCTTTAGGATATTCTGAATTTATGAGGTTAGAAAAATGAGTTTTTTTAGTAGGTTCATAATGGATAATAGAAGCATTTGTAGCCCATGATCCATACAGCCACGGCTCTTCTCCTTTTTTACGGTATTTCACTCCTCCGTATTTGCGATAATTGACATCATTACCTATTCCGTTATTACTTGATATTCCAGAACCGAAAGTGTCTGGATTAACTAAGTATTTAGTACCGTACAGCATTTCAAGGTATATGATATACGCATTCAAAGTCAAAAATCCACCTTCTGAAAAAGGATAAGAAGATTCTGGATCTACGTTATTTACCCTTGAATACTTAGCTATATTGATTTGATTTACATCATTGCTTCTCGGATAAGTTCTTCCATTTAGAAACATTGTGCAGGCGTTACCAACTCCGGCTCCAGATTTACAATTTGTTTCTCCTTCATACAAGAAAAAGAAAGATCTTGCCTTAGAGTCTACTGTACATACCGGTCCAGGAGATAAGGCCGTGGGCGGCAGCACAGGGCACGTCTGGCGCAGGTCGAGTCCGTCCAGCATAGGAACCGTGTCTGCGTCGTACACACCAGACCATATTTTCCCGCTTTTGCCAACTACCTTATCAACTACATACAGACTCTTGCTACATCCTAAGAATATGCTATAATTCTTTGAAGTAGTCTCCCAAGGTCTTAAAATCCTTACCTCTGATCCTGATACATTATAAAGTTTTTGACCAATACCATACTCTTCGTAAAAAGCCTTAGCGTCAAATGCTCCGGCATCACAATACTTATTTTTATGACCGTTATCCAAATACAGTTCCACATCACATTCGGCTCTCATTTCCTCGGTTATACCTACCGTAGGAGCAAAATCTCCGTTTTCAAATCTAAGGAGATTGTTCTTACGAAGCTTTCCAACCGGACGCACTTTGTCTCCGGTATTTTGAGTCATGTCTATAAGGTAAAAATCCCAAGAAGGGAGAAGACTCTTGTCGCCAACTGATTCCGTGGCTTCTGGAGGAAGCTGGTCCTCATCCCAAGCGGATGCCGATCCTGAAGCACCTTCTTTAAGAACGTTGAAAGTATTACCATCAGACAAAACAAAAGGCTCAGATTCCTCCCCTTTCTTCGATAAAAACTTTTCCCTTTTACCAACTTGATTAACGACGATGTTCTTCTTAGCCTTATTCCCTTCATCGGAAATAGTGTAATTCAAAGTCGTATCAAGACCTTCATTTATTTCAGAAAACACCGACACCAGTTTGTCATTCTCGCCTTCTGTCGGATTAAATTTTACGTTGCTCATTTTCAAAAATCAAATTGACATTCATCAACAACGGGCTCGCATTTGGTATTTTCATTAACCCATTTCATGCCCTCTTCTTCCAGTATCTTCTTAGCCTTTTCATTGGCATCATCAACGCTAATGAAAGACGTTACGGTACCGGCGTATATCCTCCTGTATTTCTCAGGAGCCTTCCATCCTTCCTTACAACGTTTACTAAACCAACCATGTTGATCCTCGTTGTAATAAACGGTTTTACATACTCCAGATTCGTTAGCGGCAGCCTGCCCTTCTTGCTCAAGAATCTTCGCAGCTTCGTAGTTGGCTATTTCGGTACTGAACTTAGACCATACACGCCCGGCCTCTATCACATGATGTGTAGGTTGTTCTTGTTTTTGACCATCAGGACAATCATTTTTAAAGAAATCCCCTTCCTGTCTTGTGTTATAATATACCTCGCAACAGCCACCTACTTTATTAGCATACAACGGACCTTCTTTTTCCGCAAACTCTTCCGCTTTCCTATCTGCATCATCCTGGCTTATATCCGAACAAAATTCAGCCTCATGAACGATAAACATTTCTTCAGAACCAAGATCTTCCGGACAGTCCGATTTCTTGAAAGCTTTTCTGTATTCTTTGTTGTAATACATCTTTTTCATGACAAGATCTTATTAAGTTCTTCTTTAAATTTCTGAATCTCATCCGGACACAACCCGCATTCCCCTTCACATACGATTCTTCTCATACGATCTATTTTAAGAACCATATCCATATCAGGCTTAATGCCTACCTTATACTTATGATATTGTAGATACTGATCAGCCTTACATGCTATAAAACGATCAGCACACTCACATAAGTAAGATGAAGGGAAAAGAATTTGCTGTGTACTTCCGGTAGCTGACATATCATTTCACGGTAAAATACCTGGCGTATTCTTTATTTATGTATTCAGAATAAGTAGCAAGATCATCCGGATCCGGGCACTCGTTCTTCAAATTAACAATCCAGCCTCTTACCAGCTTTTGAATATCAGCATACCTTTTACTTACACCTCCTACAAACCTGAACTTGCGATGAAGGTCTATGATTTTCTTGTCCAACACAGCAAGTTCATCGTATTTCTGAATACAAGCCGCATTAGAATCAGCTTTAGGTGTCGTATTCGACTGAGGCTTTATAGCCCGACTTTTATTAACAGAAGCAATGTTGCTTCTTCCACATCCGCATCCCATAATTCACTTATATTTAATTGATTATATTTTGCAACCACAATTTTCACAATTATTGAGAACGTAAATCAATTTAGACGCTTTTTCGTATAATTGTTTTACGTTTTCAAAATTCCCTAATCTCATATTAGCTTCAGCCGCAGCCAGCAGAAATTCTATTTCTTTTATTTTATTAATAATATCATCATCCTCATGATCACATAACACGGTTGACCTGGCCCATATCTTATCTATGTTAAGACGGATCAGATCTATTTTTAAATACTTTCTGTTAAATGAATAAGAGGAAGGACTGCCTTTTATGGTAATATCGTATATACCATCTTTCAGGTTTTTAAAATCATTTCCACGACCCGGATTTATGCCAAGGGTCTTACTGTTGAATACATTCAACTGATTCTTACCAAGATAATAAACATACTTATTCTCATCTTCAGGTGGCACGATCTCTATAATAGCCGGCCTGTCTGCCAGTATCCCCCATTCCGATTGATCGGCTATGCGAAGTGTTTTAGGATTGTTGGTGCTTATAACCTCAAAATCAAGATGAATGTTGTTCATACTCTCTTCCCATCCCATTCTGGTAAGGGAATCGTCGTATCTGGCTGTTATATCAGCTCCCTCTACCTCGGTGCTATTAACACGCACCTCGGTACCATTTATCTTGACTCCTACTATTTGGGCCACCAACGACTTAGCCATACCAAACATAGGAACAATAATTTCTCCACCGTAGTCAGTTCCTTCGTTTGGATACTGTACTACTTCCGTCTTGTACAGGCCGTCATTTCTTCTGGCTACTATTCTAATAACCATCTGATTTTCTATATCGTAGTCAGTCATAACTATCCTGACATAGAAAATGTTATTTCTTATCTGTGGTAAAATATCGATATAGTTCATACCTTATCTTTTTCTACAAAGATAAGTAAATGAGGTGATAAAAGTTTAAACTATTGGACATTAAATAAAAGGTGAGGTGATTGTCACCATATCCGATAATAGATTCCAGCGCCTAAGTAGGGGGAGAAGCCCTCGCGCCCAACCCCATACCCTGCCGTCAGTCCTATGCCCCAGCGCCGGCTCTTTTCGTATATTATTTCTTTTTTGTGGTAGATGATCATCGTGTCCAAATTAGGTCTGTATCCGCTTATAACAGCCCGATAATCATCTGTGTTGTATGTTTTTCTTTGTATAGGAATATTGATATAGACAGTGTCTTTTATCGTATCTTTTTCAACTATAGCATCCATAGGGAAAGGTATTTCTACCTCCCCTACGTCAACTATATACTGAGGAACAGGAACAGGTTGGATAATGGTATCTATTACCGTATCTATTTCTATATCGTGTATTATTTCTTGTTTCTTGCATGTTTTACCAAACAAGAAAGACATAAAACACAGTAGAAGAACTCCCAACACATGCCTGACTCTCATTTTTTGCAAACACATCTTTTACCCTCCTTGTCTTCGTCTAAAAGTTCTTGTATATCACCGTTGTTAATACCTTCTTTAAGCTCTTCTCCGAATGGAACTTTCTGCCACCAACTTACTTTGCTAAAAAAATACTTAACACCTTTTACTATCATCAAATCAGGTGCAAGGTCACCGAGGCGTTTGAATGCCATTCCACCGTATAATATTAAGGCGAATATCGTAATCCACTGAAGAAGCATGTCTATAAACTCTGGGGATTTATGCCCTCCCATAGACATAATAAGATCCATTCCGGATATGGTGAACAACCCGAAAGAGCAGGCCGCGAACTCAAGAAGGATTTTCAAAACTCCCATTTCGCTTATGCATGTCAATATCTTAAAAGGCCTCTTTCTCTTTCTTCGGATATAGCAGTGTTTGATACTTTTTATAGTAGCTAACAAAAGATTTATAGCTAATATAAACAATATAGAATATATAAGGTGGTGAATCTCCTGGAAATTCATCCACAATGCTGATAATCCGGAAATGAGAAGAGCCCAGAAACTTTCTAAATTCATCCTTCCTACAAATCTGTAAGCCATATTAGAACATAGTTACTTTCTTGCTACTTCCAAGAGAGTCATATACGTCAATATGGACCCAATTGGTACCTGATTCTAATCTAATGGGGCAAGGAAGTAAATCCTGCGATTGAATTATTTTATTCCTTGTCTCTTCTGCCGTCATACCCTTGGCATCGAAATCGATGGCTGCTCCAAGCATATGAGGACTGATATACAACGACCCTGATACGGTCTTTGATTTTACTATATCCGAGATATTGTTCCTAAACCCACGCTCATCAAACCTTCCACCCGACTTCCAGGTATTAACCGTCATTGGAGTTTTTAAGATGTCTTTCCTTAAAACCAGTATCGTGTGAAGCAATTCAGTTCTTAAATACCTCCAGCAAAGATCTTTGTCTCTACCGTATTCTTTAGGACCAACTAATTCAACAATACTAAAATACTGACTCAATTCTTTTATAATATCTTTTCTTTCCATAACTTAACCTTTTTCACAAAGATAATTAGAACCTTACCGATATAAAAAATAAGCAGAGTTCGGATTAAAGAAAAACCCCTGCATAAATAAATATACAGGGGTTATCCATAACATTAACAACAAATTACGACCTAAACAACCCTCACATATCCGGCTGATACAAGATCAGCAAGATTCTCGTAAGCTAAAGGGATGCCTGAATCTCTTATGCAAAGATACTTAATTTCTTTGTCTATGTAATACTTTCCGTTCTCTAAAATAGAATTATATACCCAAGGAATAGGATCGTCTATCGTACCTGAATGTTTTTCCTGAACAACCATATACAGACTTTCGGCTCCACCTCCCTGACCAGGAACCCAATCAGCTTGTAGATTGTGATTTTGCCTTACTTCAAACAGGGTCCAATCCAAATCCGAAGGTTTGTTTTTGCTACGGAAACGCTGCCCTTTTACAACAGCCGTACCCATAGGAAGACCTTTGTCTCCGTAAACTCCATCCTTGTCCCAAATAGGGTACAACCCCTTTATCTTAAGAGCAAGATTCTGGTCGGTGTTTTCCAGCATAGCCGGCGTGTTGATCATCTCCCTCATATACATAGCTATAGCCTTCTCCGGATCATTGGATTCAAGGATCTTATTTTTTTCTATGATCTGATCCTTTGTTCTTACCAACTTCTCAGGATAGCCTTCATCTACTTTCATAGACTCAACTTCACTCCTGTCGGTTTTAGAAGTTATTTCCTTTTCTATGGCAGCCGTACGATCGTTGCACTCAGATTCATATACATGCATTTCATTCATTGCCGTATTAGCAATATCAAGCTCGTATTCTGAATCTGCTACAGATACAGTGTATATCCCGCTTCCTTTTGCTACGTCAATATCGTTTTTAACCTTCTGTCTCATGCTGCTGTTATACCATATCTGTTTACCATCCAAACTATAAGAACGAACAGCATCAGAATAAGCATATTCCCTGGCCTCAGAAACTTTCTTGTCCTTAGCCTTGGCAAGCAACTCCTCTTCAGTTGGTCCAGGAGGCTCAGGGTCAAGCTGCATGGCAATAACTTCTTTCACACTCGCATCAGGATTGTCTTGATGGAATTTTTCTTGATCAGAGTCAAGTTGAACCCATTTACCATCTAAGAAATCTTGGTAAGAATACCCTACTTCGTAAGAAGAGGAATCCAACTCGTATCCTTCCCAGTAAAAACCTTTTACGTTTTTATTTACATAAACCATACTCTATCCTTTCTGTTAAGCTTGTTCACCTACTCTGATAACTAACTTATCATTAATATACCAGATACTTAATTCTATAAAACTATTTTTAGGTACTACTACGCTATCGCCTGACATGCTCTGGAACAGGCCAGAGGTAGGAAGCGGCTGCGTGATGTCTGTGCCGGTAGTGTTGTTGACCCGCACCTGCCATTCCCTCCCAACATCCTCAGCAGATACGGCCATAGACAGGTTCGTAGCGGAAGCTACGTTGGCTATGATATTATGAGCATCTATTGGCAAACTTGCTAATGTTGTAACAACCTTAGGAGTCATAGCCATAAACTTCAAATAAGACAACATGGTATTAGACAACGTAGCTGTATTAGCTATAGCCCTATATGTCTTATCTTCGGCAACAACATAAGTTACCATCTCAATATCTATATAAGATCCAGATACGTCTTCCTTTGAGTTGGTGTTATTAAATAAAACAGCTATTATTTTTAATTCAGAATTATCATTATCTAAAAAATAATTCAAAGAAAAATAATTAAAACTAAGCTTACCTAATGTAATACTGTTATTGTAAGCATCCATAACTTTTGCATACGAATCCTCATCAAGAGTTCCAGAAGTACTGGGAAATATGGATAAATCAAGATAAGATGAATCTACTCCTGTATTTACCATACCAAGCGATTCAAGCACCTTAGTTCCACCTTCTTCAGTAACCAAAATATATTCGTTATACACGTTTTTAGTTTCTGTAGATGCCACATCGTCTTTTACAAGATACATGACATTATCCTTCGCTTCTTCAACAGTAGGAAGTTTGCTAACAATCTGTTTCTTCCACCCTGCTGCCGAAACAGCATCATCTATGTACTGTTTTGTTACATGATCTCCCCATGTCATATTACTAAGAAGAGTCTTGCTACCGTCTTGACTTCCGGCAGGGGGAGCCGGGATAAGGCCTCCTTTGCCCGACTCCGAGCCCGTCCCAGGAGCGGCCTGCACCACATTCTCAAGTCTGGAATCAACCTCCTGACCTTCGAATTTACTGTTATAACCTACTTCTGCCATTTTTTTTATTTCTTGTTAATTTTATCCAACAATTTCTTGATCTGGTCTACGATGTCCATCACCGCGCCAACCTTGTTTTTTACGTCCTCAACCTTCTGATCGATCTTAGAATCCAAAGCCTTTAAACGATCTTCGTTTTTACTATACACTAAATACAGGGATAAACCGATGATTGCTATCGTAAGGATATTAGCCAAAACGCATCCGATTATTATCTGAAACATGATGATTATATGGTAGATAACGCTACCACACGCTTTAATTATTTAACTTTGTCACAAATATAATAAATACCTCAACCATAACAAGATCAAAGATGTTCGTTATTAACATCAGACACCCATTCTTTAGATGAAAGAACAGATTCAAACTCAGAAGAAGGGCTGTCATATACCGGATACGGATATTGAGGTTCGTCATCAGCCTGCATGTCTAAAGACTTAAATAGAAGGTCATAATGTTCTACGTGTAAAATAACTTTAGAACCGTCTACGCTCGCTCTTGGGCTGCCTATTCCTAATTCACGTCTCTTTTCTTCAGATACGGAATCATATACTTCTTTTGGTATGATAATGAATTTCATATTACTTTGATTTTAGGGTTTGTAAATAGTTATATGCTTTGATACATTCGTCTTTGGAGAGGAGCTGGTTGTTGTAGATGCCCAAGTTTTTAAAAGCCATTTTGGTAAATATATTTCCACTATTCGCTATTAGAAAAGAACTATTAATATCAACTATATTACCATACTTGACCGATATTTCATTCCAATTACAATCATATACCCTACCATCAGAACATACCGCATTAAGGCCTTTAATTCCGCTTAAAATGTTTTTTATTGAATTAGAATTAATATAAATATCAAGTCCGGTTTTTGAGTTATAAATAAATAATTTAGGTACTTTTACCAAACCACAACCTTTATTTTCATCAATTATAAACTTCCAATCCCCAACAATCGTAAAATCCTTATCTATTTTAAAATCTGAAGAAGCTATCTTATCATCCACCCCATCAGTAACCAGATAGCCAGCA